GCCCGGCCGGCCCGCCGAACGCGGCGTTGACGACCCCGCGCCACTCCTCATCGCTCTCCCACGACGCCCACGGCTGCCGGGTAAGGACATCGCCGAGGAGGGACAGCGGGCGCAGGGGCCGGATGTCGCAGTTGACGTAGGTGCCGCCGAACCTGTTCACCAGGTCGTAGGCGATCACGTCCGCGAGCGCGACGGCCATCTCGATCGAGCCGCCCTTGGTGCAGCGGCCCCGGATGTCCTCCAGCACGTCCTCGTTAGCGAGATCCTCGGGCAGGTTGTGCCAGCCCCACTCGATGACCTTCGCGCCGGGGTTGAGTTCCTGCCATTTCTTCCCGAAGCCGCGGAACGGCGCCGGCATGGGCCGGGGGCCGAGCCACATGCGGTGAATCAGCACCCGGCCAGCTCCCGGTAGTGCGCGACCGTCCGGGCGAGCCCGTCCTCGAGCGGGACCGCTCCCGGCAGCCCGGCTTTCGCGAGCACGACGCTGCCGGGTGTCTCGCCGGGCCGCATCGGCAGGAAATCCACCGTGGCCGTGATCCCCGTCTGCCGCTGCACCTCAGCGCGGGTCAGCCACGCTACCTGCGCAACCGTCGTCGCCCGCCCGGTGCCGGCTTCCAGCGGCTCATCCGGCACATCCCCGGCGGCCAGGCCCTCCAGCGCGGTCACGAGCGCCCCGGAGACATCGGTCACGTAGACCATGTCCATCACCTGGGAGCCGTCGCCGTAGACCTCTACAGGCTCGCCGTGCAGTGCCCGCATGATGAACGACGGGATGATCTTCCGCACCCTCGACGTGCCGTAAGGCGCGGCGACCGACTGGCCCGGCCCGTAGGCGTTGAAGGCCCGCACCGACGCGACCGGCAGGCCCCGGTACCGCCGGTACATCCCCGCGAACCGCTCCGCCGCGTTCTTCGTCACCGAGTAGGTGGAGAACTCGAACCAGTTCCCGACCGCGATGTTCACCAGCGGCACCCCGTACTGGGCGCATGCTTCCAGCACGTTCAGGGCGCCGAGGATGTTGACCTCCGCCGCCGGCCTCGGGTTCGTGATCGTCTCCGCCGTGCCGAGGACGCCGGCAAGGTGGATGACGCCCTCGCAGTGCGCGACCGCCTCCGTGACCGCCGTCGCGTCCCGGACATCGCCGAGGATCACGTCATGCGCGCAGTCGCGGTCCCGCAGCCGGTCAAGGACCAGCGGGGAATGACCTGCTGCTATCAGGGCGTCACACGTATTCCGGCCGATGAATCCCGCGCCCCCGCTGACCATTACCCTCATGCGGTGATCCTCGCTTCCAGCTCGGCGAGAGCCGGGGCCCAGTGCTCCTTCAGCACCCGGTCAGCGTCGTACTGCGCGGCGAAGGGGACGCACTTAGCCCGCCTGGCCTCGTAGACCTTCCCCCGCAGGTACGCCTGCTCATACGCCCGGTGGATGGCGGCGATCGACGGGCGGGTCCAGCAGGCGTTGTGGACCGGGTTCCAGAACGGCTCCCCGGCGACTTTCCACCCGCCGCCGCACATCTCCGCCATCGCCCCGGCATCCGTGACCACAACCGGAATCCCGCAGCTCTGAGCCTCTAGCGCAGTGATCCCGAAGCCCTCGCCGAAACTGGCCTGCGAGTACAGGTCAAGTGCCCCGTACCAGTTCGCCACCTGCTGGCTGGTGATCATCCCGGTCAGGTACTCGTACTGCCCGCAGAACTTCACCGCGTCCTGGATGCCCAGGTGGTGCGTCACCTTCGACAAGTCCACTGAGCCCACCTCGTGGACCAGCCCGTGGATCAGCAGCAGCGTGTCCGGGTGCGCCGCGTGCAGCCTCGCGAACGCCGCCAGCTGCTCGTACATGCCTTTACGGAAGCTGTCCTTGTTGTTCGCGTTGATGCCGATCGTGAACTTCCCGGCGGCCCCCAGGATCTCCCTGGTCTCCTCCCGGATCGGCGACGGCGAGAACAGGGCCGTATCGATCCCGTGGGGCACGTAGAGCGGCGAGTATCCCGCTGCCCTGAGCCGTGCCTCCCCGGCGCGTGACATCGCGATCGGGATGGCCCCCGAGGCGTCCAGGAACGTCCTGTCGGCGCTCGACAGCGGCTCGGAGTCCGAGGGCATCCAGCAGGCCAGGGGCTGGCCTTTCAGCGGCGCCGGGTCCAGCACCCACACGTCCATCAGGGTGATGATCAGGTCCGCCCCGTGCCGTGCCCGGTGCTGCGGCAGGATCCCGGCGCCGTACGGGTCGCCGGGGAACGCGCCGGGCAGGACCGTGATCCCGTTCCACGCCAGCGGCGACCCGCCGAGGCCGTGGAACGCGGAGATGACTACCTCATGGCCGAGCTGCGGCAGGCGGGTCGCAAGCATGGCGGTTTGCGTACCATATCCTGAGCGTTCCCATGGAGCATTTGATCCCAAAATGACCTTTATCGGGCCACCCCCGCCCGGGTCATGCCGCGACCACGAAATACTGCACGTTGACGGTCTGGGTCGGCGCGACCGACCCCGAGTTGCTGACCGTGAACCCCGTAGTCGCCAGCGCGGTTGCCTCCACCGTGGTCACGCTCGCCACGGATCCGGTCGTGTTGGTGGCCGTCGCGAACACCGCCACCGGGGCAGCCGGCAGCGCAGTCCCGAACGCCACGGTGGCGATCGTCCCCGCCGCGACCCCCGAGGAGTCGACCGTGAGCAGGAAGTTCCCGCCCATGTCATGGCCCTTCGGCACCGACGCCACGCAGTGCGTGACCCCCGTGATCGTCGGCAGCGCCCCCCCGCCGTTGAGCGCGACGGCAGTAAGGCCGCCCGCCCCGTGGACGTTCAGGGAGCCGCCCTGCTCGCTGATGATCACGGCACCCGAGAACGTCACGTTCGCGGTTTCGCTCTTGGTCCCCGGTGCGAGGTTCTTTCCGGCTAGCGACATGCATCTCCAATGCTTCCGGGACTCACCCGGCAGGGAAAAGGCGAACAGGGATGAGGGGCCGCGGCCCCGGCGGGAGCTGAGTACCGCCGGGAACCGCGAGCCCGGTCAGACGACTGACTCCACGGTCGCCAGCCCGCCCAGGGCCTGCGACGTCTTGGCCGTGTTGCAGATCGCGTAGATGCTGATCTCCTGCCCCTGCAGCGTCACCTGGTCGCCCGCCGCCACCAGCAGCCCCGTGGCGTAGGTGACCGAGGACGTCCCCAGGGCGAACGTGTTAGGTCCCTGGTTGATGACGGTGGGGTTGACCTGCAGCCCCCCCGAGGTGGCCGTGTAGACGAGCGTGGCGACGGTGCTGACGGTGGTTGCGGATCCGGGCCCGAAGAGAGCCATGCGCCTCCTGTTAGTGGTGACTGGCGGCATGGCCGCCCTGTTGCGGGTAGTGCGGGAAGTTGGGGAGCGATGCGCGGGCCGGGCGCCCTTGCTGAGCACCCGGCCCGGCACCGCTGTGAGACTCTGGCTACCCTGCCTGTCCTAATCGGACATAACAGGATGAATGCTCAGGAATAAGGCGTAACGTCACTAACCTGGAGTCCCTGGAGCAAACCGGAGAAGAACGGTGCGTTCGCGATCAATGCCCCATACCAGAAGATGCTGAACCTAAAGGTCGCATCTATGACAGGCCAGGCGATACTGGCGTAATCTTGCACCATTCGGGCTTCCCAGGCATTGCTGATCTGGGAGTAGGTCATCGGCGGCTGGTAGGTCATGAAGGCCGCCGTGCCCTGCGTGAACCAGGGGTGGACGACCAGCTTGAGGATGGAGCGGGTGATCGGGTTCTGGAACTCGCTGACGGCGCCGCCGACGCGCATTCCCCCGACATCCTGCTGCTCCAGGAACAGGCGGTAGTTCGTCGCCGTCCCCGCCGAGATCACGTCGTTGGACAGGCGCATGATGTCGCCGCCGTCGCCGACGATCTCCTGCGGGTCCGCCTTGAACGCGCCCGGACTCGTGGTGTTGGACTCCCACAAGGCGTCCAGCGCCGTGTAGATGGCGTTGTAGGACAGGTGGGTGCCCACGGACTGGTTGACGTAGCCGCCCTGCCAGCCCGCCGGGTAGACCCCGGCTGCGGCAGACGCGCCGGAAAGCGTCGGGATGACGCCCTCCATCCGGGTGTTCTTCCCGGTGCCGGTGTCAGTCGCCGGCGGGACAACGGCGCTCGGCAGGGACGCGAAGCCCTGGAGGGTGTACTTCGTTCCGCCGACGCCCGATGCCAGCAGGTAGTAGCTGGTAGCGGACGTGTAGCCGTAGATGCTGTACGTCATCGCGCCCGCGGACGGGGCGATCGTGACATCCACGACCTGGCCGGAAGCCACGGCGAACGTGGACGACGCGGCCGAGACGGCGGTGGAGCCGAAGTAGTTGGTCGCGGCCACCTTGACCGCGGTGAGGTTGGTGTTGAGCGCCGTCTCGTTGGAGCCGGCGGTGCGGACGGCGCAGGTCGGTGCTGCGGGAACGGCCAGCGGAGCCGAGGTTCCGGCGATGAACTGGTACTCCTCGCCGAGCATGGCCTCCTGAAGCATGATCAGGTTGGCCAGGCCGGCAATGTCCTCGAAGCCCTGCCCTGCGAACTGCGCGAGCCACGAAAGCTGCTCGCTGATGCCGAAGAAGCGGTACGGAACATTCCAGTCGTTGTTACTCGCCGCCAGAGGCGGCGGGGCTAGTCGTTTCCGCTAGCCTCCTGCGCTCTCACGCAGGCTCGGACTCGATCATGATCTGAACTTATGCAGCGACCGGCAGGCCAAGCTTCCTGGCCATATGCTGCCGGCGCCTAGTCAGGTCCAGCTCGCCTAGCAGGCGAGCGCCCTTCCATCGATTACATGTGCTGTGTGCAGGCAGGATGTTGCCGGCAGTGTGCGTGCCGCCCCTCGCCAGCGGGATGACATGGTCGAAATCCATCGCATCGGCGGAAGGTATCTCCAGCGTGCAGATGTGACAGACCATGCCGTGCTCGGCGAGCAGGGCCTCCAGGTCCACGCGCTCGGTCCTGGTGGTCCGCTTCTGAGCTTTCCGGCGCCGGACGAAGCCCTTGTAGAGCGCGGGGCGCTTCGCGTACTTCTGCCGCCCGTAGGCGCGAACGGCGTCCGGGTCCCGGGCCATCGCGTCATCCCGGTTGCGCTTGACGACTGCATGGAAGCAGTCGTTGCAGGTCCGGGCAAGCCAGACGCGATCGCCGGTCTTGTTCGGCGCCGGCCGGAAGAACTCGATGGTTAGCGGCTTCGGCTCTCCGCAGTCCCGGCAAACCCGAAACAGTTCGGGCGGTGCCTGGCAGGCGAGAGAGCAGAACCGGCGCCCCGTGTAGTCACGGAACTCCTTGCCGCATGAGCAGCGGACTATCTGGCCGCCTTTGCGGTAGGCGCTAGCGTAAGCCGTCGTCCAGGCACGGCATTTGTCACACAACCTGGCGCCGCCGCGCGGCCCCATCGTTGCTGGCTGCTTCTCGCACCTGATGCACAACACATGTTTATCGTACTAGTGTTCAGACCCCGCGTGCAGAGTCTCTGAACCTTTCCCGTGGGCGTGTTGCCTTTAGGGACTCGGCTGCTGATTGCCCCTCTGTGCTGCTTGCTTTTTGAACCATCACGCTCGGGCTTTCGCCCCACGTTGTGGTGCAAGCAGGTGGCTCGGGTATTCCAGCAATTCTCGCGGTTTGCACTCACCCGTCACCGGATGAGGTCCCAATCAGTTCAGGAAGACCTCGGTCTGACTGCCCGAGGGAGGCAGGTTGAGAGGCCAGTTCGAGAACGTACCGCCGCTCTGAACCAGCTCGGTGATGGAGACGTCGAGGACGCCCTGGCCGCCGGTCTGGCTGCCAGAGATGCCGGTGATGACCCGTTCCTGCGCACTCGTGCCCTGGCCCTGGGGCCGGGGAAACTTGTTGCGGAAAACGGTATAAACCGGATAGATCAGACGACTCGGGCGCATGAGATCAAACGGCACCAACCCGTACACACTGCCCACGCCGAGGTTCCCGGCCGTGAAGTTCTTGAACGCCTCGCTGCCGCCGGGCATGCCGGCGAAGACACCCGACAGGGTGTCCATCAGCGAAGGCGCGGTCAGGGCCGTCTTCAGGTACCCGAACTGGTTCAGGAACCCCTGGTTCATGCCCTTGACCACGGCGGGCTTGTCGTTGATGCCGTTCCAGGTTGACTGCCGCAGGTCGATAGCGGCCTGGCTGGCCTTGGTCATGATCTGGATCTCGTCGGTGAGGGGGGCGTTGCCGAGTCCGGCGTAGCCCGCTCCCTTGACGAGGTTGGGGAGCCGGGCCTTCAGCATCTCTCCCGTGCGGGAGAACTGCTGGACGTTGCCGGCTACCTCGGCGCCCGTGGGGCTGAGCTGGTCAGCCGGGGCGATTGTTGCTTCGAGAATGTCTGCCATGCACTCCTTAATGGGTGCTGGTAGTTGCGTTCTTGTTGTCTCCTATGGGGTCTGGCCCGTGCGCGCCGCGCTAGGGCAGTCGTTACCTCTCAGCACCGCTGAGGGGGACGTTTGAGGGTGTGCCGGTCAGGCCGCGCGGCCAGCGTTGCGCAGATCCCGCGCCATCGCGCTCTTGCGGATCTGGCGGGCTAGCTGCTGGTCGGTGACTACGCTGCCGGCCACGTGGTAGGTGACGGTAACTCCCGGCATCGCTGGCGGCGTGAAAGTCGTGGCGCCGCCTGACGTGCCCGGGCCCGGCCAGATGGTCGTCGCGGGACCGAGCACGCCTGTGGTGCCGCCCGAGCACGGGCAGCAGTCAAGGTCAGGGGAGTTGATCCGCTGGCAGGCAGGGCAGCGCCATCCTTCACGCATCGCGGGACGCCGTTGCGGCAGCGCACTCGCGCTCAAAGCGGCGGGCACCGAGGAATGCGCGCAGCGGCGTCTTGTGGCCGCCTGCGCCCACCGGGCCGGCCGGGCCGTACTGGACGCCGCAGGACCATGAGCGCCGGGGAGCACCGGGAGGGTAGACCTCATGCTGGAAGGTGTAGCGGCCGATCTTCCACCCGCGCGGGGGCGACTCGGCGCCGTCGAGAATGGTCATCGCGCTTCCTCCCTTGGTGCGGTCAGCTCGCCCTGCCCGGTCACAGCCAGTGCCTCCGGCCGCCGACTGGATGGCCGGCGTGGCCGAGGACGAGCAGGATCAGGCCGGCGATCAGGACGACGGCGCCGGCCGTGACCAGCACGGCGAGCTTTGCCACGAGCAGCCCGATGACGAGCAGGATGATGCCGAGGGTGATCATTACGTCTCCTTTACCGCACGCCGCCCGCGACATTCAGCAGCCTGGTCAGCTCCTGCCACGCGACTTCGCGCTTGCCGGGGTCCGGGTCGTTGCGGGCCTGGTGCTGGAGGTCCCGGATGAGGGATTCCTGCACGTTGCTGGCTGCCTTCTCCACGGCGCTCCGCTCGGGGACCGCCGGGGATGGCTGCATGGCCTTCGGGCGCACCCCGCCTGCGCCTACGGCCTTGAAGGGGGCGTAGCGGGGGTCAGGGGCAGAGGCCATCTGGTCGATGAGCTCTCCCTGCTGCTCAAGCTTCGCGGCAAGGGGGGCGACGGCCTTCTCGACGGCTGCCTGCAGCGCCGCGGCGTCCAGCGACGGGACGGGCAGGGCAGCGACGACGGGAAGCGGGTCCGCTGCCTTGGCCGCCATGTCGCCCTTCACGGGCATCTTGTCGCCGCAGCCGGGGCAGAACTTGCCGGGCCGTGCCTTCTTGCCGCACTTGCAGTCCATCTTGGCCGGCTTGCCCGGCGCGGCTGCCTTGGTGACGGGCAGGTCGCCCTCGTACTGGACGCCCGTGGTCTCCCCGGACGCGCCGTCTGCCTTCCGGGCTCCCGGCACCGGGACGGGGCGCGCGCCAGCGGGCGGCTGCCCGCCGTGACCGGGCCCGTGCATGGGGCACAGGTCAGGGAACGTTCCCGCAATGTGGTCGTGCATGGACGCCATCGCGGACCTGGCGCCGTCACGGCTCGTGTTGCGGTAGAACGTCCGCTGCGGCTTCCCCGGCACCGAGGGGACAGCCTGGGAGCCGTTGTCCCCGCCGGGCTCGCTGGAGGCTTCCTGGCCCCCGGTGAGAGGACCGCGGGTGAAGTCCGTAGCGGAGATGTGCTCAGCGGTGATGGTCATCGGGCTCGCGCCGCTTGCCGCCGTCGTGTTCGACTGGTCCATGCCGGACAGGGCCGGGCGGCGGAACGACTGCGGGCGCAGCTCGGACGGGGCCGGGTAGGTGGAAGGGCCGGGGTTCGCGTCGGCGAACGCCTTGTGCGCCTCCCAGCGCAGGCCGGTGACCGTCTCCGCGTCGGTTCCGGCGATGGTGAGGGCGTCCTGCCAGCGGCGCTGCGCCTTCCCCGCCTCGGCCAGCGGCGCGTCGATCGCGGCCGACAGGGCCTTCGACTGCCATTCCGCCGGGTCCGCGACCATCGCAAGCGTCTGGCCGGGGTAGGACTTCGCGGTCGCGTCCGGGGAGAACGCCGGGCACAGGAAGTCGTGCAGCATCCCCTCGCCCCACGACGCGCCCGCGTTCCTGATGTGCCACGACGCGGCCTCGGAGCCCGCGGTCTTGCCCGTCTGCGCCATCTCGGCAGCAGGAGGGGCCACAGCGGCCTCGGCTGCCCGCTCGGAGGGCTCGTCCGGGTTGGTGCCCTCCAGGTGCGCGTCGTCCTCGAGCTGTTCCATCGCCACCCCGTCAGGCTCCCGGTGAGGGGTAACGGGGTCGGTCGGCGCGGAGTCCTTCACGCCATCGGCAGGAGACGGGGACGCGGCCTTGTCGGCAGCATCGGGCTTGTCGGGGGTCATCTTCTTGCCGCACTTGAAGCAGAACGGGTTCTTCGCGCCGGACTTCTTGCCGCACGACGGGCACGCCATCTTCGGCTTCGCGGCCTTGTCGGCGACAGGAACGGCGGGCGCGTCATCGGCCGTGGCGGCCTTCTCCGCGTCGTCGGTGAGCGGGTTGGCGACGCCCAGTTCACTCGCGCGCTTGGCGATCAGCGCCTTCGCGGCGGTGACGTCACCGTGCCCGGAGCGGGCCAGGATCGCGGCGTTGCCCAGATCCTCCGCGTTGGCGATCGGATAGGAACCGTCGCTCAATGCGTGGCCCTTGCCAGCCAGTTCCTTGCGCTCGGCAGCGGACACGTCCCGCTTCCAGATCGCCGACTCGACGGCCTTCAGCGCGTCGGCCACGGCAACCTCTGCCGCGTCCGTTTCCGCTGCCTTCGGCATGTCCGTGTCATCCGGGGCGTCCATGTCAGCGTCGGATGCCTCGTCCTCCTGGTCAGCCGCAGCGTTGTCGCCGCCGGCCTCGTCGGCTCCCGCAGCTGCCTTCTGCGCTTCAGCGTCCTCGGCGATCTCCCGGTGCTTCAGCAGCTTCGCGAGGTCGGACGGGGAGAACGTGAGGGACGCCTTGATCACGTCGGGCTCGTCTGTCTTGGTGGTCGTGCCATCGCCTCCGAGCATCTTGCCGACGAACTCCGGGCCGCCATCGGCTGCCGCCTTGAACAGCTGGAAAGCAGTGCCGAAGTTGGAACCGCGATCAACGACTGAGATCTCGCCGAGCCCGGTCATGCCGTCCGCGCGGTCGGTGATGACTCCCCGGACCGCCTTGTGCTCAGGGTCCAGGTGGTTGAAGCGCGGGTCGCCGACGCGGATGTCCGGGTGGCAGATGCCGATGCTCCAGTCGTTCAGCACCTTGGTGCGGATCTTGTGCTTGGCGTCGGGGTCGGCGATCAGGCCCTTGACGAAGTGGCCGTCGACCTCCAGCCCGCGCCCGACCGCCTTGCGCGGGTCGTGCTGCATGCGGATGTTGGCCTTGGTGTCGAACCACTTCTTGATCCACCGGAGGCTGGCTTCGGGGTCTACGACCTGAAGATCTCCGTCGAGGGTGCCATCGGTGACCTTCCCCCAGATCTCTATGTCCGGGGTGCCGTCCACGGGGTTAATCGTCCCCGTGTCCTCTGACTTCGAGATCGGCATCGAGAAGTGGACCATCTCGTTGCCGGCGGTCAGTGTGTTCGCCATGCACCTCCGGAAAGGGCAGATCGGGTAGACCGCCGTGGCGGCAAGGGGGAGAACGAAGATCACTAGGGGGGGGATGCGGCGGCGTCAGGACAGGTAGAGATAGGCGGTAGTACCTGCAATCAGGTTGCCGCCGCTGACCGTCGCGATTTTGACGGACGTGATAGCTGACGTGGACCGCCACGCCACAACCCCGGTCTCGGTGACGCAATCCGCGGTGGCGGCGGCACCGTCAGCGAACCCGGAACGCCAGAAACCGGTTTTCTGGAAGGTAGTCCCGGTATAGAGGGGGATCGTGATCTCCAGGAGCCCGGCGACCCCGGCCGTCGCCGACGCACCGGGCATATCGCCCACACCGGTGATGGAGCTGCCAAGCCACCCGGTCTGGCCCGCATGAGCAGCGGCAGAAAGCACGGCGGCGCCGCCGGTCACATGCTCGCCGTCATAATCGGCGTTAGTGTCCGCGTTGACCACGACGAACCACCGGTCAGACTCGGCCGCAGCCGCCGAGCTGCCGACAACCACGATCCGCAGGAGGCTGTACCCCGAGGGGATGGCCGAGAACGTGATGTTCGCCGCCGCCGTGCCAAGGGTCTGCGAGGTGACCGGAGTGGACGGGTGGACGTGCCCGGCGTCGGCGGCCTTCCCTGTCGCCCCGGCGGCGGCGGTTCCGGCGGCCTTGATGTCCCCGGCGGTCCCGTCAAGCTCAACCGCGCCCTGAGCGCTGGTAGTGGCTGCCGGCAGGTCGCCGGAGACGATAGTGGCCCACGCGGGAGCGGCGGAAGCGCTCCCGGTACCGGTCTGGGTGAGATACTGCTTCGTCGCCACCGTGCCGCCGGCGAGCCGCGCCGGGGCCGGGGTGGCGTTCTCGTAGATGATGTCGCCGAGCGTCGTCATCGGGTTAGCGAACCCCGAGGCCGATGCCTGCCAGGTAGCCGCCGAGCCGCTGGTAGCCGTCAGTACCTGGTTCACTGTCGGCGCCGTAGCTGCCGAGACGACGACGGGCGTCGTCAGGGTGGCCAGCGCGGTCGCGATCCCTGCCGAAACGGGTAGCCCGTTCTCGTCCACCAATGTGACGGCCTGGACCAGCATCCCAGGCTGAACTTCAACGACCGCGGTAGGCGCTCCCGCGCCCGTGACAAGGCTGCCTGCCATGCACCTCCGGGATGTTGGGAACGGGCAGGACAGGCGGCGTCAGACGGTGGCGTAGGCCCCGGTGCCGTCCACGACGACCACGGGGAGAACCTTCATGCCGGGCTGGACCTGGACAGTTGCGTTCGCGGCGCCGGCGCCCGTGACGAGGCCGGCGCCTGCCGTCACTGCGGTCCCGGCGGTGACGAGGGCGCCGGCGAAGCTCACCAGCACGACGGGCTTCACGTGCATTCCGGGCTGCACCGCGACGACCGTGCTGGCCGCCCCGGCGCCTGTCACCAGAGTGCCCATGCGCACCGCCTCAGGCGAGAGTGAGAATGTCGAAGACGCAGGTCGCGCCGTCGGCGGGAGTGGCCGCGCACCAGACCTGCAGGGTTGCCCCGGCCTTCACCACCCACATGCCGCCCGCGAACAGGGTTGCCGCAGCCGCGTTCACCGGGGTCAGGCTCACCAGGGGAGTCGTCGCGTACGACAGGTTGAACGTGATGATGGCCAGATCCCCGGCAGAGGTCGCGCTAGCGCCCGTGACGAGCGTGAGGGACATCGCCATGTCATGCCCGGTGATGCTCGCCGAGGCCCCGGACCCGGCGGCGGACTGGACGGCAACAGTGGGGGCGCTGCCCTGGGTGACGATGTGGTTGCGGACGAACAGGGGCCCCGTCTGCACGGTCCCGGCACGTCCGAAGAACACGTTCTGCCCTGTCCCGGAGCCGGTAGCTGCCAGCGTCATCAGCACGGCCGACGACGCGCCGATGTCAGTCCAGACCGCCGTGCCGTCGCTGACCGTACTGCCGTTAGTCGGGAACGCCGGCTGGCTGGAGCCTGACGTCCCGGCGGTCGTGCACTGGTAGAGATGGGCGTTGGCCGTTGCCGGGCGCGTCACCTGCCCGGCGGCGTAGGCAAGGGAAGGCTGCCACGCGAACGCCGTGGAGGGAGTCCACGCCCAGACGATCGAGGTGTTCTGCGGGATGAGCCCGGAGGCGTAGATCCGCTCCCCGATGTCAGCGGAAGTCCAGGCCGCGGTCAGCGACGTGGCGACATTCGAGCCGCTGATGATGTTCCCGTCCGTGACCTCGGTACCCGGGATTATGTAAGGCGATATAGACGGGTAGCCGCCCTGGTACAGGGCAGTCTTCCAGCCGGCCATGTTGCCGTAGTAGTCCTCGCCGTACGCCCCGGTGGAGACGGGGTTGGTGACGACGATGCCCGGCGTGCGCAGGGTGCTGCGGGAATCGGCAACCGACTGCCGGCCGGCGCTGATCACCGCGTTGCGCTGCGCCGTGGGGTCGAACAGCAGCGGGATGGTCACAGAGGAGAAACCCTCGATGACCTGATTCTCGGCCGAGTTGGCGTCCAGGCAGATGTAGCCGAGGGAGGCGGTGCCGGGATCGAAAAGGCCGTTCGGCCCGATGGTGTTCTGCTGGAGATAGGTGCCCTTGATCCCGAACGGGTAGTTCGTGACCTCGATGCAGTTGCCGTAGATGTTGCAGCCCAGCACGGGCAGCGGGGAAGTGCCGGCCGCCTCGATGCAGGCACCGAGGTACAGGTCCGATCCGCAGGTGGAGGAGACGGTGTTCCCGTAGACCTGGACCCCGTTGGCCGCCGGGTTCAGCAGGAGCATGCGGCGGATGCCGGTGAAGGAGTTCCGGTAGACGGCCCCGGCGTAGCCCTGGTACTGGGCGGTGTCGCCGGAGCCGGTGCCGGGGTAGCCGCCGAGCACGATGGCGTCCTGGAAGCAGGACGTGCCCGTGGCCGACCCGGCGAAGGCGTTGTCGTGGATGTTCGGGACCGGGTTAGTGGACTGGTAGAACGGCACCGGGGAGCCGCCGGAGTCCTGGAACAGGATGCCGCTGATCTCGACTGACCCGGAGTGCTGGAAGTCCATCCTGGCCGCGCCCGCGCCCGCATACGACATGGAGACCGTAGTCGCGCCGCCGAAGTACGGGCCGTCATCCGCGATTGCCCCGGCGCCGGTGATCGCCAGCGGCGTGATAACCCCGGCACTGTAAGTCGTGGCCCACTGGTCAGCGAAGCTGTAAGCGCGCGGCGAGAGCACGATTGTCCCGCCCGCCGGCGAGGCGCCGAAAACGGCGGCGAGGGCACTCGCCATCTTCTGGTCGTCGGTACCGGTGTAGTCATCCAGGTAGTAGGCGCCCGGTACTGACTGCCCGGCAGGCCCTGGCAGTCCTCCTGGTGAGATGGTTACCCCGGCCTGCCCGTTCCCGGCAGGGGAAACGATGAGGGAAGCGGAGTACGGGGTGCTCACGACCGCCTCCCGCTCACGGCTGAGGCGTCCCTAGGATCAGCAGATTGCCCGTGAACCAGGCGAATGCGTTGACGGTTGAGGGGTTCTGCCATAGCGAATGCCAGTACGTCCCCGGCGTCAGGGCCGCCGTCGCTGCCGGGTAGATCGACAGGAGCGCCCGGGAAACCGATGCGGTACTGGTGATCGTGATGACGCCCGAGGTGTTCGCCGTGGTGGTGATGGAGAACACGGGACTGCTCACGTCGGTGGCGGTGTTTCTACAGACATATTCCCAGGTATTGCCCGTTATCGGCCACGGCGCGGAAGTGGCCGGGGAGTTGATGACGAAGTTGCAGGCGAGTTCCTGCAATGATCCCGCCGCCATGCGGTAGGTGAATTGCGGGTATGCATCCTGGTAGGCCACGGCTCACCGCCTACCCGTCATGCGTGGCCCGGAGGTGTTCCCATTCCTCGTGCGTGCGCTCGCTGGCAGCCGCTACCTCTGGCGTGACGTGACGGTGCGGTCCCCATTCCAGGTTCCCGTGCCGCCAGCGCTCCACCGCCGCGACCGCCATCGCGATGGCCTCGCTTTCCGGGACGCCGTGGTCGCGCTCGATCGCCGCCGCGATGTTTTGCACGTATGCGGGCAACTGCTGACGTTCCGGCACCTTCTTGCTCGGCGTGTGCCACAGTCCCTCATGCCCGAGCGGGTGATGCACGGTGGACAGGTACGGGGTGGCGGCCGACTTGCCGACATCGCCGAAGGGGAAGTGCTTCACGTCCTCGCCGCGATGCACGCTCAGGTGAGTGAAAGTCACCGGCATGTGCGGCAGGGGGTCCGGCAGCGGGTCGCCTTCTTCGAGGTACGCGATAGTGCAGTGCGGCTTGTAGCCGTGCTCGCGTGCCTTCGCGTCCGGTGACTGGAGTTCAGCCAGCGCCTCATGCAGCGACTCGGCACCGGGCAGGTTCACGCCAGCCCAGACCGGCACCCCGTCATCACCGGCAGGGAACGAGCCGATGCCGCCGATGGTCCCGGACAGCGGCTGCGTGGCCGCCGCTACCCTGCGCGCCATGACGCACGCGAGGCTGAATGCGTCATCATCCACGTCCGGGCCAAGGTAAACCACGGTCACATGGTGATCAGTGATACCGCCCGGCAGGGGCTCGATCAGCCCTTCCGGCAGGTCCAGGGAGATCATGCCCGACCGCTTGCTGAGGCTGTAGCCGCGCGCCTCTTTCGGTGCGTCCTGGCCCCGCAGGTCATACGGCGCGAGGCCGTGCACCGAGCCGTCGCCGAGGTTCGCCGCCGTGAAGTTCTTCGTGGAGCGCCCGTCGTCGCCCGCGCCCGGCTTCTGGTCGCTGAATTGCGAGCTGTGAGTTTCCTCGGCCAGCTTCGCGCCTGCTGCAGTGACCTTGCCCACGTAGGCGACGACGGGACGATCTAGTTCCCTGAACGCGAGGGCACGGTGATGCCCGTCGATCACGATCAGGTGCGTTCCGGGCTTCGTGTCCGGCCGGTCGATGAGGACGGCCGGCTTGACCGGCCGGCCTGCCGCCTGCCGGCGCTCGATCTTGGCCTTGAAGCGATCGACCTTGGCGTCCTCGTGGCCGGCCTGCCACTTGTCCGGGGTGTACTCGATCGCGCTGAGCGGGACCTCTTGCGGGCCGGTCCAGGTAGCGTCCTTTACCCAGGTCAGCGCCGAGGCGGGGTAGTCCTCCAGCAGTTGCGCGTAGACCTGCTCAGCGACAGGGAGAGACGTGTCCGGGTGCTTCCAGGGTTTGTCGGCCTTGGTAAGGTGCACTGCGGCCGGGGTTCCGTAGGTTGCGGGTTCGAGTCCCGCCTCGCCATCCATGGTTGGCGGGTAGCTCAATGGGCCCCCATGGACGGGTCCTTGGTAGAGCAGCGGAGCCCCGGCCGCCTTCGCAGTCCCCGGCGCGGGAGGCGCAACACCCTGCTTCGGCGGATCGCTCGGAGCCAGCCAGCAACGACATCCTGGATGCTGGCACGGCTGGGCGACCCCGCCGGGGAACAGGCTCCCCAGCGGAACCGGGCCGGCGTCCTGGTTGGCCATGCAGCGGGCGCAGACCCTTGAGTCGTTACGGGTGTGCCAGCGGACGTAACTCACGCCTAGCTCGGTGTAGACCCCGAAGGCCCCGTCCGCGATGGCCTTCTCGATCTCCGTCAGGGCGATCAGCCCGGCGCGGTTCTCAGCGTTAAGGAACGCATCCAGCAGCGCCAGCAGCGCCCCAACGGTGACCGCGCCGCCGAGGAGCAGCTTCATGAGCGCGACGGTGAACCCGGCGAGCCCGGTGCCGGCCATCTGCCTTACCGCGGCCTGCTGAGCGATCTGGGACGTGTCCGCCTGCTGCGCCGCCGCGATCCCCTGCCGCTGCCGTGCGGAGGCTCCTGCTGCCTGCATGGCCGCTGCCCGGCCCAGTTCCCGGCCCTCCGCGTGCAAGGGGGCCAGGATGAGCGCGAGCCGTTGCCGGATCAGGTCCGCGATCATCGACGCGAGAACCGCCGCCGTGACGGCGAGGGTTCCGGCGAGGAACGCCGCGAACAGCTTTCCCGCCTCGGTCATCACCGAGGAGAACGCGGCCCCGATCTGCTGCTCGTACTTGGCCGCTAGCTGGAGGTCGTGCTCCCAGGCGAGCCACGCCTGCCGCTGCTGGCCGCCGCTAGCGGCCCGCGATTTTGGGAGCGCCCGCCTCGCCTCGGTGAGCACCTCGGCGATGCCTATGCCCTTCGTCACGTCCTCGGTGATCATGGCCATGACGTGACCGGGGATATGGACCGGCTGCCAGGTAGCGGGGTCGCGGCCCTTCCTGACGTGCCTGCCCAGCGCGTCCAGCTCGCTCAGCGCGGCCTTGGAGCTGCCGCTGCCGAGGAACGGTGGCGGCCCGCAGTTCGGGCAGCCCTGGACGTGCAGGGCCTGATCCCGGAACACTTCCTCGCACCAGGGAGATCCCTTTGCCTCGGCCTCGGGCACCCGGTAGCCATCGCAGCGGTAGCACTCGTGGCCCGTCTCGTGCTCGCCGGCGCCGCCGCAGCAGGCACAGGGCGCGAGGGCAGCCAGGGCTTCCTTGCTCAGCGACGCGGCGTCCGGCGCGGTCAGGATCTCCGCGAGGACATGATCCGCCGGCCTTGGGGCGGCAGGCTCCGCGATGGCCTTGAGCATCATCCGCGACCCGATCGCCGTCACCGCGTGGGCGGCGTAGCTGCGGGGCAGGCTGCATTTCACGCACGCGGACTGGTCACCGGGGACGTACGGCTCGTAACGGTGCAGCCCGTCCGGGTCGCTCGCTGCCGCCTTCGAGGACGAGCCCGAGACCGCCGCCGCTGCCTCCGCCGCTCCCGCGATCGCCGCCGAATGCGACGGTGTCGGGTCACGGTCCGGCTGAGCCGGGGGGACATGCGTGGTGCCCGGCATGTGCCCCTGCGCCAGCGCGGGCCTGCCGCTGACCTGTCCCTCGTTCGCGCCGGGTGATCCGCCGGCGGAGCCGCCCTGCGCGCCCTGCATCTGCTGCGTCACCGATGGCAGCCCGGCGAGCTGCCCGCCCGGCTGGCCCGTCGCCGGGTCCACGGAGCCCAGCAGCATGACCCCGTTCGCGGATGCCCACAGCGGGTCCTGGGTGACGGGCAGGCCCCACGGGTCCAGGCCCAGGACGCCACGGCCCTCGTCCACCGAACGCAGGCCGGTGCCGATCTGCGTTCCCAGCAGGCCCGTCAGGGAGACCTCGTCCTCGTCCTCTTCCAGGCCCTCGAACAGGAACTGCATGTCCGTCTGCCCGCAGGCAACCTGGATGACCTTGTCCAGCAGTCCCTGCTTGAGGAACTGGAGCATCGGGACGAGGGACTTGCGCTGGTGGCGCGCGGCATCGGCCTTGCTGGCCTGGTTCATCGCGCTAGGACTTTGAACCGTAGCAACCTGGGGCATCAGGCCCAGTTCGGTAGGCTGGACCTGAAATGCCATGCAGACCTCAGTTGACACGATCATGTCGAACTGGTCCGCCAGCTCGGGCGGCTTCTGCGGCATCACCTTGGAGCCAGGGGGGAGCACGACGATCTGGTGCTTCATCCCCACGTCGCCGGCGATGACGTTCAATGCCGTTTCCAGATCGCGGATCTGGGATGCCGTCATGGCCGCGTCGCCGGGGGAGACGAACAGGCCGGGGATGCTTCCCGAGCGGTAGTAGTCGAGCTGGTAGCCCTGCTTGGAGAGCCCGGACATTACCGGGACAAGGGCCTGCTCAATGGGCGGGCTGCCGTAGGGCCGGTTCGCCGCGCGGGTGTACGGCAGGTAGAGGAGCTGGTCGCCGCGGTAGTCCTGCACCTTGGTTTTCCGCAGGTCATCCGACAGGTCCGCGTCGCACATGATCGAAATGTTGTCCGTGCGCGGAATGCCGTAAATGTACTGTTCGTAGGCTGGCGAGGGGGGTGTCGGGCGCGATCCGTGCAAATCGACCAAAGGCCGGAAACTGGACCCGTCGATGATCTCTAGCGCCGACAGGTCAGACCCCATGAGGCCGCGCCCGCGCACCCTTGACGGACGTAGGTACACGCTTGCGGCGTCAATGGCGTATATGTCCTCCAGGAGGGTATCCAGCCAAGACGACCACGAGCCGTACTCAGGGTCCGGGTTCTTGAAGAACCTGATGCACTCGCTGCGGCGCTCCCCGAAGTCCCGCATGGCCTTGTGATCGCCGCGCATCGCCTTCGCCGCGTCCTTCGTGGGAACAATGTCCCACTCCAGGGCGCGGATTTCGGACTTGAGTAGCTGGATGCAGGCCCGCGCGACCGAGTAGAGCTGCGCGAGTGACCGCAAGGTGCCGAAATCGGTAAGAGTGACACCTTCGGTACGAGGCAGTGATCTGGGTATATTCCACCCGAAAGGGTACTGCCAGCGTCGCGGCATCGGCCGGTCGAAGCCATCCGGCGGCTGGTCGATCGGGATCGGGTCAAGGGGCGAGAGCGGGCCGAACGAGCCGTCAGTGAAGTCCGCGGCCGGGCGCGGGAGGGCGGACCCGTAGCCGCCTCCCCAGGCGTCGCCCATCGCGGCAACGGCGGGAGACATGGCGCTCTGGGGCGCCGGCTGTGCCCTTGCGGCCTTGGCTGCCTGGATTATGGCCGAAGCTGAAGCGATGCAACCACCGCCTCAAGCCGTTAGGTCAGGCCGGTGACGACTGCCACTCGAAGCGCAGGTCAGCGAAGCCGTGGGAGGCAAGGTGATCGTTCAGCGACTTCCTGATCGCCGCCGTGCGCGCAGGCAGTACCACGTCGCGGAACCCTGCCGTAGTGCCATCCCAGGGCGGGTCAGCATAGCCGTCCGGGTAGCCGTAATGCCAGTCGCAGTCATTGCCGAAGGGGCAGGCGCTGATGCGGTGCGGGCTGTCGTTGCTCACAGCCCCTCCGGTTCGGGAATGGCCTCGGCCTCATCCTTCGTGAGCAGCCGGTCACGGAACTCAGCGGCGATGAACTCGGCCGGGATAGGCCCCACGCTCGCTATCTCGCCGCCGGGGTTGGCGCCGATAACGTGGCTGCGGGTGATGGCCGCCGCGAACGTGGGGGCCTGCACGATGGCCACCCCGAGGAACTGGCTTCCGGCAGGGCGGTCCGTGTCGCAGAACGACAGCCACCACAGCGGGTCGCCGGGGTCCGGCTCGTACTTGCCTAGCTCGGCGTCCCAGGGGATGCGCATGGGCCGGCCGGCGGAGTTGATGGCGTAGTGGTCGTCCCCGATGCCGAGGCCGAGCAGGGCTTCCAGTTCCGGCCCCTCAATGATGACCGGCTCACCCACGGAGACGATCTTGACGTCATCCGGCACGGACGGCCAGCCTGCGCGCTTGCGGCGGCTTTTCATCCGCCCATCATGCCTCAGACGGGACTCCCGGCGGCTCAGGCGGCGGCCAGGGCTTCCCGCAGCCCGGACAAATCCACGGCGCGGCGATCCCCTGATGACACTTCCAGCCGCAGCAGGAGATGGTTACCTGCGCAGCGGAGCCGTTCACGCCTGCTTCCCGCCATGCGCCTCGGCGAGCATGACCCCGATAATGCGGTCCACCGATTCCACCGGGATACCCGCCTCTACCGACTCGTGCCAGAACTGCGATAGAGCCGTGGCGCGGAGGTCACCGGCAGTAAAGGGATCAGCGGGGAGGGAAGCAGGAGCGGAGAACTGGCCGTCCATCGGGCCGGGCTTCCATGCCGGGTCATGCAGCCAGCCGGGACCAGAAGGCGTGTCAGGGATGATCTCCTGCTTCAGCCCTTCATCAACAGGTGCCGCGTTGGCGTGGGCTTCAGCCCATAGCGACTCGTCATCGCAGAGCACCCGCGAGTCGTGGACCGTATCGCAGCGGGGGCACGGCGAGTAGTGCCGGGCGTCCTCGTCGCTGGCAGGGAGCGGGATCGTCGGTCGCCGTGCGCCCTTCAGCGCTGCCAGAAGCGCTTTCCCGTCCGTTCCCGGCGGGGTGAGGGCGCTGAAGACATCACCGAGGGACATTGAGGGCGGCAGGGGGCTGTCCATGACGGGCTCGCCTGCGTTCCCGGTGCGGCGCGCGGGAATCGGGATCTCGTCAGCGGCCATCAGCACTCACGCTCCCTGCCGGCCGCGGTCTTGTACAGGACCGTCCGCTTGCATGCGCCGCAGCTGACGCCGCTGGCCTGATCGGTGATCCACGCGGCAGCGAGCCACTTGCCGCATGCGGTCGGCGGCAGCGCAGTGGTTCCGTAGCGCAGGTGGATGACCGGCTCGCGCTCAACCTTGGCTGGCTCGGCAGCGACAAGGCCGGCATGGGTGAGCGACGCGAGTGCGTCATCGATCGCAGGGTCGTCCGGGCCATCGCCGGCGCGGCGGAACGGGTTTCTCATGCATCCTCGCCTCCTGCCGCAATGTCGCGGGCCAGGACTGCCCGCTGCGCCGTTCTCGCCAGCTTGTGCGCCATCGCCTTGGCTGACTTCCCGTCTGGTGCCCCGAGGGTAGCGGCGATCTGCGCCCAGGAGGCTCCCCGGCTCTTGGCCTCGGCGATCATCCTCAGTTGCAGGAGAGCATGGGTGAGGGCATCAGCGGGGGGAGGGGCGGGAGTGCGGTCTTCAGCCGGAAGCTCGTCAGCGATCATGAGCCTGCCGCGCTCACCCCGCATCGCTGCCCGCTTCCCCGGCCGGCGCCTCTTTCGCTTCCTCCACCAGCACCGTCCGTGACATGTCATAAGCCCCGTCCGGCCAGAACGACCCCGCCTTGATGTTCCCGTCGCCGTCAAGCTCGAACGTGGCGAGGCGGGGGCAGGAAAGCTCGGCTGCACGGTGATCCTGATGCCCGCATTGCGCGCAGGGCTTCACTTCCGCGCCGGGATGAACTCCGGCGCACAGGCGGCAGGCGGCACCGGAGGCGATGACGTCACCGAGGGCGGCGCGGTCAGCGTCGGTCAGCGCCGGGCGCTCGGGCTTCGGCATCAGCGCAGCGGGCAGCAAGGGCGCCTGCGGGGTGATGCGTCGCCGGGCTGCGTCGATGATCCCCGCGGCGATTGCCTGGGGTCCTGATACGGGAGCGCCGGGATAAGGGTCAGTCACGGCAGGAAGCCCTTCAGTTCCCGCAGCACGTCCTCGCCGAGGGTGAACCTGTGATCACTGCCGCACTCGCAGTACGAGCAGTGAGGGAGGCTGTCGCAGGGGACGCTGAGCTGCACCGTGACGCGCGCCTCGCAGCAGCCTGCCTTGCAGGCCCCGTAGTCCGTGCGGACGATCAGGGGGGCGTCCTCGCCGGCCCCCAGGGGCAGCTCGCGGACATCATAGGAGGCGTCCCGGCAGAGGATGCGTGGGACCAGTATCTTCGCCGGGGGCGTGAGGTCAAACGGCTGGAGCGTGGCACGCTGCAGGTTCAGCGGGCGGATTCCGGACAGGTGATCCTCCAGTTCCCCCACCGTGGTCTCCCCGATAACGCTGCCGTCTGGCAGCGGCGTCCAGGTGCCGGCAGCGGCGCGCTGCGGGGTGTGCACCGGGATATCCGGGTGCCGGTGCACGAGGTCCAGCGGGCCGGGAACCAGAACCGTCCCGCCCGCCATGCAGGCGCCCGCGTCACGGCCATCGTGCCCGTCCAGGCGGTCGCAGCCGGGCAGGCAGTGCGGGCGCAGCGGCCATCTGGCGTGCAGGTAGTAGCCGCCGGGGAACCCGGACTCAGACGGCAGTACCGGCCCTCCGCCCATCTCGGGGTGGTAGCGGGACTCACTCATCGGGCTGTTCCGGCACGGCCCATCTTGACGAGCGCAGCCCCTTGAGCCGCAGCGCGGGCACTCCGCTACCTCGCCGTCAGGCCCGGCAATCCGCACCACTACTGCACCAGCCCGGCCGCGAAAGCCGCGAGGTTCAGCCCTGCCGTCGCGGCCAGCAGGGGGCGCCGCGGCCCGTCAGCGGCCAGCGGGACATGCGCCGGGCACACGTAGCAGGGTCCCGCGTTCGGGATCGTGGCCATCGTCACCGCTTCCTGTACCTGCGGCATGGAGGCGACAAGAGCCTCGCCGAGGTAGGCGCGCGGGTCCGGGGGCGGGCCGCCGTTTGCCACCGCCGCCATCATCGCGGCCTGGGCGGCTTCCAGGACGGCCCGGTTGGATTCCTCCCATGCCCGGCGCAGGCCCACGCAGAGGGCGCACTGCCAGCGCTGCACCGGCTGGGGGGGGCATCATGGAGCGGGCCTGCATGGCCCTGGCGAAGGCTTCGGGATCGGTGGCCTGCGGGATCTGGCCGTCCTGGTCCAGGGTCATGACGCGGGCTCCGCGATGCCCAGTCCCTCAGCGGGCAGCACCATCGCCCTGAAGCCGAGGTCCCAGTGCGTGATCCCACTGTCAACGGCCTGCTGGTACTCACGGCACTGACTCGGGGTCATGTTCTCGCTCACCCGGATGATCAGCGTCTCGCCCGGCTTCACTACCGTTACGCATTCCCGCAGGAGGGAGCGGATCTCGTCGCGGTCAAGGCCGGGCCGGAGCCAGACCGGGTGCGCGAACGGGGGCGCGTCCGCCATTGCCGCCTTGAACCTCTCCGCGAACTCTGCGGCCTGCCCGTCCGTCATGGGGATGCTAGGCGAGATGCCCATCTCCCGCGCGACCGCCTCAGCGATGCTCAGGCCGCCTCCGCGCACCGGGTGATGCGGGTAGGTGACCATCCGCTCCACGTCATCGAAGGTCAGGCCGCACGCGCACGGCGACCTGTCCTCTGCCAGCAGGTTCGGGTCGGTGCCACAGCAGGTGCGGATCATGATCCCTCACCGCCGGGCTCCTGCGGCCAGCAGGCCCGGACCACGCTGGCGAGCCGCTGCCCGAGGTCCGCCGGGATCAGGGCCGGCGGGTACTCGGCAGTCACGCAGATGCGCACGGGGCGGACGCTGTGATCCGGCATCTGGATGGTGATGATCTCGTCGCAGAGCGGCGGCCATGCGGCGACCGCCCCCCTGGCGCGCTCCCTGACCAGCCGCTCAGCTTCCGCATCCGGGTCTATGCGTCGTACTCCCGGCGGCAGGCCGGTCATGCGGGATCGGCCGCGCGCAGGATGTAGGCGACGTGCTCCGCCGGGACCTCCATCACCAGTCCGGCGGCGTCGCTGAACATGTAGGCGCTGCCGTCCGGGGTGCGGCGGGGCGGCTTCGAGGTGACCTCGATGCCGGGAAGGTCCGGGGCGTTCAGGTGGACATGCCAGACGGACAGCGCGGTCTCAGTGGCGGCGCCTTCGGGGACAGTCACTTCTCATGCACTCCTTCGCGGGTTTGCCGGCCCCCGCGAAGGAGGCCGGTCAGGCTTGGTTCTCGCGCGGCTGGTAGCGGCGCGTCGGCTGCCGGCCTACGCGGCGCAGCCGCACCGGGCCGGTCCTCGGCTGCGGCAGCAGCCCGGCCGGGATGCTCTCGGGCAGGCCGGGCCACACGATCATGCCGTGCTCGTTCATGGATGCGCGCAGGGCGCGCTCGACGTCGATCATCACGGCCTTGAGGGGATCAAGGCAGACGCCGGGATCGGCACCTGCCGCCTCGGCCTCGCAGACGTCCAGGCCCTTCTCGATCAGGGCCGACAGGGAGCGGCCCGACGCCTCGTAGCGGGCGCGGGTCGCGGCAGTCAGCCGGACGGATGTTTTCCACCAGGCGGCCGGCGGTGCGGCTCTCATGGGCTCAGTCATGCGGCCATCATATACGGTATGCAGCAAGGAGTACAGTAACTCAGGCAGCGATTTCCCCGCAGTCCGGGCACTTGCCGAGCCGCGCCATGTACGCCTTGCCGCAGTCACACCGAGTTACCCCGTAAGCGTCCAGCCATGTCGTACCATCCGATACGAGGGCAAATACCACAGCGTCGCCGTCGTCGGTGGACCGGCCGATCCGCTTGCGGATCTCCTTCTTGGACTCGACCTTGATCCGCGCGCCGGACTCCACCTTGGACTTGGGGGCGCACAGGTCACCGATCAGGAGATCATCATCGGGCAGGCACAGGTCCGGGTCGTTACGGGGGTCAAGCGCCTCGCGCAGCTTCCACCAGGCATAACTCCGGAAATCCGAGAAACGGTACTCGCCCGAGACATCCCTGCGCTGGCCTGCGCTCTTGGCTGCGGTGAACGGCTCGGCTTTCGCTTTCTGCTCGCGGAGCCGGTCGTACACGCCCTTGCCGATGCCGTCCGAGTCCACCACGGCGGTGCACTCCGGATCGGCATCGAGGATGCCCTTGATCCGCCCCGTCGTCTGCATGGTGTCCTGCTTGCCGAACTTCCGCAGTTCCGTGACCACGGGACCCCTGCGGATCGCCAGCACCGTCATGTCCGATCCCTCGCCGGCGATGTCCGCGCCGAGGGAATGCGGGCCGGGCAGATCAGGCTTGCCGGCGTCCTCCCAGGCGTGCCAGCGCTGGACCGCTGCCTCAACCCACGCCAGCGGGATCACGGCATCGTCGTCGGCCGCGTGGAACTCGCCGAGGACGTGGCACTGGACGAACTGGGATGTCAGGCCGTACTGCTTGATGCGCTGGTCAGCCCACTTGCGGCTGATCTGCCCTGCCGCTACCGCCTCGTCCAGGGTGACGTGGCGGGCGGTCCAGTCCTCCAGGCCCTCACGGCGGGAGTGGATGTCGTAGAACCGGCCCTGCGGGTCACCCGGCGTCGACAAAGCGAGCGCGAGGGCCTCGCCGCCGCCGGACAGGGCGCCCTCGATCGCATCCCATGTCGTCGCCGGGATGAGCTTCGCCTCATCGAACATGATCAGGATCGCGCTCGCGTGCGCGCCCTCGATCTTCGCCGAGTCAGTCGGCGCGGCGGCCAGCGCGAGGCCGTGGGGCAGGCGGAGGGCCTGGCGCATCAGCTCATCGGATTTCGGCGGCCTGCCATCACGGACGATGTCCCAGCGGATCAGGCCGGCCCACTTGTGGACCTCGGGCCAGAAGTAGTTCTTCAGCTGCTGCCACGCCCCGGCGGTGGTGACGATCTTCCAGTCGATGCCGGCGGCCTCGCGGGTCAGGGCGAACCAGAGGACCGTTATGGACCCGATGCAGCTTTTGCCCAAGCCCCTCGGGCCCCGGACGGCAACGCGCTGCTTCTCGTCCAGCAGGGTCAGGATCTCGGCCTGGTAGTCCGCCAGGCCCTTGGCGCCTTCCCCGGCTCCCTCGTCCTTGGAGCGGGGAACGGCGCCCCAGTCGATGCAATTTTCCGCGAACCCCGCTGGATCATGGAGGTACTTGACAACCGACTCGCGGGAGGTTTCCTGACGCCGCGCCAGTGCCTTCGCGTTGAGGGCCAGGAGGCGGCGGATCTCCGCGTCGATGTCCAGGGGCTCGGGCGGCTCAGCCGGCCGGGTCCTCGCCATCGCCATCCCTGCCGTTCAGGTAGATCTCCTCAGCCGGGATGCCCAGGTCAGCGGACATCTGCTGGAGTTCCTGGAGGCTGATCGCCGCCCTTGCCGACACCGACCTCGTGGGCGCGTCGAGGCCCATCAGCTTGCGCAGCGACTCCGACGCCTTCAGGATCGTCTGGTGGTGCCGGTCGATGACCGCCTGGTCCGGGACCGCGTACTCGCTGCCGTCCTCGCCGATGAGCGTCACCGGGTGACCCGTCTTGTCCACGAGGGGCTGCGGCTCGGAGATCAGGTCCCACGCGCCGCGGATCACCAGCATGGTCCGGTTGTACTCCATCGCCCGCAGCTCGTCCGCGGGCTGCTGCATGGTCTCCAGGAGCGCCCGGCGGATGTCCGCCTCGGCGGCGGCCTTCCCCGAGTAGCCCAGCTCGCCGGCGATTTCCTGCATGGAGTGGCCGCGTGCCCGCAGCGTCATCGCCTCGGCGGCCCGCTTCGCGCGCTCCAGCGCCTTCTCGTCCAGCCTCCGCGCCGCCAGTTCCCCCATCGCCCGCTCACCCCCCGTATCCGTGGTGAGCAGTTACGATGCGTGCATGAGCGGAAACCGGATCGGCTTCGTGGTCCTGACGCGCGTTACGGAGTCAGACGGCACGCCGGGCGCGTTCGTCACCTACCAGGAGGTCACCGGCCCCCGCGCCGTCGCCGAGAATGAGCGCGACCGGCAGCGGGCGCACTACGAGGTAGACGTGCGCTTCGGGGATGACAGGCCGGACCGCTACGCCTACGAGGTAGCCGAACTGGTCACCTGCGACCCGGCAGAGGCGTGCTGAGCCTTGAGCGAGCTGGCATGCCGCTGGGACCTGGACTGGCGGCATGCACCGCGAGGGCTGCCCGAGGGCCCGGTTGAGATGTGGCTCGCGGTCGCCAGCGATGAAGGCACCGTGATGGGCGCCGGGCCCATGACGCAAGCCCCGGCGTGGTGCTGGAAGGACGGCAGGCCTGCCATCGGCTACGGCCCTGTCCGCATCCGCATCCAGCGGCGGGGACGTTACGCGCGGGGCCTGATCGTCGCGGTATCGCGGGAATCCGGGGCATGGGCGCCCGTCTGCCCGATCGACCTGTCCGGCGGGAAACACCGGGAACTCCGGGCCGGGGATGAAATGACAATGGCCGATGGCGTGCTCGCCCTCTACCCGGAGTTGCCGGCCGCCGTGAGACCATGACCCCGATGGGGCGGCAGTTCAGGAGCGGGGTCGCTACCCGCCACGGTCTTGCGGGTTCGAATCCCGTCCGCTCCGCTAGCCGGCGTGAGTCCCGCAGGCTCCGCAGTAGCCCTTGATCACTCGCGCCTTCGGGTGGGGGCACGACTCGTCCCGCCGCGCTGGCGACTGCTCAGCCGCACGTCGCGTCTCTGCCCGCACCAGCGCCTTGCGTGAGGGCGCCGGAACTGGGGGCAGCGGAGGCACATCACCAGCCGGCCGGAGCCTGCCAGTCCTCACGGGCGACGCGCGCTTGCCGGTCACCGGAACGGCGCCGGCGGTTACCAGCGCCTCGCGGAGAGCCGCCTCCAGGAACGCCGACCGGGACACGTCCCCGCGAACCTCGTCAAGCTGAGCCGCCAGCGACTCGCTCACCTTGGCACCCACCGTGACCCTGCGGCCCTCATCCAGGCGCTTCCGCCCCATGGATAGAAGTTTACCGGAATCAGGGGCACGGGCGCATAGAGGTTTACCGGAACGGGCCTGGACGCACGAGGCGAACCGCCGCAAGAAATTCCGGGAGTTCCGGAGTCCCGGCGCGCAGGGAAAAAACGGCGCGCTGAAAATCTAGATGTACCCTTGGGTGCCCAAGACCGACTAAAGGGACAAGACGGGGGTCTTCGGTACATACCTGACATACAGGTATGCGTGACCACCCTGACCATGTTCCCGCCCGGGGCGGCCTGCCTCAGAGCTCTCTCATTGGTGCGCCGGCCCAGGTCCGCGCCACGCTCTCAGGCACCGCGCATAGTGCACCACTTTACGCGGCATGGTGGTGGGCGCAGGGTCGTGACCTGCGGCTACGTGGCAGGCTACCAAGATCACTACGGAAACTTTACGCGGCAGGGTTGACACCGGGCTAGGGTGCTGCCATCATTACGGTATCGGTTTAGATATATTCTAGAACGGCATTCGGTTCCCCGGGCATCCCGGGTGGCTGCCGATCAAAGCCAGGAGGTTTCAGTGCAGATGATGACACCCGGCGACGCTAACGCTCTCGGCTGGTCATATGACGAGGCCATGGCGGCACGGGATGCGGTGCAGGACGAGCGGACCGCTGCGCTTGACGCACTGGCAGCGGAGAACGGGGTCGAGCGAGGGGACGGGCCGGCGCTGTGCGAGTGCTCTGGCCGTGACGAGTTCACGCGGCCGGAGTCGGGTTACTGCCCGAGCTGCGAGGGATGGGTTCCCGAAGGCGCCGGCCTGAGCACGGCCCGTGAGCCGGACGGCGGAGTGCGAGCGTGCGAGCGGAACCTGTACGGGTTCTGCCGTACCTGCGGCACCGACATGAGGGAGTGCGTCGCCTGCGGGATCACCGGCGGCGAGCTGGTCCGCGGCCTGACCGGCGTGCTGTGCGCCGATGCGGCCACGTGCGAGGACCGGTTCCTCTCGGCGGCAGGTGCGCTGTGAGGTACCTGCTCGGGTTCGCCGTCGCCCACGTGGACCTGTTCCGCCCGTGCGGACGGCACCTGTGCGAGGTGGTGAGGCTGCGGGACGGGGTTACCTCGGTCATGCGGGCAGTGATGCTGCGGCATATGGCGAGCTAGGGAAGATCCGCCCGGCTGGCAGGCCGTCACGTTCGAGCCGTGACACGGGCACTCGGGAAGATCAATCACTAGCCAGGGGAGCAACGATCATGAAGACCAAGGACCCGCGCGTGCAGGTGACCAGCTTCGGCCGCGAGAACTGGCGGACCGTGGTCAAGGACGATTGCGGCGACTGGGCAATCACGGGCCCGCCGTACCCGACTAAGACCGAAGCGCTGGTGAACGTTGACCAGGTGGTCCGGGACTACTTCGGCGAGTAGCAGGCAGCCTGCCGTGCCGGAAGTCGCGGCGCACGGTTCACAGCCGGCGGCAGGCACGGAAAGATCAAGAAAAACTCACCCGAGAGGACAGAGCAAATGGGCGCGCTAGCAGAACCGATGTACGCGGTCACCTGGCCGAACGGAGGCGACTACCACAACGGCGAGCTGTTTACCCGCGAGCAGGCACTAGCCATCGCGGAGAGCATGGGCAAGACGGCCGACGGGCGGACAGCGAAGATCCGCAAGGTCGTATAGCGCTCAGCCTGCCGTTGCGCTCGCAGATCGGGCGGCAGGCACTCGATGCAGGAACCTAGCCAGGGAGGTTTACCGGAATGTACGACGTAGAGATGACCGATCCGCGGGTGTCGCATGCCGTGCACGCGGAGAACGGCGCGAGCCGTGACCAGGAGGACCGGATCATGGCGGTTGCGGCCAGGGCCGATCGCGCGGCGCGCGTCCTGCTCACGCAGGCGGAGGTTATCCAGCTCAGCGGGCGCATGATCAACGCCACGGCGGACTGCTCGCGGATCGCCGCCGGACTCAGCGGCAGGCGGAGCGAGCAGCCGCTGTATGCAGTGATCGCAGACGAACTGCGGGCGATCCGCGATGCGCTCACGCTCTGCCCGGTCAGCGGGCCCGTGCCTATCCCGTTCTGACGCGCTGTAGGGCGCACGCCTCACGGGACGTCCAGGCTGAGAACAGCTTGTGTCGCGTCGTGATCCGCAAGGCGTGCGCCCGGCAGCCTGCCAGAGCAGGAAGACTCCAGCCAGGGAGAGTCACCAGTGAGCTACACCGTCATAGGGATCAAGCCTCACGGCTTCCACCGTGCCAGTGCCGCGGGAACGTTCCGCAAGATCGTGCGCGTCGTCAGGACCGGCCTGCGTGCCGCGCGGATCCTGGCCACCGAGCCGGCGTTGCCGAAGCTGCTTCGCGTGCTGCTGGTGGTCGGCATGATCCAGACCCCGCTGCCTCTCGATGAGGCTTGCCTGGCCATCGCACTGCCGTGGCTGCTCATCGGGCACCGCGCCACGCTGCGGGCGGCGATCGTGAAGGCGCGGCTGGCATGAGCCTCATTGCGCGGCTCATGTTCGAGCTTGACTGCCGTTTCGCCGAGTGGCTCTGCACGCGCTTTGAGGCGATGGCGCGGCACCGCTAGCGGTGAACCGGAGGACAGCCCAACGGCCAGGGAGGGCTGTCCTCCGGCATGTCAGGGAGCTTACCGGCTGGCAGGAAAAGGCCGGCGTGTTGCCGCGTAAAGCTAGACAGGACCATGCCCCATGCATTAAGGTATAGCTATACCGTAATTCACTCTTAGCCAGGGGAGAGACCAAGTGAGCATCAGGACCGGCACAGAACTAGACCAGCGTGATCAGGAAATCCTCGCGTGGCGCACTACCGAGCTTGACCTGATCACCGGGCCGCGCGAAGGCGATTACGTGGAGTTCGCCAACGGGATCACGCGGCGCGTCTCCCATGTGTGGGGCACCGAGTGGGACACCGAGGACGGCTGCATGTCCGGCGTCCAGACCACCGAAGGCGGATCGTTCTACCTCGGCAACGGGCACGTCAGCTACTCCGGGTCGCTGTACCAGATGGTGCCGATGGCCAGCCTGACGGACACGTGGACGGCTCGCGCCGGCTCAGTGTGGATCTTCCACCACGACCACCACACCGCGCACAACGGCATCGCCGCCGAAATCCCGTTCCGTGTCTACAAGTGCTCGCAGGACGCACCGCGTTCCTAGGTGCTCATGGCCGGGCTGGTCACGTACCAGCCCGTGCCATGTCCGCTAGGGCAGCCCGAACTAGCCAGGGGAGAAAAGATCATGACCTACAGAGACCGGCGCGAGGCCCGCGCAGAACGACTGCGCGGATGGGCCGGGACACGCGAAGCACGCGCCGAGGCCGTATTCAAGGCCGGTGAACCGTTCACATCTGACTACGCGTTCAACACCCAGCCGGGGCACATCCCGTTCCGGGCGAAGCTGATCGCCCGCGAGGACCGGGCGCACGAGTCGGTCACCAAGGCCGCGTCGATGCGATCCCGCGCGGACGGCATCGAAGGCCAGCTGGCGAACGCGATCTACGAGGATGACCCGGACGCGATCGAGCAGTTGCGGGCCAGGATCGCCCGGCTGGAGACTGAGCGCGACGCGGCCAAGGCAGTCAACGCCGCCTACCGCAAAGAGCACAAGGCCGAACTGGCGGCGATGGAACCCTACGAGCGCAGGCAGGCGGTGCCGTACCCCGGCTATCACTTCGAGAACCTGTCGGGGAACCTGAGCCGGCAACGCGCCCGGCTGGCCCGGCTGGCCCGGCTGGAGAGGGCGGCTGCCAGCGCCTAGCACGTCAAGCCCTCGGACCGGCTAAGGACCGGGCACCTGCGAGCGAGACGCAGGAGGGCACGCAGTAGGCGAAGCACCCTAGCCAGAGGAGACAGTAATGGATAACGAGAGACTGCACCGCGCCGGGCAGGCTTACCGCGAGGCAGTCGCCGCAGCGGATGCGCAGTACGAGGCGGACGGCGACCGGGGCGCCTGCAACGCCGCCAAGGTTGCCGCATCAGAGGCGCTCAGCGCCGAGAAGAACGCGGTATACGCGCCGGTCGACGCGATGCTCGACCGCATAGACGACGACGACAGCCCCGTCAGCTGATGGCCCCGAGGCTGCGCGTCTCGCACGCGCAGCCGATCGGGCACTCAGCCCAAAGTCCCTGCCAGGGAGGACTACGCAATGACCATCACCCTTGACCGGCCCGACGTCCGGTCGCTGTCCGATGCCGAGCTAACTGAGCTTGCATGGGTAACCGCCACCTACTGCGGAGGCGGGGAACTGTCGCAGGACGCGACCGCGGAGCAGCGGCGGCGTGAGGCAGCGAAGCGCCGTTACGCGGCCCGCAGCACGGGACTCGCGGGCGAGTGGATGGACGCGGCGCACGCTCAGATGCTTGCTGCCGAGTCCGTTTGCTGCGGCAACCTCGTGCGCAAGGGATCGGAAGTCACCGACGGCTGGTCGCTCTGGTCCGGCACCGAAGCATGGGCCAGGGCGAACGCTACCGAGGAGCTGCGGGAGTTCTGGGATCAGTCCCCGCGCATCACCGTAACGCAGTACAAGGCGCAGGAAAGGCGCCAGAGGGAGGTTTACGAAGATGACCGACTGGACCGAGATGCAGCCGGCGGAGTTCGACAGGAGCGCAGCGGGGAAGAGGGAGCGCGCGATCATCGAGAGCGCGCCGGCCACCCTGTTCCCGCGGCTCCTGCCGGCGCCGTCACGCAAGGCCACGCCGGCGGCAGTACAGCTGCCCGGCCAGGATTCCCTGTTCGGGGAGGACGCATGACCACTGACACCGCGTGCCTGCACACGGACGACTCGTGCACGCACAAGAGTCCTACCGGGCGGGCGATAAGGGCAGCGGCGATGGGCGCCACGGAGCCCGTGGCGATGGCATACCGGGCGCCGGCTCAGGTAGCGGTAAGGGAGCCGTCAGCGGTCATCGTGCCGCAGCGCAGCGCAGCTAGGCGCACGATTGACGGGGCGATGGTGCTGGACTACACCCGGCTCTACCTGTCGCGCTACGTGGCGTTCCCGAGTGCCGCAGCGCTGGACCTTACTACCGCGTGGATCGTGCACGCATCGGCCCGTGACCGTGACGACACCGGCATCGGCCCGCTGATCTGGCGGGCGAGCCCGCGGCTGCTGGTCACGTCGGCGACGCGCGGCAGCGGCAAGTCAACCGTGCTGGACCTGATCACGATCCTGACCAGGTCGCGCAACGGGCGCATGCCCAAGGTCACGCCCAGGGCGATTGCCTGCGTGCTGGGACGCCGCCACGAGACCGCGATCCTTGACGAGGCGAAGCTGATCCTCGGTGCCGGGAACCGGTCCCAGGAACTCCAGGGCATCCTGCTGGCGGGCTATACCCCGCGGTCCAACTACGTCGCCAGCAAGGGCGGCAAGGATGACCCGATCCCGCTTTTCGGCCCCGTCGCCTACGCCGGCAAGGATGAGCTGATCACCGACACCGGCGGCATGCTCGGCGACCTGCTGGACCGCTCCGTGATCGTGCGCATGCGCACCTCGCCCCGGCACATGCCGGAGGTAGACGAGGACGCCGAGGATGACGGCGACCTGCTCGCCGGCGCTCTCGCGGCCTGGACGAGCGAGGCCAAGGGCGATCTGCGGGAAGCCGCCAGGGCGCTCGGCGCGGCCGACAGGGAGACTGGCGCGGTCACTGACGGCGCGGCGCTGCGGGCAGCTCAGATATGCCGTCCCCTGCGCGCTGTCGGCATGGTCGCCGGCGGAGGCTGGGCAGAGCGCATTGACGAGGCATGCCGCCGCAGCGAGGACGAGGACATGATGGACGTGCTCAGCGCGCGTTTCGGTTCCGCTGGCGCGGCATCAGACGGCGATGACGAGTGGGGCACCGGCAGCGTGGTAAGCGGAGAAGGTGACTGGGATGCCTGATCAGGTAACCCGCGACAAGCTCGCGGCACTCAATCCCGGCATGGACGAGCGCGGGCTAGCGCGCCTTGCCGCGTTCGAGCAGCTCATCGCCGAGGATGACGAGGCCAGTGGCTACGAGGACCCCGCGGACGAATGCGAGGGTGCACCGTGACCCGCGCGCTGCGTGCCGTCCCCAGCACCACGATGCCCCTGTGGGATGCCGTGGCCAGCTACCTGGCCACCATGGACCACCCGGAGAGCGCCGGAACGCGGAAGCAGTACGGGTCGATCCTGAACCGCATGGCCAGGGGCATCGGCGAGGAAAGGGACGTGCAGGCCGTCACCGCCGCCGACCTTACGGCGTGGATGAAGGCCACGTCCGGGGATCGCGCCCCCCGGACGTGGAACCTGGCGAGAGTATGCCTGCGCTCCGCATGGTCGTACTGGGGGCAGGCAGGCTGGGCTGACCCGGAGGTTGCACGGGGCATCCCGCCGCGGAAGGTCGCGGAGGACCGTGACCGGGCAATACCGGGAGACGTGCTGGAGGCACTGCTGGCGGACCAGAAGATCCCGCTGCGGGAGCGCGTGCTCTGGCGGATGATGCTGGAGACCGCGGCGAGGGAGTCGGAGCTGCTGCGGCTTGACGTCGGCGACCTGGACCTGCCGCACCACCGTGCGCGGGTAACACGCAAGGGAGGCGACACAACCGGCCTGTGCTGGCAGTCGGGCACCGCATCGGCGCTTCCCCGGCTGCTGAAAGGGCGCAGGAGCGGCCCGCTGTTCGTCACGTCCCGGAAGGCGCCGGCGGGAACGCCGCGCGCCGACGTGGCACCTGACGGCCGGGGAAGGCTGTCAGCAAGGCAGGCGCAGGACACGTTCATGAAGGCAACCCGGGACTTCCCCGGAGGCCCCTGGACGCTGCACCAGATCCGCCACCGCGCACTCACCGACGCGGCCGAGGCAGGCGCGTCGACCGCGATGATGATGGCGCTGAGCGGCCACAAGAACGTCAAGAGCCTGCTGATCTACGCCAGGGTAGGGACGGACGCGCTGGCAGCCTGGCAGGCCGATCGTGACCCGAACCGGAGGCACTGAGATGGAGAGCACCGGCAAGGCCGAGTACGACCGGCTCATGAGCGAGTTGCGCGCCGGGATGGCATCGCCGGAGCGCGAGTCCGGCAGCCGCACATTCTCCGCCAGCCCTGCCGTGAACGCCGCGTGCGCTCTTGCCCTCGCCGCGTTCGTGCTCGGCCTGGCAGCGGTCCTGGCCCCTGGTGAGCACGCTACCTACTGGGCATCCCTCTGGCACTGCTGCGAGTTCATCACCGGGATTGGGTTGTGCGCGCTGTTCGGGGTTTACTGCAAGTGGCGGAGTGCTGCGGTAGCGCGGAACCAGGCACGGCAGAGACGCTAGGTGCTGGGCGGATCTTCCGAGTTCACGCGCTGGAAGACCACGATGTAGGCCACGGCGGCGATGATGGGCATTCCGCCGTGGCGGAGCTGCCGGTACCACTCGCTCATGGTGATGATGCCGACGTCCAGCTGCGATACCGGATCGACCGGGCCGGCCTGCGGCTGCTCGCTCACGCGGCACGCTGCCTTCGCAGGATGCGAGGATCAACGCCGCCCGTGCGGATTCCGTGCTCGCGGACGTCCTTGTCTGCCTGCGCAACATCGTCAGGGTGATACAGCGGGTGGCCGCGTTCCGACAGGCCGCGCGGACTCAGGAAGCCGCGCGATGCCCAGGTGCGGATCGTGGACGGGCTGACGCCGGCAAACTTGGCTGCCTGGGCCGTGGTGACCAGGCCATCCCCCCGGGTAATGAGCATGCTCACCTGCCCGGGAATGCGAAATGACCCGGGCCGCAATCGGGTCCGGGTCATGGATGTGTTAAGTCCTATGCCAGTGTCGTACCCCCGGTGACCTCTGTCAACTAGCCGCGCGATCATGCCGCGTCTAATCTGGCTGCCCTCACCCGGTCAAGTTCCGCCGTGCTCAGCGTGGCTGCGTAGAGCCGGGTCCAGGCCCGGTACTCGGCCGTATTCAGCAGCCTGCCGCAAGCCCGGCATTCAGCTTCGTACGCGCTGCCCTGGACGCGCTCCAGCATCAGCAGGTCGCACGACGGGTCCGGGCACGGCACGTCCAGCCGTTCCACCATGCGCGTCTCCCCGAGCACCGAGCGGGAGCGGTACTGCAGCGCCATGATCTCGCTGCCCGCATCCGCTCCGGACAGTTCCACGGTCACTTCCGCGTAGCCGCCGATCCGGTTGGTGCGCCCGTGGCAGCCTTCCGGGATCTTCCCCAGGTCATGCAGGGAGTAGGCACGTGACATGGCGTCGGCGGGCAGCTCGAGCAGGCGGTCCAGGTGCGCGGCGAGGGTGCGGCAGAACGCGGCGACCTGCCGGCCGTGGTCCGGGCGGCGGCGCTGCTCATCGGTGTCGGGCATCGTGAGGCCCGCGTCCATGCGGCAGCGCTCGTCCCAGGACGCGAGGATGTCGACGTGCTCCCGCAGCAGCGCGTCGATGTCTGCGCGCAGGGGCAGCGGCGCGGAGTGGCCCTTGATGGCTACCTTCTCGCCGCCCTGGCCCTTGCTGCCGAGTTCCTGGTGAAGGCGTACCCACAGCTCGGGGATGAGGGTGAGCGCCCGGTAGACCTGGTTACGGCACTTCTGGCAGAACGCCGCATAGCAGAGAGCGGGAGTCTTGACGGTCTTCCCGTCGTCGCCCACGGCAGCGGTTGAGCCTGAGCAGTAGTCACCGCGCCGGCATTCGTGCTGGCCTGCGGCTGGCGATCGGGGTGGCGGGGTGGTGGCGTGATCCCGCCGCCGCTCGCGGAAGCTATCGGAAGCCTGAAAATCAACCTGCCAGTAGTTCCCGCGATTGGCCATAGCGTCACCCCTGATGCTCGCGGTGTGGATGAGGCCATAATGCCACGCAGGGCGACTACCCGGCTACGAAGCGCTAGCCAGCTGCTCCGGCATGATCTCGGTTAGCGGCCAGAGGTTAGCGGGATAGTCGCCGGCTTCGTAGCACCGGCTGCAGTTCAGCTCACCCTCGCAGAGCATCCGCCCGTGGTTCGCGGCGTGAGGCGCGCAGAAGAGGGCGTCCAGCACGTGCCCGTTCCCGCACCTGCCTGCCAGGCGGACGGTTCCGGTCTCATGGCAGCTGGTGATGTGGCACTCCGGGTGATCAGCCATGGCGTCCATCCTGCCATCACGGCGTGAACTTCCGCCGCAGCTCGGTCTCCTGCGCACGGTGGCCGCCGGTCACTTCCTCAATCAGCGTTGAGATCATCTCCTGCAGGCGGGAGATCTCCGCGTACTCGGCGATCTTGTCCTCGGGCGGGTCGCCGTTACGGTGCAGGTTCGAACGCTGCCACCCGTGGATGGCCGCGATGCGCTTGCGCTCCCTCGCCAGTTCCGCGTCCTTCGCCTCGATGACCGGCTGCACGATCGACATGACCGCGGTTACGGGATCAGTGCCGGACGGGAGGGACAGGAGGCGGCGGTGGATGGCGCGCTCTACGTCTGCGCAGGAGGCGGTAGCGGGGTCCTGTCCGGTCATGGCGTGTTCTCCCGCGCGTAGACCCACGCCTGGATCACGATCGCCAGCACCTCAAGCTGATCCCCAGCGGGCAGCGGCAGCAGCCGGGAAAGCAGGTCGGCAGCACTGGCAAGATGGCGCTTGCGCTCAGCGGTCACTCGCAGGTGCACGGGCACGTGTAATCCTCCAGGTAGTCGCTCCAGCCGCAGTCCGAGCCCTCTCCGGCGTGGCAGCCGAGGCGAGTACAGCAGGTGCAGTCCCCGCAGGGCTCGTAGGGCGCGGCATCATCCAGCCCGTCCATGGTCTCTACCTCCCCGCAATCAGGGTGTGTACAGGCAGGCTCAGCGCCAGTTCGTGCCATGCCAGCGCGAGCAGGGCCAGGGTGAGCAGCGGGTCGATGATCCACAACTCCGGGCGCGTTCCGGTGGTGAAGGCTGCGCGGCCTGGCAGGAAGTGGAAGCGGTGCTGGCTCAGCGGGTAGAACCACATCACGCCCGACTCAGTGCAGGAATCGCCAATCAGGTGAACTCCGGTGCCGAGCGCGACCGCCAGCGGGATCAGCGCGAGCCCGTAGCCGTACCAGATGACCCCGGCCGCTGCGGCGATGCCCAGCACGTCGGCCAGGTGCCCGTCAGTGACGTGCGTGGCCTCCAGTGCCGAGGAGAGGGCGATCGTGATGAGCAGCGCGAGCCCGGCCTTGCCTGCGATGTCGGCCCGGAAATGGCAGGCGAGCCCTGCGAGTCCGGTGAAGGCGGCGATGCCGATCAGGCTATGCGTGAGGTGCCTGTGGCCACCGCTGACGGACCGGATCACCCAGGCGAGCGAGCGCGTCAGGAAGCCGAGGCAACGGGCCTGCGAGCTACCGCAGCTGTCGAGGTCCGGGGTTAGCGCCATGCCTGCCGTGAAGCCAGCCAGCGCGAGCGTGCCGGGCACGGATAGGTGGAGGACGAACTCCCCGGCTGCCGCTCCCGCCACGGCTCCGGACAGGCTATGCGAATGTCCCATCATGGCTAGCCCACCACGGCAAAGCTAGGGCGCTCGGCATGCCACATCGCCAGCAGCCGGTCAGCCTTCGGCTCGCCAACGGGAAGCTCCTTGGCGACCCTGTAGCGGGTCATGGCCGCGCCGCTTTCAGCTAGCTCCCGGATGGCCTCCAGCAGCAGGTCATCGGTAGCGCGGCGTCCGGCCCTCTGTGCCCTCTTAACGGCACTGAGGGATGGCCTCCGGGGGGTAGCCCCGGCAGGCTCCGGGAGGGGTGCGGCGATGGCCTCCGGGGGTGCTTCGGCGACCACGGCGGGAGGGGTCACGGGAGCCACTTCGCGGCGGTCGTTGGACAGCACCTCGGCGATAGTCTCGGGCAGCCCCAGGCGGGACGCCAGCCACGTCTCCAGGGCAGGCTCCCAGACTGTCGCGCCGCCATAGCCCAGGGACCGCTTGATGGCGTCCGCGACGTCCGCCGGGAACCGCCCGGAGCGCATGGCCCGGCGGACGGTCAGCGGCACCGGCAGGTCCGGGCGCCGCACCCTCGCGGCGGTCACCACATCGGCGCAGTGCAGCCGGGCGTCCTCGGTGACGAGCATCAGCGGCCACGACGCGATGCCCAGCAGGTGCTTGCGGCGCCACAGCAGGAGCGTCGGCCAGGGTGCCGCGAGCCACCGGCCGGCCGGGACGCGGTCCGGGCGGGCGGCAGGATCCCGGCGCAGTGCCCGCCAGGTGAACCGCAGGGCCTCCACGCCGAGCACCCACAGCGCCGGCATGGCCGCGTGGATGACGCGCCACACGTTCCCGTCAGCCGGGGAGACCGCGGCGTTGGCCCACACCGTGAACGCGGCCAGCGCCCATGCCACCGCGTGCAGCCAGCGGGACCGCTCGCCGAGGGTGACGGCCAGGTGGTCGAGCACCACGTAGGCGAGAATCCCGGAATCGACGCCCAGGGGCAGCAGCGCCGGGAACACCCATCCGTGCGCGCTGGCGGCGCCGTACAGCGTCGTGAAGGATGACAGGAAGCCCATGGCCATGCCGGCGGTTACCACGGCGACGGCGAAGCGCAGGGCATTGCGCTGGCCGCGTGTCAGTCGTGCGTTCATCTCGCCATCCTGTGTCTGGCTGGTGATCAATCGCTGCATTTCCGTCCGTGTCGCGCTACCCGCTCATCCTCCGGTGGCAGTGTGATCGCTAGGGGCACTTCCGGCCAGGACGGTGAGGCTGGGACGGGTGAGGACATAGAAGCCCGTCCGCGGCCTGCCGATCTGGCCGGCCTCGGTGAGCGCCCGCAGCGAATCGGAGATGACGCGCAGCCCGAACGGCTTAGGGCGCCCCCATTCCCCGGTCGCGAGAATGCCGGCGCGCTCGCAGATGACGCCGCGGTCCAGCTCGCCGGCTGCCTCGTGCAGGACGGCGAGGATGGCGTCTGACGAGGTGCGGCCCTCGGGTCCGTCAGTGTCCGGGACGGCAGCGAGAGGAGCGGGCAGCGTGGCGGCGGCCGGGCGCGGCGCGGCGATCCTCTGCTGGTCGAGGCAGCGGCGGAACGCATCGCCGAACACGGCATCCATCTCGCGGGGGGTGGCGTCCACGGCGACCTTGCGCGGGTTGGGCACGAGCCGCACGCGCATCGGGGAGTCGGGGCGGTTGTCCGGGCCGACGATGTAGCCGAGCCCGTGAGTCTCCGAGCCGTCCGGGAAGGTGCGCGGCAGCAGCTTCGGGTCAGCCTCCAGCCCGATGATGCCGCCCGACAGCGCCTCCCCGGTGCGGAGCGCGACCGCGTTGCCGCCGACGACCATTGCCCGCAGCGTCATGTCGCCGAGCTGGGACAGCAGCAGCGTGTGGGAGACGATCATCAGGTGGCCGCCGGCCTTGCGGTTGAGCTTCACGAGGTTGCCGACGATCCGCTGCGCCTCGGTGCCGTGTTTCGGGTCGCCGAGCACGAGGTGCGCCTCATCGAAGACGGCGAAGATCAGCGGCAGCCCGGACAGGACCGGGTCGTAGAAGTCCATGCCGGGCCGCTCGTAGCCGTCCTCATCGGTCCACGTGAGGTCGGCCAGGTACTCCGACCGGGCCATCATCCCGGCCTCGAACGCGCGCAGGTAGGCCATGCACTCCGGGACGCCGCGGGCGTAGGTGACCTGGCCGCGCCAGTCCGGCAGCGACTGCCCTTGCTGCGGGTCCAGCACGATCGGGATGACGGGAATCTCGGACGTGACCGCGGCGGACAGCAGGAGATGCAGGAGGTAGCTCTTCCCCGAGCCTTTTACGCCCACCACGACGGACTGCTCAGCGCCGTTGCGGGGTGACCAGAACCGGAAGTGCGCGGGGTCGCCGTCCGGGAAGTCGCCGAGCACGGCTAGCCCGGTTGCGGGGTCGATGCCCTCGCCGTCCCAGCGGCGGACCCTGGCGAGGGTGTTGGTGCGCAGCAGCGTCAGCGTCACCTCATGCTCGCGGCCATCGGGCAGCCGCTCCGGGTAGACCTCGGTGACCGGCCGGCCGAACAGGGACGCGATCTTCTTGGTCATGCCGAACACGTCGGAGGTGTCCTGGTCGCCGCGGACGAGCCGCAGCGTGTACTTCGTGCCGTTGCGGATCTCCAGCGGCAGCGACAGCCTCGAGCCCGCGAGCCGGCCCTTGGTGCCGAGCGTGGCGGCCCAGAGCGCCGTATCGCTCAGCGGTGCGGGCTCAGGCTCGCGCTCGGGCAGCACCGGCCGCCAGCGGTACTGCCGTACCCAGAGGATCACGACGGGCAGCCAGCAGCAGAGCAGCAGCGGCGGGAGCGGGCCCTTGTGCAGCCCGAGAGCGGCGATGAGCGGCAGCAACAGGAGCGTCAGGCAGGCGAGCACGGCAGCGGTGCCGCGGGCGAAGGCAGTCAGGTGACGGCACAGCAGGACCATGCAGGCGGCGGCGAGGAAGGCAGTCAGGAAGGCGGCAGGCAGCGCATGGTGCAGCGCGAGTCCTGCGCCGGTGACGCCGCCGAGCCACCAGAACGGAACGAGGTGCAGGCGGTAGCGGTAGGCCCCGGTCCGGGCGGCGAGCTTCGAGCCCGGCAGCCGTGACGGCACTACCTGCCCGGCGAGTGCAGTGCCGGGTGCAGCCGCCAGTGCAGCGGCCTGCGCCCGGCCCATCTCGCGGGCAAACTTCTTCGCCTGCCTGCCGTCCATGCGGATGACCGGCCCCGCTGGCGGGTGCTTGCGCCGCCAGCGGGGGATCTCCCTCGTCGCCTGCTTCATGGTCAGCCCGCGTAGAACTCGGGCTGCGCGCCGACTACCGGCGCTCCCTGGTGAGCCTCGTTCATCGCACCGTGGTCGCGCTTGAGGCCGTCGCGGAACGCCTGCGCGGCGTCGAGGGCCTGCTGCGCTGCCTTCTCCTGTGCCTTCAGCGCGTCATCGATCTCCATGGCGCGGCCGATGCTGCCGGAATCCAGCCCGGCGGACGCCATCTGCTCGACCCTGGCGGCGAGACGCCGGGCCTGCAGCCGGGCGATCTCCTGCTCGCACTCGGCGATGATGCCGTTTGCCTCGACGACGGTCTGGTCGTAGGTGGTCTCTGCGGTGCCAGTTGGCATTGCTTTTCCTTCCGTTGCGAGTGACGCATCGCCATGGCGGCGGTGCGGGATGCCTGCGGGCCAGTCGCCATCGGCCTGAGCGGTGTCTGCCTCGAACTGCCGGTTGTGAGCCTCCACTAGCGCAGCCTGGTCGGCTGGCTGCCGCCGGTTCGCTGCCGCATCCACGGCGTGAGAGCGATGGAAGTTCTCGCCGCCCTCGGTGAGAACCGGGTCAGCGTCGGTGCCCGGATGGCCGCACGCACCGCAGATGGTTCCGGGTGCGGCCAGCGGCGCGTCCGGGTCGGGGTCAGCTGATCCCCAGCCACGGCAGTACGAGCAGGCACCAGCCGGACCGGCGCCCGATCCGCCGCACTGAGGGCAGCGCTTCTGGCCGGGGCGCAGGTGGTCGGAGTCATCCGGGCGGGCGTCATCGCGGACGGGGTAAGGGTCCCCGGGAAGATCGCTGGTGGCTGACTCGTCATCAGGGTCGCCCGGCTCATCATCGGGCACCCAGTCATCGCGGCGGGGGAAGTCCGGGTGCAGTACCACTGCATCGGCTGCCTCCTGCACTGCCTGCCTGCCCGTGCGCCCGGCCGGAGGCGAGTCGTCGTAGACGCGGATAATCTCGTCCCGCAGGGCCTTCTGGCGCGTCTTGTGATCCCGCAGGGCCGGGCCGTAGGCAGCCTTCGCCTCAAGATCGGACGTGCGCGCTTCCTCGCGGATATGGCGCTGGTGGCGGGACTCGCGGCGGTGCGCTATCCAGCCCGCGTGCCAGCCTGTCCGCGCCACGGGGAAGCCCCCGCCTGCCTCGCGGATCCACCAGCCGATGGCGTGACGGCGGCGCATGGCGCGCTCGCGGTTCCTGGGAACGTCGCCGGTCTTCTTGGCTGCCTTCACCTTCGCGTCACCGGACTTGCGCCGGTCGTCGCCCATGTGATCCCACGCGGACTTGACCGAGACGCCGATGCCGACGCACAGCAGCAGGAATACGAGTTCCATGTCAGCCCCCTAGACCTGGTTGATCGCGGTCGTGAGGCTGCCCATGACGCCGACGATCGCGCCACGGAGCCCGGCCAGCGCGGGGATGCCCGCCACGCCGACAGCCACCAGCACGCCGAGCGCCAGCCCGATCCAGCCGGTCCGCGGCTGAGCCGTCTTCTTCGGGTGCAGGTCGTGGGCAAAGATGATCGCCAGGATGATGAACAGTCCCGCTGCCAGCGGGACGCCCACGGCCCAGTTGAGAACCGACCCGAACGCGCCCTGCGCCCAGGCGCCGACGTCCCCGAGGATCCTGCCGAGGAACCCGGTAGTGCCGATCACCACGACGCCGAGGAACACCAGCACGGCGCGGATGGCCGTGAAGATGCCCAGCCAGTGGAAGACGCCGAACAGGAGCAGGAACAGCGCCCCCAGGTCGGTAACGGTCAGAGTCATGGTGCGGCCCTCCTAGGACCTGAACAGGAATACGTAGATGACGACGGCGGCGATAACCACACGGGGCGGCGATTCCAGCACCCACTCGATGCAGTGCAGGAGAGCCTTGACGCACAGGTGCCCGTAGCCGTAGATGATGCGCGGCCAGACCATGGCCAGCGCGTTCCACTGCCCGGCGGCGCGGTGATGGCGTTCGCGGGTCTCGGCCAGCGACGGCGGCTGCGCGTGCAGCACCGAGACGCCGGACGAGATGCGGGTGAAGGCGCGCTGAGCGCGGTCGGCGGCTTCCTGCCAGCCCGCAGGAGCAGGCCGGAGGTCGTCACTTTCCGTGACGGGCGCCAGTTCGGCGGAGTGCAGTGCTGGCAGGGTAGCCGGTGGCTTTGGTATGCTTTCCCCGCGCCCGCGCGCCTCTGCCCGTTGGAATCCAGATCCGGCTTCCGGCGGGACTGCACTGTGCACTGCCTCCTGCGTCACGCTGCGCAACCTTCCTTGTGGTTGTAGTCGCCGCGCTCGATCGCCGCGGCGAGCCCGTTCACGTAGTCGGCCGCGATGCCCAGAAGCTCGGCCGCGCGCTCGGAGTCCATCCGCCGGGCGGCGGGATCACGCTGCGGGCGCTGCATGTGCTTGGCTGCCGCGCGCAGCCGGTCACTCGCCGCAGCGAACTGGTCGGCCGGCGTCTGCGCCGCTGCCGCTCGCTGCCGCCAGCGCGGCACGGGGCGTTCCTTCCGCTTCGCCATGATCAGGCCCTGACCTTCCTGCGCACCTTGTACTCGCCCGCGTGGCGCACGAGCAGCTCGAACTCGCCCCACCGGCCCTTAGCCCAGCCGTTGCCCTCGAGCCAGCCCGTCAGGGTGTCCTTGAGCGTCCCCACGTCGTCGGGGTCCGCGTGCAGGTCGATGTCGTCCGCGTGCCTGCCGCGGCGGAGGATCTCCAGCTCGAGGTTGCGGGCGGTCACGACGGGCCTCCGTTGCAGTAGGAGCAGGACGGGCAGGTAGTGGTCTCGCCGGCGAAGGCAGCCAGCATGGGCCAGAGGCGGGCGTTGGTGCCCGGCTCCGGGTCCGTGATGGTGATCAGCCACGCGGCGCGGATCTCGCTCGCGGCGTCAGGGCAGCGCGCCTCGTAGAAGCCCGTCTCGTCACGCCACGCCCGGCGCAGGCTGTAGCGGCTCTCGCCGAAGCGCTGGCGCCCTCTCGCGCCTGCGAGCAGGAGCGGCGTGCCGATCACGGCAGCCTGGATGCGCTGCAGCGTGTTGTCGCTGACGAGCCCGTCGACCCATGCCTCGCACTCGCCGTACCCCGGCGGGTCGCTGGGTCCGGGCGGATCATCCTCCGGGTTACTCGCGGACTGCGAGCTGGTCGTGACGAAGGCTGCCCGGTTGGCCGCGGCGAGCACGTCGAGGTGCGGGATGGTCTCGGCTTCCGGCGGACCTCCGGGGCGGGGCGTATGGATGATCTCCCCGTACAGCCATGCGACGGTTAGCTCACCGATGTCAGCGAGGGAGGATGCGGTCTTCCAGCGGGCGCGGTCGGCCCGGCTCATGTCGGTGTCGAAGGCGAACAGGAACCAGTCCGCAATGCGCTGGAGGTTCACGCGGCCACCTCCGTCGCGGCGCGCTGTCCCTTGCGCTTGGCGCCCCGGGCTGCCGTGCAGTCGGTGCAGACGGTCTTGCCGTAGGGGTAGGCGGGGGACGGGGCTTCCCTGCGGGTGTTCGCGGCAGTCCGGGTGTGGTCGTTGCGGCATTTCCCGGGACACTGCAAGGCGGAGTTCGGGCCGGTCAGGTGCGGTCGCCGGATGACGACCCTGCCGGGAGCCCGCACTGCGGGGACACTGGCCCGGATCAGCTGACCCCGGTCGCTGAACAGCTCGCCGCCCCAGATGCCGGCGACGGCCGGGCTGGCGTTCATGGCCGCGGACAGGCACTCCGCCCGGACGGGGCAGCCGGCGCAGACGGCCTTGGCCGCGGCGATGCCGGCGCCGTCCATGGCGTCGGGGAAGAACCGTTCCGGATCCACGCCGCGGCAGGCAGCCAGTGCCCGCCAGTCGCGGCGTTTGGCCACGGCCAGCACCGGGCCTGCCGCGCCGTCGCTCCACTGGAGACCTGGACGGGCGGTCATGGCCTGGCATCCCGCATCGCTGCCCAGGCAGTACCCAGGACTTCCAGCACGGCGCGGCCGGTGCGCAGGGCCTCGGCGAGCACGAACGCGACGAACGCGCCCGGCACCCGGCTTCCGTCACCGAGATCAACTACGGGGATGACGCCGCCGGCGATGCGCCGGGCGATGGTCCGCTCGCTGAGCCGGAAGGCCACGGCAGCCTCCTGCGTGGTGAGCATCAGGGAGGCAAGATCCGGCGCCTGCGTGGCTGCTGTCATCCCCGGCTCCTGGTCCGTCGTTGTCAGACTGAATTAACCCGAGTCAACCATAGTCACACAGTTGAGTCAACACGTAGGTAACTCGCGGTTTTTCAGGTTGTTACGCTTGGCGCGTGGACCAGCGGCCAGGCAGGGCAACAGCGAAGTACCGGCAGGTTGCCGCCGCGCTGCGCGCCCGCATTGAGGCAGGGGAGTTCCCGGCCGGGGCGCAGCTGCTGACCAAGCCCGAGATCAGGGCGCAGTACGGCGTATCCCTCGGGACGGTTGACGCGGCGCTGAGGGTGCTCAGCGACCTGGGCATGACCGAATCGCAGCAAGGGGCGGGCACGTTCGTGCTCAGCGAGCACGGCACGGAGAGCGAGCCGGAACTCGTCAGGAAGCTCGCAGTGCAGCTTGAGGATGTCCTGCGCCGGCTGGCGAAGGTCGAGCAGCGGATCGAGGACGCGGAAAGCGCGCTAGGGCCAGACGGCCCGTGAGCCTGTCCGCGCGGGCCTCCGCGCTCTCCAGCCGGCGCATGGCCTCATCCAGGGCGGCGGACAGGTACCGGAGTTCATCGCGCATCCTGCCACGCTAGGCGTGACGGACACTGACTGTCTGCGTCAAAGCCGGGGCAACGCATGTACCATTCCTGCGTCACGAACCTTACGATGGCTGCATGGCCAACACGGCACTGCGCGCGGCGCGGATCCGCGCTCACCTGAGCCAGGACGACCTGGCCCGCCGCATCCGCGAGGCTGGCAGCCGGACGGGCGACCGGAATGGCTGCACCCGCGGCATGGTGCAGCGGTGGGAGTCCGGCAGGACGCTGCGCCCGCAGGGACGCTACCTGCTGGCGCTGGAGAACGTCCTCGGGCAGCCCGCGTACAGTCTCGGCTTCGCTGACGAGATCCACGGCGTTGACCGGGCGCGCGCGCTGGACGACGCGGGCCTGAGCGCCGCCTACCCGGTGCCGGACCCGGCCGCCGACTACGGGCCGCTCACCGGCATCTGGCTCTCGGCCTACGAGTACCACTCCAGCAGCCGGGGCGAGGATCTCACCAGCAGGCATTACGTGACCGTGACCCAGCAGGGCCTGATGCTGCGGGTTCACTCGCTGCCGAAAGCCGGGTCCCGGCTGTCGATGGAGCTGAGCGTCAACGGCTCCGTGGTCACCGGGACATGGGCCGAGCGGACCGACCAGGCGGGCTACTACCAGGGCGCGGTGTACCACGGGGCCATCCAGATGCTGCTGGAGCCGACCGGGCACCGGATGCAGGGCAAGTGGCTCGGCTTCGGCCGCGACCTGGAGGTCAACATCGGCGGATGGACGCTCAGTCTTGTTGACGCCGATTTCAGCGAGCGGGCCATGAGCCGGTGGGACCGGGAGCCAGGCACCGGAGGATGAGCCGCCGAACGCTCTACAAGGCACAGGACGGCATCTGCCGCTGGTGCTCACTGCCGCTTCCCGAGGACTTCGCGGACACGGAGATTGATCACATCATCCCGAGATGCAGGGGCGGTCCTGACAAGCCCTGGAACAAGCAGCTACTCCACCGGGAGTGCAACAGGGGCCCGGGCGGCAAATGGAAGGCGCTCACCGAGGAAGCCCGCGCACTAGCCGGCGAGCACGGTGTCACCCTGCGTGAGCCAACGCCGGCGTGGCTCTACGGCGGGCGCAGCTGGCGTGATGCCGTCAACCTGGACCCGGGCGCAGCATCCGACCCGCACTGGCCGGCCGGCGCCTGATGGCCTCGGCAAGGATCGAGCCCCCCGACCCCGGCAGCTGGGGAGCCGTGAGGCTGCTGATAGCTCACCTGAACCGGCTGAACTACCACGTCGATGAGGCGAGATCGTTTTGCGACGGGGAGCCCATCTCCACGCTGCTGCTCAGCTAGCCCGCAGCATTGAGTGACGGCGTGTGCGCGTTCCGCTTGACAGTGGTAACCACACCGGGATACGTTGTGCTTACCACCTAGCGAGGGAGCGGACATGGGCAGGCAGCCAGAGGCCAGGATCGGCGACGTGATCAGCGGGACGTGCGTCACGTTCGGGAGCCAGAAGACCGGCATCGTGGCCGAGGTCATCGGCCCCATCGCCTTGCCGGACTGCGGCGGCTACCGCTACCAGCTCACCGAGACCGGCGAGTTCTACGCCAGTGGCAAGCCCGTCAGGCCGATCGTGTTCTACGGACGGCACGAGGCGCTGGCCTGATGTCCGAGCGCCACAAGTCCCCGATGCTCGGCTGGCACCCGCCGGCCGAGCTATCGGCGTGGGCAAGAGCAGAAGCGCAGCGACGGGGAGTGCGCCTCTCGGTGATCCTTACCGAGGCCCTTTCCCGTCTCCGTGCCTCTGCCGGCTTCGATCACTTCCGCATCGGCGGCTTCGATGACGAGGGCCGGGCCGGCGCTGAGTACACCGAGCCAGTGCAGGTCACCTGCGGCCTGTGCGGTACCTCGCAGGCGTTCACGTGGCGGGACGACGGGGGCGCCGACAGGACCGAGAGCCTCGCCGTGCTCACCGCATGGGCGCAGGATCATGAGTGCCAGCCACCTACAGGGGAGGACCGATGAGCGAGACAGCACGCAAGCCATCGAAGCCGTGGCGCGTAGACGGCCCGGCGGATCGCGGCAACGGCCAGACTTACCGTAGCCAGAGCGCAGCCTACGAGGCGGTGCGCGAGCTGGCCGGATTCGGTCACGACAGCACCGTCTGGCACTGGGAGGACGGCCGGTGGCGCACCTACGACAAGGTGAGCGCCGCTGACATGACCGCCGCATTCGATACGCAAGCCGTGACAGCTACCGGGACTACGGAGGAGGGGTCATGATCTTCGGTCACACGCACGACTACGAGGCAGTAGCCGTAGAGCACTCAGCAACGGGCCCGTTCTCGCCCACGGGAACCGCGATCCTCTGGCGCTGCAAGTGCGCTCACGTGTTCTCCGAGCGCATCGAGGGAAAGTGGACGCTCGGGCAGGTGCGCGGGGAGCGGGAGTTGACGGAAGCTGAGCGGATCGAGTTCGAGGCTGAGCTCGGCGAGGCAGCGGAGAGGCTGTCATGACCTACGCAGGCTGCCGCCGGGCAATGGCCCCGCAGAGTACCGCTCCTCCGCAACGACCCAGATCAGCCCCGTAGGGGGACCGGATAAGACCGCTTAGGTTCAAGAGCGGAAGTAGGAGGACGGCAACATGAGCACAACCGCCAGCGAGCACCCAAGGTGCGGATACTGCTACAAGAAGATCCGCATGCAGCGCAACGGCGCGTGGTATCACGACCACAACGCCAGCGTGTCCTGTAACCCCGGCTCGGGGTCGGACCGGAAGGCTTTTCCGGCGCCCGCTAGGGACCGAAGGGAAAGTGCGGCATGACAACAGGCAAGATCAGCGAGCGGCAGGCTCCCAATCCCGGCAAGTGTGACCACTGCGGAACGCGCTTCGCTGCTGGCGTCCAGATCGTCTCCGATGATGATGGCGGCTGGCTTTGCGGGGACTGCGCAGAGGCTGACTGGCTTTGCTCTGACGGGCCGACCTGGCTTTGCTCGGGCACGTCATGAGTGAGATGAGCGCCGACCACCTGTCCGCCTGGGGCAGCCAGCCATGGTGCCACGCCTGCCAGTCGCGGACAGTCCGCTGGCATTGCGCCGACCGTGGCTGCCGCAAGGTCATCTGCCTGAAGTGCATGGCTGAGACGATCTGCACGGGTGTGCGGGTGCTGCTCACCTACCAGGGAGTTGAGCGGGTGTGAGCGAGCTGCTGACCCTCTACTGGGTGCGTCCCTGCAATGCCCGGGATGACCCGGAGCCCGGCGTCCGGCTGGAGCGCGCAGGCGAACTGATGAACAGGCTGTCGCCCACTGAGGCTCGCGAGCTTGGCGCCGAGATGATCCTCGCCGCTGGCGCCAGTGAAACGCAGTGGGGACAGGGCAGCGGTGACCGCGATGCGTGAGCTGCCACCCGAGGCTGTCAACGTTGCCGCGGACGCCATTGAGGCGCACCCGGACTGGAACCTGCCATGGGCCACCGCAGAGGCGATGGCGCGCGCCGCGCTTGAGGCCGCCGGGCCGGTCACTGAGGCTCTGGTAATCGGCTACCTGGTCGATGGCAACGTCTGGCACCCCTCAGACGTAACGATCGTGCGGCGGGAGACTACCGCTACCGCAACTAAGCGGCCGACGGAGGAGCTATGACTGAACATCTGACGCTTGACGGACTGCTCATGCGCGTCCAGGCCATTGATGACGTCCTCGACTCGTCGGGAAGCCCGGACTATCTCGCGCAGCCGCTCGCCCGGCACTGGGCACGGGTGACCAAGGTCTGCGAGGAAGCCGGTGAGGTGTGGCAGGCCCTGAGCAAGTGGACCGGCGAGAACCCGCGCAAGGCCTGCGGCACTAAGGACGAACTGCTGGGGGAGCTGGGTGACACGCTCGGCGCGGCTATCTGCGCCATCCAGCACCTCACGAAGGACACCGAGGCAACCTGGGCCGTCGTCTCAGCGGCCGTGGACAAGTGCCATTCCAGGCTGACGGAGCCTGCGCTGTCTACCGCTTTGCTTTCTAAGCGGCAGGAGACGCCATGACCGACTACCGCGTTGAGTTCTCTATTACGCGGCGCAAGGACGGCGAGGGCGACTTCACGGAGATCGGCTTCGGATCGTCGGGAGCGCTCGACAGTATCGACGCCGCCTCGTTCGAGGTTGCGTCCATGATCCAGAACTGGCAGTGGGAAACCCAGCCCGGCATGCCTGACCCCGAGTCGCTCCGCGTCGCGGAGCGCGACCGGGAGCTGCCGGAATGACGGGGCCGTGTACCGCTAACCTGCCGAAGCGGAAGGACTGAGCGATGACCAAGCAGACTGTAGAACCGGGCGACCGGGTACTGATCCCCGCCATCGTGGAGTGCCTGGGCCACGACGATAACCACGTCATCGTCCGGGTCGCTGGCATCCCGGTTCAGGTGTCTACCGCTTCCTGTGAAGAACGGAAGGATTGCCCTTGAGGCAGACCCCGTGAGCTACGCCAGCCACCGCCACCTAGAGCGGCACGCTGGCAGTCGCCTTCGCCTTCGACACGGCCACCTGGATCTAGCCGCGTGGCTACCGCGCGCAAGCCCCCGCGACTGCCACAATCCCCCATGTGCGCTTATCCCTGGCAATCCTCCTAGCCCTGGCGCTCAACCTCGCTGCCTGGCGCTGGGACACCCGGAGTGAGCGCAGGAAGCCACGACGGCGGCGATGGTGGCGGGGTCCGGGCTGTCACTGCCGGTAGCGGCTAGGCTTCGGGGAGACAGGAAAGAGCGCACCGAGGGGGAGCCGTGGCACCACCGATCGAGACCGCACTGCCGGACCTGCGCGGCATCCCCCTCGGTGATGTCCCTGGCCGTTACCCGGCGCTGGACGCCGTGCTCGAGCGGCTGGTGGACGTACCGCGGGTAGTTCCGGTGGCCGGGTTCAACTCCTCGTTGGCGCCGTACTAGGTGCGCTCGTGAACTACCAGGACGCCTGCGCAGCCGTTGCCCTCCCGTGGCGCACCGGACGGCACAACAGCCAGGTCGCCTACGCGCAGGCAGGGGAAACGGCCAGCGACGATGACGTGATGGTCGGCACGTTCATGGCCCCGGAACTGGCAGAGGATGCCGTGAGAGCTCACAACGCGGCAGTCGAGGCGCGGCAGATGAGTCCTGCTGCGCCCGCTGGTGACGCAATGTGGACGTGCCCTGACTGCAACGAGCCTGCGCCTCACAAGCGCGGAGAATGCCCGGTGTACTGATGGCCAGGATGCTAGGCCGGGAGCGGCGCGCTGGCTGCGGCAACTTCCGCTGCCGTCTCTGCGGTCCCGGTGATACGCGGTGGGCCAAGCGACGGGAAGCGCGGGAGGCCGAGCGCGAGATCGAGGCTGACTACGACCACGCCGCTCCGGTTGCCCTGGCGCTGAGGCCGTGGCGCATCCTGCGGGAGGACCAATGACCTACAGCGCACCGCTCCGTGACCGCATAGCCGTCAGGATCTGCAACGCGGTCATGCGGGTACTGGCAACCGAGCACTACCGGAAGATGATCACCGGGGCGATACGGCTTGGACTCCAGACCGCAGCGGACGAGTCGCTGGCGCTGGTCACGATCTCGCCGGACGTGCCGCCCGTCGTGAGCTTCGATGAGCGCGACCTGGCCGTCATCGCCATGTACGACGAAGACGAGGGCTGATGCCCGGCACCCGCTGGGATGCCCGTGCAGGCCGCATGATCCGGATCCCGGAGTCCTGCGATCACTGCGGGCGCAGGCTGGCCAGCGGGCATGCAAGAGGCAGCAACGGGGAGAGGCTCTGTCACCCGGACAACCCGGGCCTGCCTGACTGCGCAAGGCGCGTGGCCGCTGGTGAGATACTCGGCGCGCTCAAGGGCATCGGGCAGCCGCCGCCGGGGGTCACGGGCATCACCGAGGAGGCCCGATCATGACCACGCCAGCCGCGCTCCGTGAGGACGCTGACCAGTTCATCGAACTCGTCCGGCTGGACTGGGCGGTCACCAAGACCTGGAACCGGCTGCACGCCGTCAAACCGGAGACCTGGACCGATGAGCACCGGGACGACATGGAGTGCGAGTGGGCCGTCCTGGCGCCTGTGCGGCTTGCCTGCGGGCGCACCGCAGCGTACCTGTGCATCCCCGGGCTGTTCTCGCGGATGGGCGCTCAGCGCTGCACGGGCTGCTGCCGAGCTACCGGGATGCCGCAGGGGAAGGGATCGCCGAAGAACGACGACGCCTGCCGCGTGATCCTGGGACTGCCGACCGATCCCGACCGCTAGGATTGCCTCTCCGCGTCCACGGAGACAGCCCGGCAGGGCATCTAGGTCCCGAACCTGCCGGGCTTTCCCGTTGCCAGTCACGTCTCCGGGCCGCAAGTAAGGCACACGTTCTGAGTCATGACGTGCTCGCCATCCGGCATGTCCAGGAAGCGCACCGCGTAGCCGTCATACGGCGTGAACGGAACCCCGCAGGCCGGGCACGGAAACTCCCCGCCCGCGTCGGCCGGTTCCTCGTAGTCGTCTGGGTGAAAGAGCCGGACGTGATCGAGCAGCCCGGTGGCAATGCCGAGATCGGCGTCAATATCCGAACCGCACCGCAGGCAGGCTGCGCTCATTCCGCCACCGTGCCTTCCCGCTCGGCAGGCAGCCGGCGCATCATCATCGGGTGGTCACGGTCGCCGCTGGCCTTGAACTCAATCTTCACGCTGGTGACTGGACCTGGCGGGATGCACTCAGGGTCAACGGGGCCGAAGTTGCTGACCGTGAGCGGCGTGTCCACCCTGATGTCCAGGCCGTGGGGCTTGGCCGCCTCGAACTCGTAGCCGGTGCCGTCCGCGAACTCCACGCGGGTAAGGACGCGGGAGACCTGCGGGACCGGATCGAAGGCAGTGCGCGCGGGCTCGGTCATGGTCGTGATCCCGCCGCGCCTTCCCGCCCGGCATCCGGCAGGTACTCGATCACGAATCCGCCGCCGTCCAGTGCCCGGATCCGGGCGCCCTTGCTGAGCCGTATGCCCGCGTCGCCGGCGTCACTGGTGACGGTGATGCTGCCGCCGGGGCCGAACTCCACGCCGAAGCCGGAGCCGTCCAGCCCGGCAACCTGGGTTGCGCTGTAGAGGCTGCACCCGACGATTTCGATGGGCGCCTCTGCTGTCTCGGTCATGGTCTTGATCCTCTCAAATTGCAGTCTCATCATGAGACTTCTGCCTGTCTCATCAAGAGATTCAGTCTCATCATGAGCCTGCCGGTTGCTGCGAAACGCCCGTCTGGCCTGCATGTACTTGACGTGATCTTCCTCCGGTCGGTATCACTTAGTGGTCCGGGAAGTGACCGCGCGCCGCGATCTGAAAGCCTCCGCGCGGGACACATGGACCGCGCCGGCCAACTCGACCAGCGCAGCGCCCGGCGGCAACTCCCCTCCCGGCGAGTCAAGCAGGGCAAGCGCCCGCAGCCGCACGTCGGCATGGCCGAGGTCGGACGTGAGCATTTCCCGCAGGGTCTCCTCGAAGTCGCGTGACTCGGCGGCGGAACGCGGCAGGCACGACGGATGGATGCCCAGCCCAATGAGCTTGTGCCGGATCTTCCGCTCGCTGCACCCCGCGTGGCAGAACCAGACGAGCCGGTGCTTCCCCTCGCTGATCTTGAGCGAGCGCTTCGCGTCGTCGTGACCGGGGCAGTACGCCGTGAAGTACCAGCGGCCCGTGTCGGTGTCCATGCGCAGATCTGCGGGCGCTCCCGGCACCTTGGGGCGCACGTGCTGGTGGAGGCACTCCCTGGACGGCACATCGCATGCCACGGCGCGCTCAGACGGCGAGAGGGATTGCGGGGCGCGGCTGATCGGGGAGGCTGTCGCCAGTTATGCTCTGCATAGGCTGCACCGGGTTTCTTAGCCGAGACGGTGACGGCTTAGGCCCGGCGAGTGTTTCCGCACTCGTTCGGGCCGCCGTTTTTTGTTGTCCTCGAACAGTCTACCGGTTGTAAGCACCCCGACACGGTGTGTGCGTGCAGGTTTTCGACCCTCCGCCCGCTACCATCCACGCCGGGGGGCCGGGGAGACCCGATGGGGATCGGGTCTCCCGCCACAGAAGCCCCGGCTGGCTCGGCTCAGCAGCCGGGGCTTTCTGTGTGCGCACATGAAAAAGCGCCGCCGCCAGTGCGGGGGGCGCTGGCGGCGGCGCGGGGCAGCCTCCGGGAGCGGGTGGGCTTGAGAGGCCGCACGGGGCAGCCAGCCGGACGGCTGCCGTTGCCGAGAGTAGCGCTCCCCTTACCGCTCACGGTGTTGCCGCAGGACAGGGCGCGTGTCGGGCGGTACGGTGCTGGCATGAGCCTCACGGAGCACGCCAGGCGCGAACTAGAGCTATGCGGCCAGTACGCCGAGGATCCCGCCTACTCGGAGTCCATCATCAAGGCCGTCGAGGCGTTCGCGTCCTACGGCCACTCGGGCGGTTCGGCCATGTGCGCCCGCGAGCAGCTTCATGCCCTGCTTGCCTTCCAGGCGCTGTCTCCGCTGACCGACGATCCTGCCGAGTGGGTAGATCAGTCCGAGGTCAGCGGAAGCCCGATGTGGCAGAACAAGCGTGACCCGGCCGTGTTCAGCACGGACGGCGACAAGACGTGGTACTCGCTGGATGACAGGCAGCCCGAGTCGGCCTAGCCGCTTCCATGCCCCGCGTGTCCGCTACCGCCAGTTGCCGCGTGAACGCAGACCGCTAGAAATTTAATTAGCCCGGCTGTACGGTGCTAAGTGACGCTAATCACTGAACCACCAGTACGCCGGGCTTGGTCACTAATCGTAGCCCCGCCCGCGTGCTCACGGCAAGCGGGAGGGGCAGTCATGAACGTAGATCGGCCGCGCTTACGGGATGACATCGACGGGGACGTGCGGGCGCTGGACGACCTGTCTTACCACTGGGGGCCGTTCTGGTCCTTCTCCGTCAGGTACGGCCGCGAGGGCCCCGTCTGGAAAGCCACCCCCGCAGACGACAGCACGCCCATGACGGCAGTCAGCGCGGAACTCCTGCGGTCCATGCTGAGAGGGTCCGCGGAAAGGAACAGGGCGCCCCGTCATGGCTGAGTGGCTGATGGACCGCCTAGCCGCGCTGTATGGCGCCGAGTACGACCTGATCGCCACCGCTGCCGGGCTCGCCGCGGTACCTCACGAGACGGGCCGGGAGACGCTGAGAGCGCATTCCCCTCTGGTGCTGGCCGTGCTGCTCGGGCAGGCCGCAGCCGGGAAGGCGCACGGCGAGCCCGCGCTGGAGCGCTGCCACCGGGCGCACGGGCGCGTACAGGGCGCGCATGCGGCGAGAGAGGCGCGCCGTGGCTGAGCGGCTCGAATCCACGAGCGACACCTGCGACCGGCTCGGCGGGGCTCACGATCACTGGAGTTTCTGGTTCGCCGGCGAGTTCTACGCTGCACGGACTGGCGACCTGACGCCAGGCGAGCACCGGCACGGGGTGATGGCCCCGCTGTCGGCCGCGGACCCGGACGAGCTGTCCGCGATGGTCACGGCGCAGGACGAGCCTGCCGCGGATGCCGAGCAGTTCGCCTGGGAAACCTAGAGACCGGCTGCGGCGGCCGGGTTCCCCCCGTACCCGGCTGCCGCAGTCTCTAAGTGATCACGGCGGGCGCGCAAGGCATCGGCCAACTTCGACCCCCGAAGAAACCGGCCAGCTTATTAAGGGTTGCGTGGCCCGCCGTGATCTCCCCTCCTGCTTGTCACACCGGGAGCGTAGCGTTGTTCCTGTGGCTCTTGCATGTTTGCTCTCCGTAGCAGGGCCGTTACGGTAAGTTAGGTTCCCTGTCAAGGAGACACGCGGGGGAAGGGTACGGAAGATGCGCTTGCGGCCACGGGGGAAGATGGCATTGATCGCCGCACTGTCGGCCGATCTGGCGGCGAGCCGTGAGCGCGAGGGCAAACTCACCGAGAGGCTTGCGTGGTACCGCGTGGCAGTCGAGGGCGGCACGACGCCACTGCGGCTGCTGGAAGGCGGGGCGGTTCAGGCGCCCCTGCGCTCCCCGTTACGGGTGGCGCGCATCCCCTGAATGACGGCGATCACGACCCGGCGTTCCTCGTCGTCTAGCTCGGGCAACTCGGTCGCGACCTCGCGTGGCTCCCGGATCACGGGCTCGGCGCCGGCCAGGACGCGCCGCGCCGAGTCAGGTTCCCAGCCGAGCGCGAGTTCGACATCCGCGAGCGTGACCGCGCCGACAGGGCGACCGGTCTCCAGCTTGCCGAGCGTCCGCGCCGTCACCCCTGACACGGCGGCCAGGGCCTTGCGGTCCCGGTAGCCGAGCTTCACCCTGCGCGCTATCACGTAGCTGGCAAGGCGTCCCCAGTCCTCAAGAGGCATGACGCCACTATGCCGGAAGGGTTCGGAAGAATCCAGCGTGTCCGCATAACTTACGCCCGCATCCGGTCACGCCACGGTCACCAAAGAGGAAACGGTGCGCGTTTAGTTTGACTTTGCTTCCACTTCGCTGCATCCTGATGACATGGCAAACGGACGACCGCGCGGACCAGCAATCAAGGGCTCCGGCCTCCGCGAGCGCCGCGTTCAGCTCGGGCTCAGGAAGACCGAGCTGGCGGCGCGCTGCGGGGTCTCGGCCCGTTACATCGCGGACCTGGAAAAGGAGCGCTACTCCCCGAGTATCGAGGCACTGCACCGGCTCGCCGGCGTGCTTGAGATGCCCGTGACGAGCCTCATGCGTGACCCGGAAAGCGATCCGATCACGGCCGGGAACGCCGCGTGACCAAGGAGAGCAACCGAGCCTGAGACGTGAACGGGGCGCCAGTGCTAGCTGACGCCCCGGAAAGAACCGCAGGACCACGATACATGAAGGGACCGCAATGCGTACCAAAACCACCCTTGCCGCCGATGGGCGCGAGGCGAGCATCCTCAGCCCGAAGGCCGTACTGGGCCCGATCGTGCGCCTCTCCAAGCACCGCGCGTCCAAGCCGGGGCACCACCACATGGAGCGGTCGCAGCGGTCCGTCAGCGGCAACACGGCGCGGGCGCTCACCAGCGTGCGGCGTAGCACCGGCAAGAAGCGCGCAGGCCAGCGCGGGGCGCTCGGCGCGGTCCCGCAGCACAAGCGGCCGGCCGTCTACAAGACCGACGCCCGGCGCGCCCGTGAGGCAGCAGCAGACCGGCAGGCGTCATGACCTCCCTTACCGGGAGCGGCACCGTCACCCTGGCCATGCCCCAGCCGGTAGCGATCGGGTTCTACTGCCCGGCCTGTGGTGCCTGCGGATCGAGTGAGACCCACCGCGTCGACTGCCCGCGCCGCCCGCGCGGCTACTGCGGCTGCTGGCAGGTCACCGGCAGGCAGCCTGCTAACGGGGTCCACTGCTACATCTGCGACCGGCCTGCTGATCCTGCGCAGGTAGCGGCGTGAGCGCCGCAGCGATGGAGGCCGAGGCTGGCCGCCGGGTGGATGACCTGATCGCCTTCGAGGCTGACTACCGCTCCCGGATGCGCGCCTACCTGCAAGGACTGCTGCGCGACCTGGACAGGCGCGGCGAGTTGGCAGGCGATAAATGCGCCGATCCGGTCACGGTCAGCCGCGATGACTTGCGTACGTTCTTCACGGCTCTGGGCGGTAGCCAGTTCCTGCGCCTCGGCTGTGCGGCCGGGCAGGCAGAGCAGCGGTTGCGGGCCGCTGGCGGTGCGTCATGACCGCCGCAGGGATGGCCGGCACTCTCGCCGCTATCGCGGAGCGGGACCTCATCACCGGGGACCAGGCAGCCCGCAACCGCATCGCCGATGGATACGAGCGGCTCGCGGCGGCCATCCGGCACAGGGCAGACGTCGAGGACCGCATACGCGCCCGGCTGCTGCCGCAACTGACTTTCACCAACAGGGGGACGACATGACCACGCCTACCAAGACCCGCAGGAAGCCCGCATCCAAGGCCACCGCAGCCGGCGCCGAGGCAGACACCATGCACGCAGAGGCGATGGCGGCACCACTGGGCCTGCCGCTGAGCCCGGACGCCCTGGCCGCGCTCGAGCGGGAATCACCCGGCGGCCCCATGACCATCATCGCCGCCGTCAGGGAGTCCTACGACGCCTGCAAGACCGTCACCAAAGGCGACTGCGAGGCCCTGCTCGAGCAGTGGCACGGGGAAGCACGGGAAGCCGTCTACGGGCCGCTGGCCGCATGGCTGGGAGCCGGGAAGCCCGATCACGTCCCGGCGCCGGCTGCCGGGATTGAGCGTGACGAGCCGCCGGCCCCGGAGGAATCGCAGCCTCGCCCGTACGCTCACCTGCCCCCCGATCCCTTCGATGCGTCTTTCGGCCCCCGCCGCGACGACGCGGTGCAGGCAGACGCCCTGGCATCCCTGGACCGCTGGTCTAAGGGCGGCACGAGCCAGTTCCCCGCCATCACGGACGAGCCCGCAGGAGAGCCGGAAGCCGCTGAGCCGGCCCTGTCCCCTCCCGCAGCGCCACCTGCTGCCGTAGATGCCGCAGAGGACTGGGACGCGCTCAAGGCACTCGGCGACGCGATCCCTGACGATGACGCTCCGCACACGGAAACGATGACCGTGATCATCGACCGCGCGGACGGGGATGAGGCGGCATGACTCTCGCAACCATCACGCCGCTGCCCGTCGCAGAGCAGACGACCGCGGATCTGCTGGACGACGCTGCAGGGCGCCTGGCGCCCCTGTTCGAGATCGCAAGGTATGCCTGCCCGGCACTCACCGAGGACGAGCTGGCGCTGGCCTGGGAAGACCTGTGCGAAGCCGTGCGGGTCCGGGACGGGCTGGCCAGCGGCTACATCACCTGGGCTGAAGTTCAGCCCGACCTGACCTGCTCCGGCAGGCAAGAGGAAGCACTCCAGATGGCGTGCGCCGAGGCCGACGAGGCCCGCGACCGCCTCCAGCACGGCTACATCCGGGGGGATGCACGATGACCGAGACGACTATCACCGAGGCAACGCCGGCCGACTACGACCCGCCGACGCCGAAGCTGAACGCGGCACTGGCGAAGGTGCAGGCCGAGATGCCGTCCGTGGCCAAGGACAACCTGGCCAGCATTCCCGGCAAGGACGGGAAGACCGGCTACAAGTACGGCTACGCGGACCTGGCCGACTGCAGCAAGGCGATCCTGCCGCTGCTGGGCAGGCACGGGCTGTCGTTCCGCGCCAAGCCGACGCTGCGCCCGGACGGCAAGTTCGTCCTGGCCTACGCGCTCAAGCACGAGTCCGGGGAGCAGGACTGCGGGGAGTACCCGCTGCACCTGAACTCGACCCCGCAGGCACTCGGCGGGGAGATCACCTACGCCCGCCGGTACAGCCTGTGCGCCATCACGGGGCTGGCGCCCGGCGGCGATGACGACGACGCGGCATCGGCTCAGGTGGAGGCGCAGCACCGCGGCTCCGGGTACGGCCGGGCCGACGACTCGTGGCGTGACCAGCCGCCGGTAAACCGCGCGCAGCCGCCAGCGAACGGTAATGGCCACGCGCCGGCTCATGCACCCGCGCAGGAGGCTCAGCCCGAGGCGCCCGACGCGGCCACGATCGCCGAGTGGGGCGCGCTGATCGACACCATCACCTGCCAGGAGGACGCGGACAAGGCTGACGCGGAGCTGAAGGAGATCTTCAAGCAGGACAAGATCACCTCCGCGACCGCCAACGCGATCCGCATGGCCATCCGGGCAAAGACAGCCTCCCTCGGCAGCCGTGAGGCAGTCCGCCAGCCAGATGAGCAGGTGCTCGCCCTGGCCGCGCGGATCGAGGAAGCGCCGGACATCGCCACCCTGCGGTCCATCAGCGACGCGGCGAAGGTGACCCGCAAGGCGAGTGCCTCCTACATGCGCGAGGGGAAGCCGGTCACGATCAGCCAGCGCATCGGCGCGCGGCGGGCCGAGCTTGAGGCCGCGATGGCCGGTGCGTCGTGACCGTGGCAACCTTCCGGTCAGCGTGGACCGACCCGGAGTTCGTGCGGCTGGCGTCCTACCGCTCATGGTGGGACGCCGGGACGTCAACTCGCGGGCCGCTGGCTGACGGGGAGAACCCGTGGCTGACGGACGAGCACCCGGAAGTCACGACCGTGAACGCGGCACCGGTGCCCCGGCCAAGGCTGGCGCGGGCCGATGAGTACGCGAGCCAGCGGTGCAGCTGTACGCATATTGCTTACGCCGATGAGTACGACGGCGGCTTCTGCCGGTTCTGCAAGTGCTCGGAGCACGGGGCGGCGTCATGAGCCTCTACTCAGTGCGCCCGTGCAGCACGAGGACCGACCCGGCACCGGGCGTGCAGCTGATGCGCCAGGGGCAGAACCTGAACCGGCTGAGTCCCGCCGAGGCGCGCGAGCTAGGCGCCGAACTGATCCTCGCCGCCGGCGCGAGCGAGGCACAGTGGCCCGCATCCGAAGCCGAAGCCGAGGAAGACGAGGACACGGCCATGCTCGGCGCGGGCTGGTCCGACATGTACGGGTCACCGGGATGACCGCCGGCAGCGACGTCCTGAACCCGGTGGACGTGGAGAACCACATCCAGTCCTGCTCCAACCGGATCGCCGAGGGCGTTCGCGTGGTCACGCAGGCCGAGCGCGAGGCCAGGGCAAAGCGCCGCGCGTTCGACCTGGCCTTCGCTCACGCCTACAAGCGCGCGGAAGGCCCGGCGCACGAGCGGAAGTACAGCGCCGAGATCGAGGCCATGCCGCACCGTGAGGCAGCCGACATCGCGGAGATCGCGTTCAGGCACGCGGAGCGGACGGCCAAGGCGCTGGAGAAGGAACTGTTCGCCTGGCAGAGCATTAATTCCAATATCAGGGCCATGTACGGCGCGGCGGGTGTCCGGTGAACCGCGGCGGACCCCTGCGCGCATGCGGACGCCGCTGGCCAGCCGAGGAAGCCGCCCGCCACTCCAAGCGGGGACTCACCGAGGGTGCCGTTGTCATCCCCTGCTCTACGGGATGCGGGGGCTTTCACGTAGGGGTGCCGAAGGTAAAAGCGGCACCAGCGAGAAAGGCCGTGCGCAAGCCGCTGGAAACCCGGACACGGCTGCGGCCACGCAGCGCCAAGACGGCAGCCCGCTACGTGACGCGCCGCCAGATCGTCGCCGAGATGTTCGCTGAGCCGTCCATCTGCGAAGTGCCGTGGTGCACAGACATTGCCACCGACCCGCATGAGCCGCTGACCCGTGCGCGAGGCGGCGACATCCTCAACCGCGACGGCATCCGCAAGGTTTGCAACCCGCACAACGTGATGTTCAGCGCGGATGAGCAGCTGTGGATGTACGAGCTTGGCTTCTTGATCCACTCATGGGCCCGGGGCGGTGCAGCATGACTGAGTGCTCGGTAGATGGCTGCACGAAATCCGCTCGGAGCAGCAAAACCGCTTACTGCGAAATGCATTATTACCGGCTTCGGAGAACCGGCACTCTCGAAATTATTACTAAGCCTCAGCGCCCGCCTGGCACTTGCACAGTTGACGGCTGCACCAAGCCTCGGTGCAGCCTCGGCTACTGCCAGATGCATTACTCGCGGATGCGCAGGAACGGATCGGTGGAGCAGACAAGGCCGTGGAGTCCGACGACCGGCCAGTGCCCGGTTGAAGGATGCGAGAAACCGCAGAACTACAACGGCATGTGCAAACTGCATGCATCCAGAGTCGCCCGGCACGGTGATCCGTTCGCGTACACGTCGCACAGGGAGCGCAACTTGGCACGCGGTGAGGCGAACCCGAACTGGACTGGCAGCAATGCCACGTATTCCGCTATCCATCAGCGGCTACCCCGCGTAAAGGGTCGCGCAGCAGATCATCCGTGCGCAGAGTGCGGCGGGAATGCGAAGCAGTGGTCATACGATCACGCCGACCCGGACGAGCGCACATCAGAGTTCGGTCCCTACTCCACCGATCTTGACCGCTACATTCCGCGCTGCGTCCCCTGTCACAAGACGCTTGACCTAGAGGTCAACCCGCCGAAGCGCTCGCCGGTTGATCTTGATGAGGTACGGCGCTTGCACGCCGCCGGCGTCCGGGTGGCTGCCATGGCACGCCAGCTCGGCGTCGGCCGGGAGCGAGTCAACTACGCACTGACCGAGCTTGGGCTACCCCGGTTCGGTCCCGGCAGCCCTGGCAAGAATCTGGCGGTGTCCGCATGATCCACGCCGGCGGCACCTTCATCGCCATCCTCACCGTAGCCGTCGCCTTCTGGGTGGTCCCGTACGGCTGGCGGGCCATCGAGTACCTGACCCGCCGCACCCCGTCCCGGTTCCTGGCCCCGGACGACGAGATGGCGCTGCGGATAGCACTGTCACGGCACCCGGCAGGGCAGGGAATGGACGCACGGGACGCGGCGTGGTGGGCCGAGCTGGATGCGCTGGCAGCCTGGGCGGACTGGGACCGGCTGACGGCCGATAGCGCCGATGAGGACCCCCCGTGACACCCCGCGAGCGAGCACTGATCTGGTCAGCCCGGAGGCGGCTCCTGAGCACCCGGCGCATGCCCACGAAGGCCGGGGCGCTCGTGCAGGTAGAACTCGCGGCCGGGGAACTCACGAAGGCGCTGAGCCTCGCGGGACCGGCCAAGAAAGACATCACCGACAAGGAAAGGGGGCAGGCGTGAATACCGGAATGGTCATAGGCGTTTCCCTGTTCGCCGTCATCTGCATAGTGGTCGTGGTCGCAATGGCGCTTGGCTACAAGATTACCAACACATTCACCATTGCGAAGCAATACCCGCCGAAAGACAGGGCTGCGGCTAAGGCGGAAGTCACGGGCATTGCGGACAGGCGATCGGCTGGCGCGGCATGAACGCCAATGTTGCCCCGCTAGTCGCCGCAGGAGTGGCCCTCATCGAGGCCAAGCGCCCCGGTGCGGTAGCCCTGCTAGACCCGGCCGTCCTGCGCGTGGATTCCTCCTGCGACTGCCCGCTAGGCCAGACCTGGGGCAGCTACGTGAAGGGAAAGAAGGCGCTGCGCCTGGACGAGACGGGAGCGCTCCAGCACGGGTTCACGTGGCCGGCGAGCGGCTACGCGGCTACCCGGTCGTGCGACTTCATCGAGGGCCTGAATGCGGAATGGCGGCGCGTTATCGCGGCTAGGAGGGCAGTCCTGTGAATGAGGAAAGATGCGACCTCCTGTGCGCTGAATGCCCTAAGTGTGACTGCGTATGCGAGGACCGCTGCGACGTCGATTGCCATCAGATAACGGCTGGCAACAGGGCAGCGAGAGGCGAGGGTGCAGCGTAGATGGCTGACAAGACTGGCATTTCCTGGACGGATGCCACATGGAACCCGACGACCGGCTGCGACCGCGTTTCACCGGGCTGCGATAACTGCTATGCGATGACGCTGGCGAAGCGGCTAAAGGGCATGGGATCGGCGAAGTACCAGACTGATGGCCACCCGTTTACCAGCGGTCCCGGATTCGGCGTGGCGGTCCACCCTGACGCACTTGACCAGCCGCTCCGCTGGAAACGGCCACGGCGCATCTTCGTCAACAGCATGTCGGACCTGTTCCACAAGGACATTCCCGAGGGCTTCATTGCCCGCGTGTTCGCGGTCATGGCCGGGGCGCCGCAGCACACATTCCAGGTGCTCACCAAGCGCCACGGGCGCATGCGGTCGCTTGTGGGCAGCGGCCAGTTCCGCGACGCCGTGGCCGATGCCCTGGCGCCGCTGATCACGGACGGCATACCGGGCTTCCGCTCAGTCCCGCCGTGGCCGCTGCCGAATGTCTGGCTGGGCGTAAGCGCTGAGGATCAGCACTGGGCAGACATCCGCATACCAGCGCTCAACCGGACGCCGGCTGCCGTGCGGTTCGTCTCAGCCGAGCCGCTGCTAGGGCCGATCAAACTGCACCGGGGACACGGGCACTGCCCGGTCCATGACTTCCCCGGCGGCTTCTGTTCCAGCCCGTGCGGCGATCTGATCCTGCCTGACTGGCTGATCATTGGCGGCGAGTCCGGACCCGGCGCCCGGCCTATGCAAATCGACTGGGCGCGCGATCTGGTGAGGCAGTCCCGCGCGGCGGGAATCGCGCCGTTCGTCAAGCAGCTCGGCGCGGTGACGGGCATTCCCCTTGGTGCCGGTTCTCACGGCGCCGACTGGGACGCATGGCCTGCCGACTTGCGCGTCCGCGAGTTCCCTGCTGCCGCGCAACTGGCCGCGTCATGACCGCCACAGACCACCGCCGCATAGCCACCCAGGCCGTGAGCCTCCTGCTGACCATCGGCTGCTACGGGCTGGACCGCAGCAAGCAGCGGGAGTTGTGGCAGCGCGCCCTTGACCTTGACCGGCATCTGCACCCGGGCTTCCCACCCACCACCGTCTGGACGGCCGGGGAAGGCGACATAGACCCGCCGCGACGAGAGCAGGCGACCGCATGACGCGCGGCGCGATTGCCGGCAGCGAGCCGGGTTTCTTCGCCATCGGCATCTACCACCCGAAGGCTGAGGTCAATGTCGGCTCCCTCTGGCGATCCGCCACCCTGTACGGCGCGGCGTTCGTGTTCACGGTCGGCCGCCGTTACGAGCCGCAGTGCAGCGATACCCCGGTCACGCCGAAGCGCATTCCGTACTTCGCGTTCGATGGCATGGATGACCTGACCGGCAACCTGCCGTGGTCGTGCCCGCTGATAGCCGTCGAGATGACCCCGTTCTCGCAGCCGCTGTACCAGTTCAGGCACCCGGAGCGCGCCGCCTATCTCCTTGGCGCCGAGGATCACGGGCTGCCGCGATCGATCAGTGACCGCTGCCACGACCAGGTAGTGATCGAGGGGCCCGTAGCGGAGTCGATGAATGTCGCCTGCGCCGGCTCCGTGCTGCTGCATGACCGCTACGTGAAAGCCGATCTGAAGGCGGCGAGGCCGTCATGACCACCTCCCCTATCACTCCCGTACCTGCGGTGGAAGGGAAGTCCGCCGTAGGTACGGGTTCCACCCCGCGCTCGTGGACGCTGGAGTTGCCCGCGGGCATGCGCCTGCTGTCCCTCAACGGCCGGTACCACTGGGCCGAGAAGGGCCGCATCACCCGCGACCTCCGCGCCGCAGCATGCGTCCTGGCACGGCAGGCGAAGATCCCTCCGCTCGGGCGCGCCCGCGTGACCGTGACCTACCAGCCGCCGCTCATCTCCCGTCGCCGCGACATCGATAACGTCGGGCCGGCCAGCGGGAAGCCATGTCTTGATGGCGCGCTCACCGATGCCCGCGTGCTGCTGGACGACTCCCCGCAGTACCTGACTGAGGTCACCTACCGCATAGGGGAGCCGTACCCGAAGGGCCGGTTGGTGCTGACCATAACCGAGGTACCGCCATGCTGAGCGACTGCATCCGCGAGGAATCCCCGCTGCTCGTCGGTAGGGCCGCCGCCGTGTTCAGCCCTAGCCGCGCCTACAGGTACCAGCTAAGCCGCACCTGGGGAACAGCGTCAAGCCTCACCTGGATCATGCTCAACCCCTCCACTGCGGACGCTCTGACTGATGACCCGACGATCCGCCGCTGTACCGGGTTCGCGAAGGCGTGGGGGTACGGCGGCCTGACCGTCGTCAACCTGTTCGCGCTCCGGGCGACCGATCCGCGGGAACTGACGGTCCACGCCCGGCCGGTTGGCAATGACAACGACTGGTTCATCCGCGATGCGGTCCACCACTTCGCGCTGCCCGTCGCCGCATGGGGCGCGCACCCGATGGCCCGTGCCCGCGGCGCTGAGGTGGCCGCCATGCTCGACGCCGCTGGGATCCGCCTCACATGCCTGGGCACCACGAAGGCCGGCCATCCGCGCCATCCGCTGTACGTGCGGGCCGACGCGCCGCTGATCCCGTACGAGGTGACCCCGTGATAGACGACACCCGCCGCGCCGTCCTGCTCGGCTACCTCCAGCACGCCCCCTACGCGAGAACCGGGGACCTGGCCAGGCTCATCCCGGGCTGCAGCTGGGAGTCCGCCCACGACGAGATGACGCGGCTGGAGCTTGCCGGCGCGGTGTGGATGATGCGCACCGGGGGCGGCCCCTGGCACTGGGCCGCAGCAAACGGGAGCAAGCCGTGAGCGCGCCGTACTTCGATGACGGGCAGGTGCAACTCTGGCTCGGAGACTGCCGGGAGATCCTGCCCGCGCTGGGCGTGAAGGCTGACCTGTGCGTAGCGGATCCGTCGTACGGGGAGACGTCGCTGGAATGGGATCGCTGGCCAGAGGGCTGGCTCGAGGCCGCTGCCGGGGTCACGTCCTCGCTCTGGTGCTTCGGCTCGCTGCGGATGTACCTCGAGCACGGCGGCGAGTTCAAGAGCGCCAAATGGAAGCTTTCGCAGGACGTCATCTGGGAGAAGCACAACGGGTCGGGGTTCGCTGACGACCGCTTTAAGCGCGTCCACGAGCAAGTGAGCCACTGGTTCCGGGGGCGCTGGGATGGCATTTATCACAAGGCACCGACAACTCCTGATGCAATCCGGCACCAGATGCGGCGCAAGGCGCGGCCGACGCACACCGGGGACATCGGCGCCGCTAGCTACCTCAGCGAGGATGGCGGCCCGCGCTTGATGCGCTCCGTGATCTACATGCGATCCATGCACGGGCGCGCACTGCACCCGACCGAGAAGCCGGTCGGCTTGCTTGACCCGATCCTGCAATACGCCTGCCGTCCGGGCGGACTGGTGGTCGACCCCTTCGCCGGCAGCGGCAGCACCCTGGACGCGGCCCGGTGCTCTGGCAGGCGCGCAATCGGCATCGAGGCGGACGAGCGGTACCTCGAGCTGGCAGCGCGCCGCCTCTCGCAAGCTGATCTTTTCGGCGGTGCCGCATGAGCCGCCGGGGAGCCTCCGAGCATGTAGGCGACATCCACATAGCGCAGGCCGTGTCAGCAGGAAAGCCAGCCGTCGTGATCAGCTCGTTCGGCAACGACGACTCGGTGCTGAGCATGCCGAGGCTCCCTACCCGGACGCAGGCGCAGAAGGCAGAGGCGGAGCGCCAGGAAGCCGAGGATGCGCTCCTTGCCGCCCGCTGCACGGCCCGCTACCTGATGCTCCGGGGCCACCGCTGCACAGGGCAGGGATGCCGTAAGAGGGCGCACGAGGGCGGGCTGGGGGCGCTGCGGGAACTGCTGGCGATGCTGGGACTGCGGGAAGAGGCACCGAAGGGGAAGCGCGGCGGGCCAAGGCGGTTCGAGACGTGAGCGGGCTTACGGTTCCTCGCCGGGGTGCTTCTCAACCCAATCGCGGTACGCCTGCTCGTAGGCGCGAACCTGCTGCGGGCCAATCTTCATGTCCCGCGCGATCGTGCTCTGAGACTCTCCGCCGCCCTTGCGGGCCCGGATCATCGCCAGTCCGAGCGCAGCGCGCTTGCGGGCGACCATCGCGCTTGCCTGCTCGCGGGCAGTGTCGAACGCCTGCCGCGCTTCGAGTACCTCCGTCATGGCGTCGCTCACCCTTCCACTATCGCACGAATGCCGCAGAGCGTAACAGCACTCCTGCCCCGTTACCGCCGGCTAACCGGCTGCTCTGCATGAGCATACCTCATTACCTGCTATGGTCATGACCAACGCGGGTATAGAGTAGAGATACACACGGGCACTGAGGGGAAGGGCGGGGCGCAGGTGACCGTATCGGCAGCGCAGGGGACCGAGGTTCCCGGCTAATGGCCCGCAGCCATGCCCGCGTCCTCACCAGCATCTGGGCTGATGGGGACTTCTGCGCGCGGTCTCCGAGAGCACGTGAGATGTACCTGTTCCTGCTCTCGCAGCCGGACCTTGAGCACTCGGGCGTCATAGGCGTGAGGACCGAGCGGTGGGCCGACGACCTGGCCGGCACGGAACCGGATGACCTGCGCGCGGCGATGGAGGAACTAGCCGAGCACAGGTTCGTCGTCATCGACTGGCGCAAGCAGGAAGTGCTCGTCCGGTCGCTGATCCGCCGCGACGACGTATGGCGCCAGCCCAACGTGTTCAAGTCCGCGGCCGGCAGCATCCGCGCAGTGAGGTCACCTGCGATCAAGGCGGCACTCCTGGCCGAGCTGATCCGGCTGGACCTGACGTCGGCGAACAAGGACGTCATAACCCTCCGGGATGAGTTGGCCGATGAGTTGAACCATGCCCTAGGTAACCCTTCCGGGAACCCTTCGCTAACCCTTAGTGGAACCCTTCCGTCCGGGTCGGCTGAACCCCTCGCGGGGGGTACCTCGCCGGCCCAGGGGAAGGGGAGTAGTAACGGTGAAGTACCACCAGGGGCCCCTTCCACTTTCCCCAATCCACTTTCCCCTGCCATCCGGCCCCCGGCCGGCGCGGCTTCGCCCCGCGCCGAGTCAGCCGCCGCGCAGCCTGGCCGCGCTTCCGGCCGCAAGCCTCGCCAGCCATCAGGCAATGCCGGGGATGTCATCGCTGCCTACGTGGACGGCGCTGTCGGTGCCGGGCTCATGCGCCCCCCGGAGAACCTCCGGGAGCGCGTCGGCAAGGACGCAAGGGCGTTGCTGGCGCAGGGCTACACCCTCGATTCGCTGATTGAGTCCGCCGGCCGCATGGGCGCCGGCGAGTGGAACGACCTCGCCGTGCAACTCCGCAAGGACGACTCGGCGGCGAACGGCAAGCCGAAGGCGGCCGAGTCGCCCGGTGCCCGCAAGGGGCGACAGGCAATGGAAGCCGGCGCCCAGGTCCAAGCCATGATCGATGAAGGCAGGTTGAGCCAGTGAACGCAATCGAGGCCGGCAAGCTACTGGGGCTCATGGCCCAGTACGACTACCGGGAGACCGCGCCATCGGACGTAGCGGCGTGGCTCCGCGTCATCGGCGATCTTCCCTACGCCGACTGCGAGACCGCCGTCATCGCGTACTACCGCTCGTGCCGGGACCGCATGATGCCGTCCGACGTCCGGGACCGCGTGACCGACATCCGGCGCGAGCGGCTGAAGAACGCCCCGGCGCTGGAGCCGCCGCGCGAGGTAGCCGACGACCCGGCCAAGTACGTCGAGTGGCTGGCAGCCGAGCGCAAGAAGATCGCGGACGGCCCGCAGGCGCTCAAGGCGGTGACCTCGTGAGCGAGGACTTCCTGGCGCCGGCCGAGGCCGTCATCGCCGCGGAACGGGCCGTGCTCGGGATCATCATCGGGTCGCGGCATGCGGCCGAGGAATCGGGTGACGCGCTGGTCCCGGACGATTTCTGGCTGCCGAGGCACCAGCTGATTTTCGAGGCAGTGCAGGCGCTGGCCGAGGGCGACGGACCGGTTGAGCCTGCCGCGGTGATGGCGGTGCTGACCCAGCGCAGGCAGGTCGCGCAGGCAGGCGGCGGCGTCTTCCTCGCCGAGCTTGGCGAGATGCGGGTGCTGGCCCAGTCGCTGGGCTGGTACCTCCGCGAGGTGCTGAAGGACTCCGGGCGCCGCAAGATGGGGCGCCTGTCGATCCAGCTTGCGCAGATGGCGTCCAGCCCCAGCTACGACCCGGACCTGGACCCGGACACGGCGCGGAAGCTGCTCGAGGACGCGCTGGCGGCCCGCGGTGAAAGCCGGGCGCTGACATCGGGTGACGTGTTCGTGAACGCCCTGCGGCGGCTCGAGGAGCCGGAGGACAAGAGCGGGGCGATATCCCCGCCGTGGGATGACCTGCGGGACCTGATCCCGGTGTTCCGGCCCGGCCAGCTCATCACCGTAGGGGCCCGGCCGGGTGCCGGCAAGAGCGTCATCGCCAGTGACGTGCTGCGGCATGTCGGGCTGAAGCTGCGGCTGCCGTCGATCTTGTTCTCGATGGAGATGTCCGAGGCCGAGGTCACCGACCGGATGCTGTCCGCGGAGTCCTCGGTGTCGCTGTCCCGGATCCAGGCCCGCGAGCTGGACGACCACGACTGGAACCGGATCGCGCGGCTGGGCGACAGGTTCGCCGAGGGCGCGTTCGTGCTGGATGACACCCCGAACATCTCCCTGGCGCACATCCGCTCGAGGCTGCGGGGGATGGCCCGGCGCGACCCGGCGCGGATAGCGATCGTGGACTACCTCCAGCTGGTGAAGTCGCCCGGGTCCGCGGAGTCCCGGGAGCGGGAAGTGGCCGCGCTGGCATCCGGGCTGAAGAACCTCGCCCGCGAGTTCGCTATCCCGGTCCTGCTGCTGGCACAGCTGAACCGCGGCCCGGAGGCGAGGCACGACAAGAAGCCCACGAAGGCCGACCTGCGCGAGTCCGGGGCGATCGAGAACGACTCCGATGTCGTGATCCTGATCCACCGGCCGGACATGGGTGACCCGGAGTGCGCGCGCACCGGGGAGGCGGACCTGATCGTGGACAAGAACCGGGCCGGGCCGACCGGGACGCGCACGGTGCTTTTCCAGGGCCACTACGGGCGCTTCTCCGGCATGGCGTGGACGCCGACTTCATCCCTCGGTGATGACCGGAGGTCGGCATGAGCATCCTTGCGCCCCCGGACAACTGCGGCATGTGCCTGACCCGTGAGCGCGCGATCACCTGCCGCCCGTACCTCGTCCAGCCAGACGGCGACGGCGGGGTCCGCGCCTCCTACCGCTGCACCTGCGGTCACCGCTGGTGGACGTCATGGGATACGCGCGGCATGGAGCTTCTGTGGCCGCGATGGGAGGGAGCCGCATGAACGCCGACATGCCCGACGACAACCTGACCACCACCAGTCCCGATCCCGACCCGTGGCCAGCAGTACCGACACCACCTGATACCTCCTGGCCACCGTTCTAGGCCATCTGACCGACCTGAGAGGAAACCAAGGAAATGCGCACACGAGATGACGAGCGGACCCGGCTGGCCGACGAACTGGCCGCGCTGAAGGGCGAGATCAAGGCGCTGCGATCCGAACGCGACAACACCGAGCAGCTAGCCAAGCTGCGCCGCGACGTGGAGCAACTGAAGCTCGAAAAAGACCGGCTCACCGAGGACAACGCGCGGAAGATCCGCGAGACCGAACACAAGGTCGGGCTGCTCAAGACCAAGCAGGATCACGACGTCGCCAACGCCCGGCGCGAGACCAAGCTCGAGGTCCGCGAGGAGAACCTGACCGCCGACAAGAAGCGCTTCGAGGACGAGATGGCGTTCCAGCGCGAGCACATGCAGCGCGAGGTGGACCGGTTCGACGGCATCGCGAAGGCGCTGATGGAGCGGCTGCCGACCATCGAGGTTGAGCTGAGCGGCGCGGCGCGCACCGGCCCGCGGAAGACGGCCTGAGCCATGGGGAAGGACTACGGGCTCTGGACGACCACGAGCGCCAGCACCATGACGCTTAATGTCGCGCCGGCGACCTACGTGGCGTACCAGCCTGCGCCGGCCAGAACGCGCACGCCGTTCGAGTGGCTTGACGCCGAGGTCGAGAGCACCTGCGCACTCGCGCGGGCTGCCTGAGAGCCGCGCGGGCTGGCCGCAGTAACGACTCCCTGCGGCCAGCCCGCGCTTATCCCGAGAGGAAACGCAGGCAAAATGCATGACGCAAAGAGGATCTACCTAGCTGCCCGCTACAGCCGCAACGCGGAGATGCGCGGCGTGCGGGATGTCCTGCAAGCCCTCGGCTACGAGGTGACCTCCCGCTGGATCGACCAGCACGGCGGGAACTTGCTGGAGTCAATCGTGGCCGGCCAGCTCAACGCCGAGCCGGAAGCGTGCTCGCAGTACGCGGACGTTGACGTTGACGACCTGACGCGCGCCGACACGGTGATCTCGTTCACGTCCGCCGATGGCGGCGGGAAGGGCGGCCGGCATGTTGAGTTCGGGCTAGCGCTCGGGCTGGGCAGGCGGCTGGTGATCGTCGGCCCCCGCGAAAACGTGTTCCACACCCTGCCCCAGATCGAGTGGTACCCGGACTGGGCGCACCTCGTGATGGCGTGGTCGCGCGCCGCCGCGTGCGCAAAGGACGACCGGGATGCGGCAGCCGCTGACGAGGCGCTTGACCTGCTGGGGCAGTCATGAGCGCCGCTCCGGTTCGCTGCCAGCAGCGGCCCGTGGAAGCCATGCAGTACGACGGGTCCAACTTCGACGCCATCGCCGGATGGGTGCACGGCAAGGGCGGCATGTGCGCCCAGATGCTCGGGCAGCCGCGGATCAACGTGGGCACCGGGTGGGCTGAGGCGGGCGACTGGATCATCAGCGGACGCTTCGGGTTTACCCACATCACGCATGTGTGCTTCGAGGAGCACTACGACGTGCTGGCGCCGGCCCCGGACATGATCACCGTCTGCGACCGCTGCCTGCGCGCCTGCTGCTGGAAGGGCGTTTTCATGTGCGACGACAGCCAGAACGCCGGGACGCGGGAACTGTCAGCCGGGACGCTGGCGATCATCGACCGCGAGCACCCGGACTACTGGGACGGGACCTACGAGCGCCAAGTTGAGGCTGCCGCCGCCAAGGAGCGCGGCGAGGGAGTGACCGTCAATGGCTGACGAGCAAGAGGGCTTCGCACCCGAGTCCGGACCCGAGCTAGAGCTAGGCATCCCGGCAGCAGAACCGTGCGACGACCTCCCGTGGCCGCCGTGGCTGGAGAACCTGAGCGACCCTGAGCGCGTCCGGGTGATCGTGCGCGCCGTCGCCTGCTGCTATGCCGCGCACCCTGGACGCGAGGACGGCGAGGACTGCCCGGACCGTGACCAGCACTGCACGGCGACGATGGCGGAGCACTTCCTGCTCAAGCTGATCGCCGGGGAAGCCGGGCCGGCCTGCGAGCACGACCGCTGCCCCCGGTGCGACTCGCCCGACCCGAAGATGCACCCGGCCATGCAGGCTGATGGCGGAGAGGTCCAGTTGTGCCCGCATCCCTGGCACTCTCTCGCGCCGCCGCTGCCCGTAGCGGAGCCGCCACGCCCGACGCCAGGGCCGTCCGCTGCGGGGTCTGCGGACGGCACTGGAGCAGGTGCGGGCACTGACATGTACCGCTCGGCCTACTTCAGAGTGCAGGAGATCCTTGACGAGGCTCTCGGCACCGAGGACGAGGACGGCGCGGGCCAGGGCATCGCTGCCGACGTGGCGCTGCTGGCGGCCCGGTGCAAGGCAGCCGAGTCCGAGGTCATGCGCCTCAAGGGCGTCACGGTCCTGCCGGGAATGCCGGGGGCTGAGCTGTGACCGCCGGGCCAGAGGTCCACGTCGACTGGCGGATGACGCCCGCCGAGTGGGACGAGTTGCGGTCGGCGGTCAAGCACAGCGATTCGGACTACTGCATGCGGCTGGACGCCGAGGGGAAACTCGCTGCCGGCGCTGCACTGCCGGTCCCGCTTCCCTTCGGCGAGAACCCGCCTGCTCACGACTGCGGATGCGGGCCGGACGGAGCCTGCGAGACGCACCTGGACCGGAGCGAGCCGGAGCGGCAGATTGCGGCATCCTCGCTCGCGGCCACCATCGCCGGCTGGCGCGCTGAGGCCGCGGGCTGGCGGACCTACGCCGACAGGTTCATCGCCGACCAGATCCGTTACGCCGGGTTCCTGACCCGCGCCGAGACGTACGACGCCTGCGCTGATGCGCTTGAGGCTGAGGTGAACCCGTGACCGCCCGCGAGGATTTCCGCGCAGCAGTCCGCTCTGCTGCCACCTACGCCGCAGATGAGGGAACTCAGGGCTGGCTGCTGACGGAAGCCCAGTTCGCGGCGATCGACGCTGCGGGGGACGAGTACCGGGCTGGTGCCCTGCTCTCCCTTGCTGCCGATCTTGACCGCAGGGCCAACGTCCCGTCATCACTCAGCCAGCGGGTCCGCGATGCGTTCCGGGCGGCAGCCCTGATGGCCCGTCGCGCTGCGGAGGGCAACCGTACGGACGCGGAGAGTGCCGCCCCGGTGTTCCTGGACGCTGCTGGGCTTAAAACGGCTCTCAGCGCTTCGGCCGCGGATGACTGCATGGAAGCGGGCCCGGAATGACCGCTGACCTCGCCGAGCGCGCCATGGGCCACCTTGCCGAGCGCATGGTGCCCGTCGCCGCGGAACTGGCCTTCGCCGTCCGGGAGCGGGACGTCAACGGCATAGCGGAGTTCCTGGCCCCGTACGGCCCGCAGGAAATCTACGGGCTGCTGATCGTGACGGCGGCAATGGTGGACATCGACCGGACCACTGATGACCTGCTGTCGTGGGTCTCGTGGGACGAGCGCTTCGAGCCGCCGTGCCGTGATGCCGCGCCGAAGCGGGCGCGCAACGACGGCCGGGTGCCTGCGGAGTGCGGCACCTATGCGGCGGCGAGACGTCACCAGCAGCGGGGGGAAGCGCTGGACCAGCCGTGCAAGGACGCGGCTAACGAGTACATGCGGGACTGGCGGGCTGGCAAGAGGGGGAATGCGGCATGAGGCCGCGATTGCTTGACCTGTTCTGCGGAGCTGGCGGCGCGACCGCGGGCTACTACCGGGCAGGCTTCGACGTGACCGGGGTTGATCTTGCGCCCCAGCCGAACTACCCGTTCCGGTTTATCCGCGCCGACGCGATGACGTTCCCTCTCGGCGGCTTTGATGCCATCCACGCAAGCCCGCCGTGCCAGCGCAAGTCCCGCATGACGAACTGCCGCCCTGGCGTTGCCGCTACCTACCCGGACCTGATCGGCCCGGTCCGCGACCGGCTGCGCGCATGGGGCGGCCTGTACGTGATCGAGAATGTGGAAGGCTCCGGGCTGCCTGGCCAGGATGATCTGCTCGGTGCCCACGGCCTGATGCTCTGCGGCCTCATGTTCGGCCTTGAGCTCTACCGGCACCGCTGGTTCGAGACGAGCTCGCCGGTCCCGGTCCCCGGTCACCCGCGGCACCTGATCCCGGCGTCACGGGCAGGCCACTGGAAGCCCGGCACGATCATGTCCGTGGAGGGCCATTGCGCCCCGATCGCCGTTGCAAGGGCCGCAATGGGCGGCGTGGACTGGATGACCCGCGACGAGCTCGCGGAGTCGATTCCGCCTGCCTATACCGAGCACCTTGGCCGGCAGATGCTCGCGGCCATCACGAGAGCAAGGGAAGTCGCATGACCGCGCTTGCACCCGTCCCGGTAACCCCGGCGAAAGTTAGCGTCAGCGAGACCCACTGGGGCGTGCGGTTCCAGAGCCCCTACGGATTCAACATTGACGATCACGGCACTGACGAGGAAGCGGCGCGCAGGGGTGCTCTCGCGAAGCCGCAGCCACGCTGCACGGTCACGCTGGTCAGGCACCGCGTGGATCATGCCGAGTGGCCGTGGGAGCCTGCGAGCGGTGCCGGGCTGGACGGTGCAGCATGACCGCACCGCATCCCGTCGCCGACGCCCTGACGCCCGCTGAGCGGTTCGAGGCTGCCGTCCGCGATGCAGTGCTTCCCAGGCTGCTGGCCCCGGGTGAGGACACCGGCCCGTACCTGCTGTGCGAGAGCCAGCTAGCTGACATCGGCGCCGCAGCTGACGAGTACGCGGCGGCGCTTGTGGAGCGGTGCGCGCGTACCCCCCGGAGCCAGGAAGACCCGCTCCAGCCAAGGGGAGCCGCCTCGTGAGCGCCCTGGACCCGGCGGACGGCATTGAGTGCATCTATCACGAGCGGGACAGGCGCTGCCATGAACCTGCGGTCTGGGTGATCCCGGCCACCTGGGCGCACCCCGCGTGGCCGTTCTGCGAGCGGCACGCCAAGCCCGGGTTCCACCCGCCGGACATGCACAAGCTGCTGCCCGGACGGATCACGCGCGCCATCAGGAGGCACCGGCAATGACCGCCCGCGCCATGTACCGCGGCTACCACTCCGGCAGCGGCAAGCGAGCCGGCCAGGTCCGCCGCCTCCACGTCATCCGCGAGCACGGCCCGGCCGGCTGGGAACCCGGGAAGCAAACCCTCTGCGGCCAGCACGCCTGGGCATGCCGCCACTCGGATCCGGTGATCATCTCCCCGCTGCCCGACCGCGCCCCGGACGGCCTGGCCTGGTGCCCGAAGTGCATCGGGCTTCTCGCCGAGCTGCTCGGGCTGCTCGGCGAGATCGCCGCCAGCCTCGCCGCCTGCGGCTCCTTCCTCGACGTCGCGATCGAGGCCCGGCACGACCTGCAGCGCGCAGTCCGCGCCGGGGCGGGCGACTGATGGCCGTCGCTACTCCCTGCCAGACAAATGGGGCACAGTTCCACGTCAGCATCACGGAGACGGGCATCACGGCCACGGTTGACTTCAGCCGCGTGATCCCCTTGACCGAGGACGAGGCAGAAGCGCTGGACGGCACCCTGCACAACGTGCTTGAGCTTGCGCTGGCGCCGCTGTTCGCGCGGGGTGAGCCAGCGTGAAGCTCGCCGTCGCCTCCCTCCTCGCTGCTGCCCTTTACCTGGCTGTACGTATCTCCCGTCATCCCCGGGACCAGCCGTGCCCGGTGTGTGACAGGCCGGGGAGGTACCATTGATGCCCCCGTATCCCTTTCTCGTGGTGAGAAACTGGCGCCTGACCTGCACCAACATGTCCGGCCTGCGGCTTTCTCAGGGTGAGAGGATTTCTCAGGGCGAGAAGGCCAGCGATACGCCGCCAGCGCGCCTGCCTGCACGACTTGACAAGCCTCACGATCAGGGTCTAGGTACTGGGTCATCGGTTCTTGCCCCGCGCTCTGTACGCCTCGGCCAGACTCACGCCGCAGTCCTCCGCGAGACTCCGCAACTCCTCGCCGCCGGGCAGGTCGTAGCCGTAGCCGCGCAGGTAGGCAGCGAGCCGGAGCACCTTGTGAGGGCTGGAGTCCTTGCCGAACGTGAGCCAGTTCATGACTTCCTCGAACCGCGCCGCGTCATCGGCCGGCCTGCGCAGGCAGCCAGCGGGAACGCCCGACCGGATGAGCGCGTTCCGCGTCTCCGCCTGCGCGGCTTCCTTGCCGAGTCGTTTCTGGCAGGCGTGGCAGCACCAGACGGCGCGGCCAGTGGCGCCGATGCTCACGGACAGGCTGTGCGTCCGGTCGGCATGGCAGGGTGCCAGTGCCCGGTAGCTGTCGCCAGCGTCGCTGATCTTGGGCGCATTGAGCCACGGGCGGACGTGATCGTGGATGCAGGCCCGGCCCGCATCGCATCCCATCGGCAGTTCAGGCAGTCGCCGGGGATGGCTGAGACCGCGCGGGCTCGAAAGATACCCTCATGCTTGCTGCACCGTTCCCTAGATGTTCGGTGTGGTAAGTCCCCCGCCGGCGGGCTCAATCGCCGGCGGGGGACGCTTCCTTGCTTAGTCGGTCTTGCGCGACCTCGACCGCCGCGCCTTGAGTTGCCTGTCGGCCTCCCAGAACACCGCCTTCTCCTCATCGGTGCCATGCCGGCGCGCGTCATTCCACATCAGGTCGAACAGCCTCCGGGCGCGCAGCACGCCACGCCGGCGGCAGATGCTGCCGAACGCTGCCCATGCCTCAAGCGGCACGCGGAAGCGCTGGATGGGGGTCTCCTGCGGATCTGGCGTAGTCACATCAGCGATCTTACCGGAATGCACTTGTGTTGTCACGTGAGCATGCGCTACTGTTGTCACATGACCACTGCCGCCGCAGCCCTTCACGCACCCACTTGCATCCCGGCCCCGTTCCGCCCGGCGACAGCGGAGGAGGTCTACTACCACGCGATCGACACGGCATCAGCTAGCTACCAGGCCGACGTTGCCCTGCTGCTCGCACTGGCGGGGCGGAGATGGGACCGCGCGATGCACGCTGCAGCACAGAGGTACAGGACAGAGACCGCACCAGCCGAGATGGAGGCAGCGCGATGAACCGCAAGCAGATCGGCACCGTGGAAATAACCCGCGTGCGCATTTACCGGCTCGACCCGGCCGCGCGCGACGATGACCCGCTGGCGACCACGGTAGTCGTCCAGCCCGGCACCTACCCGGTGTACCTGGACGGCCTCAGCCGCTACTGGCGCATGACGGGAACCGTCAACCACCGGGCCTACCGCATGGGCGACGGCATGTTCGCGATGAACGAAGGCGACGTGCCGAGCGAGGATGAGGTCACGTTCTACTCGCGGCGGCTAGGCCCCGACGAATGGGCGGAGATGCTGGCCGGCTTCGGGCCGGACACCTCGCCCGCGCTGGTGTTCTCGCTCACGGATGCCGACGACGACGTGCCCGCAAAGACAGACCGCTAGAACCGGCCACCACCAACCACATTCCGGGGGGAACCACCACCATGAAGCTCACCGCGCGAACCGCCCGCAGCGCGGCTGTCGGGCTAGGCAGCGCAGCCGCCTTCCTTGCTGCCATTACCTCAGCCGCCATCCCGGCGGATGCTTCCGCCAACGCTGCCCGCTGCAGGACCGGCCAGCTCGCCATCGTGCTGGAGCACCCTGTAGCGCAGGGCGGTAACCAGGGCTGGACGATCGTGGCGCAGGACAAGGGCAACACTGCCTGCACGGTCAGCGGCTACCCCAAGCTTGGCTTGCGGGACAGCCGCGGCAACCTCGTGCGCAGCGTCACCAGCGACGGGCGAACGTTCTTCCACGGCGACCCCGGCGCGTCGACCGTCACCCTGCTGCCGGGCGGATTCGCGCGGGCATTCCTGTCCTACGGCACGGTGAGCGGGAGCGGGAACGTCCGGGCACACGAGCTGACGGTCAGGGTTAAGGGAGCGGCACGGCACAAGACCGGCGTCCTTGCTGCCGGTTCTGTCACCGTGACGCGAGGAGTGCTGGAAGTTACCGCATGGCAAGCGAGGAAGGGCTAGGCGCATGAGCAGGGTCTACTTCCACAGCCCGTCGGGCACGGCTGAGCTTTGGGGCGGCGAGCGCGCATGGCTCGGCTCGCTGGTGAGCGACCTGACGGCAGGCGTCATGAAGCTGGATTACCAGGGCGAGCGGATCCGCGAGCTGATCCAGCCGGGCCACTACCTGCACGGCGAGCACTACCAGGGCCACGACAGGTACCTCGCGTGGCACAACAGCGTGGAGCTGAACCTGTCCACCGCGATAGGCGACTTTCTCGCGTGGAACGGCCGGGATATCGGCACCTTCTCGCTGGTGCTCAACACGGCCTGCGCGGTTGGCGGTGACGCCGTGAAGCTCGCGGCGCGCATCCACGGGCAGTGCGAGATCCACTGCTACGTGGAAGGTGTCGACCGCATGTGGCTCGCCGCCATCATTGGTCAGGGCCTGGCTGCGGGAGTGTTCCGCCGCAATACCGGCTACCCGCACCGCACCGAATCGTGGGAGCACGTGCAGAAGTTCCTGCGCGACCGCGACGATGAGCCGGTGGTCATGTCCTACTCAGTGACCGATAGCTTCCCCGGCCCGTACGTGGCTGGCTGGCTGCCGCCAGTGGACTGGCGCCCGGAAGACGTGAGCGCGGCCGAGTGGGAAGCACTGGACGGTGATGAGCGCGCCGGGCGCCGCAGCGAGGGCACCTACGAGGCGTGGTCCGAGCTGACGGACGCCGAGCACTGGCAGATCGGCATGGACGCGCTCCGGGCCGCGTCGGGTGGCCTGCGCATTGACCCCGCCGAATGGACCGCGTTCCGGTTCGGTCACGAGCTGACCATGTTCGACCTGCTAGCGGAGGACTACCGCGACCGGCTGGACAAGGCGTTTCCCGTATTGGCGGTGACCTCGTGACCACCAAGGAGCCAGCGCCAAGCCAGCCGTTCTACCCGGACTGCTCGGGCTGCGGTCACAACGCCTCTGGCGTCGTTGCAAATCAGTGCACCGCGTTCGTGCCATACCCGGAAGGTGACCCGAGGGGACTCGCGGGATGGTGCCTGCACCGTTGCGTGGACGACCCGGCAGTCAGGGCGTGGCTGGGCGGTGACCTGTGACCACCATCAAGGCAGGCGACGAGGTACGGGTGCTCGCCGCGCAGCGTGCCGAAGGTGCCGCCCGCGCTCACTACATCGTCATCCCGAAGAGCCGCTGGGGCTGCGCGACAGCCGTGCTTGGCCCGATGACCGAAGCCGAGGCCCGCGAGAAGCTGGCTACCTACCTGCCGCTGTACGTGGCGGAGTGCCCGCCGAAACTGCTGCGGCTGGTAGAGGACTACGACACGACTGACACGGAGGCATGACCGATGGGCACCAACTACTACGTCCACGGCAGCGACTTCCCGGACGCTGACGGCAACCGCTTCGTCCCGCAGGAGTTCTCATGACCACCACCGATACCCGCTGGCGCGAGTTCGACGTGAAGGACTGCCCGCCAAGCTCTGTCGCTGACGCCATCGTCCGCTGGCAGGACGTGCGCGAAGGTGACCTCGTGCTGCTGGATGACCTGCTTGTCATCGCGGAGACCACCCCATGACCACCATCAAGCCAGTGCCACAGCCGGGCTCACCCTGCCCGGACGGCTGCATGACCGGCTGGCCGCACGACCGCAAGCCGGAACTGCTCACGGTGAACGAGGACGGCGAGGTTAGCTGCCCGACGTGCTGGGAGTGCTTCGGGATCATCGGCACGACTGACACGGAGGCATGACCGATGACACTGGGCGAGTTGATAGCGGCGCTGGCAGCGGCGCCAGCGGGCAAGGCCGTGGCGCACGGTTTCGGCAATCCGCACTCCTACCGTGGCTATTACGACGAGGTGGCGTTCGAGCCGGCCCGCAACATCACCGTGGGCGACATGCTCGCAGCGGCCCGTTCTGCGCTCGGCGCGACTTTCCAGGGATGGAAGGGCGGCGACTACGTGATGAAGGAATACACGGACTGCTGGCTCGCCACCGAGGGCGATTGCGGCGAGACGATCGGCCCCGTCCTGCTGCGGCTGATGCTGGCCGCGCCAGATCCGGACGAGCGGTGGCAGGCACTGCAGGACTACCTGACCGCACAGATGGCCGAGTGCGAGCGTCACGCCGGCAACGCCAGCCAGAGCATGCAGGAGTCGGAAGGCAGGGTGGCGGAAAACTGGCTGGTCGCTTACACGGCCAGCGCATCGGCCGCTGCGGCTCACCACTCCGCGCTGGCGAAGATGACGGAATTGGAGACCACCCCATGACCACCACCGATACCCCGGTCACGAGCCGCTGTGAATGCGGCGGGCTGGCGAGCCATCAGGATCAGTGCAGGTGGCGTCAGGGCTACGGCAGCATCGTCATCCCATCGGCGCCAGATACCCGCTGGGACGACCTCCGCGCAGAGATCCGCCGCTCCCGTGACATCTACGACGACGCGGCTAACGACCACGGGGAGATTCCCGGTCATGACATGCAGGAGCAGCGGGCCTACGGGCGGGTGGAGATGTGCGATCAGCTGCTGGCATGGATGAAGCGCGCCGATGAGCAGGAGGGCTGACCTGTGACCACCATCAAGCTCACCGATGGCGAAGTGACCATCGAACTGCCGGGCCTTACCGCCGTCCGGATCGACACCGAGCGGCGGCTGATCGCCGTTGACGGCATCAGCGGCAGCGGGAAGTGCGCGCCCGAGTGGTCCGTCGCGGACCTGCGGGACGGAACCTACGGCGGATTCCACCGGCTCCTGCCCGCTGGCGAGTGCATCGACGTTGACTGCATTGAGTCGGGGCAGCACTGCGACTTCACTACGGCACGCCGGCAGATCGAGGCCCTAGCCGAGGTAGCACGCACCTTCACTGACACGGAGGGCTGAGAGATGGCCACCTGCAAGAACTGCCGCAAGCCGATCCTCCGCTGCGCGCCTGGCGACGCTTGCGCGTCCATGAGCGAGTTCGAGGGCTGGTTCCACGCAGACGGCGGCTCGCATTGCTGCGGCGCGGACACGCGACCCGTGGCTGAGCCTGACACGGAGGCAGGCAAGTGAAGCTCGTCATCACGCTGCGGAACGGCGTGCAGATCAAGACCGGGGTCGAGACATTCACGGTCACCCGCAACAACCTCACGGGCGAGTTGCGGGGGATCAAGTGGGAGGCATCCGACGACGCGACGGCCTCCCTCAACTGGCTGGACCTCGCCGAGGTCGTGGCCATTCACGCCGAGCACGAGCCGGGAACCGACCGGGAGAACAGCGGCAAGCTCGGTGACGAGCGATGACCACCACCGCTACCCACTGGGAAGATGACCCCTTCTGGCGATGCCCGGATCACGACGTCACCCTCACCCTTGCCAACGCCGGGGACCTTGGTGACGGGCAGGACCACTGGGTGTGCCCGGACGGATCCTGCAAGTTCGGGAAGTGGGTCTGATGCCGGTAACCATCACGCTCAACTGCGGCGGCTGTGACGCCAGGGCCGAGGGCACCGCTCCCCTCCGGCGCAATTTCGTGAGCTTCAGCGGCCAGGATCACGGCTTTGGCCAGTTCCGCACCGGCACCGTCGAGGACATCACGCCCGAGGGCTGGATGCCCTACGACCCTTACACCCAGTGCACCTACTGCCCGAAGTGCTGGGCGTCAATCGAGGCGCATGCAGATACGCCGGGCGATGAGCTTGACCGCCTAGCGCGGCAAGGGGGGAAGTGATGGCTGACCTATCACCCGCAGCCGAGCTAAGGCAGGCTGCTGCGCTGATGCGAGAGCGCGCCGAAGGGGCAGCGGCGCATTCGCCGGGGCCGTGGATTTCAGGTGCCGAGGAGGCCGGTTCGCTGCACCGGGTAGTGACTGCCGACGTGCACGAGTGGTGCATTGCCCGGTCACTGCCGAGCGCCGCCGCTCACATCGCAGGCATGCACCCCGGAGTAGCCCTTGCTGTCGCTGACTGGCTGGACACCGAAGCGGGCGAGTACGAAGAACTCGACGCGCCAACGCAGGCATTCCTGGCTGGTGACTCAGGCGGCGATCCTGACGGGGCGATCGTCGTTGCCCGTGCCTATCTCAACAGCAGCACCGAGGAGAAGTGATGGCTGACCGCCCCGTTGACGAGATGTACGAGGCCGCCCGCCTGATGCGCTCCCAGCACGGCGAAGGACATCCGCGGCAGGCGTTCTGGTCCGCGCTGAGCCGCTGGCTGCACACGGAAGCGCGGCAATCCGACGGTGGGCCGGACGGCATTGACGTGGTTGACAACCTACCGCTCATGACTGCCCGCGCCTACCTGGAGGCTGACCGTGGCTGACACCGAGGCCGCCGCACTGCGAGACGCCCTGGCCGCCATCGCGGAGGCGCTAACGCCTCCGGGCAGCGACGCCCCGGGGGCGGACCGGCAGGCATGGCGGGAGAGGGTTCCCGTCCGCGCCATCCTCGTGACAGGCGTGGCGGAGGCGATCCTCGCGGGAAACGCGCCTATCGCGGATCATGTCCGCTACCTCCGTGACCAGATCAGCACCGAGGGCAAGAGCAGCACCGAGGGGAGCAAGGACGATGGCTGACGAGAACCTGAGCGCCGCCCTGCGCCGGGGGATTCTGGCCCCGGACGCGCCGGCCGTCTATGCCGCGATGCTGGAAGCCGTCGAGAAGCCATGCCCGAACGATCCGCTCTGCGAGCATCCCGAGTCCGCCCACGATCCGGATGCAGGATCACCCGGTGAACCTCCGTGGTGCCTCGACTGCGACTGCGGCGACAGGAACGCCGAGGGGTGGCCGCGATGAAGGACGGCAACGTGACCGCTGCCCAGGTAGATCAGTGGACACGCCATCTCTGGCATGTCTCCCAGCACAACAAGATGGTCATCGTGCTCGGCGGCCGGCTACAGCAGATCGTGCACGAGATGCGCGACGCTGCGGGGCTACCGGAGTTCGGCTGGAACACGGCGTTCCCTGATGCCGACTTCGGGCAGTGCACGGTTCACGTTGAGGGCTGCGCAGGACAGGAGACTCACAATGGCTGACGACGGAACAACGGCAGGCCCGGAAGCCGCAAGCTGCACCTGCACTCCCGGGATGTGCTCACGCGGGGATTTCCGTGACCACCAGGGCAGGCCGATCGGGTGCATGTCCTGCGCGGACCTGGACCCGGATCAGCCGTGCTACGCCGGGCCAACACGCGGCGACCCGGTAGCCGCAAGACTCGGCTACCTCCGCGCCTGCATGGAGGCCGCTGACCCGGTAGCCGCCCGTCTGGCTGCGGTGCGCGTGCAGATGGCCGCGCTTGTCCTCACCTGGGAGGGCGAGGCGGCCGAGGCGGAGGAACTCCGCGACTATTACAACGTGGGCCGCGCCGCCGTCCTGAACCGTTGCGCTCAGGCGCTCAGGCTGCTGGGAGAGGACGGCACCGATGACCACTGACCCTCCCGCTGACCCGGTAGGCGCCTACCTGGCAGACGCCCGGTTCGACGCCGAACGGCAGGGACTGAGCGACGAGCAGGCCGCCCGTCTCCTTGCTGCGCTCGAAGCCGCCCTGGCGATGCACTCGCCCGATCTCACCGAGGCAATCCCGTATCCCTGCAAGAGCGACCCGTTCGTGTGGCCCTGTCCTACTTACCGGGCCATCTCTGCCGAGCTGCCAGGGACTGCCGATGATGAAGCTGAGGCATCCCGCGCGGATACCGACTGCATCTGCAAGTCAGGTGACGGCGAGGACTGCCCATGCGAAGCGGACGGTCCGGACGGCTTGTGTGCCTGCTGCCGGACAGGTGATCACCGGGGGGCCTGTGCTGCCGCTCTCCCGGGGGAGGCCGGTACCGATGGCCCCGCCACCATGGGCCACGCCGGGCATAAGCCGGCCGCCCCCGGTGCCCAGGGCGATGTTCACTGCCAGCGCTGCGGCCTGCGCATCTACCAGAACACTGGCAGCCTGATCCGCGAGCGTCATCCGGATGAGTGGGGCCACGCGGCCCCTGCTGGCGATAGCACGGGATTCCTGTTCACCTGCCCGGCAGGTCCCGATGGCAACTGACTACGAGACCGGCCTCCCCGAAGTGCTCAGCCAGATGATCTACGAGCAGGGAAAGGTCATCATCGACGCCGCGATAGACGAGGCCATGGCCGGCGAGCGGGCCGCCATCCTTGACGGCCTGCGCCCGGCCACGGTCCTGCTGCGGGCTGCTGACGGCCAGGAGGTCGCAGCGGTCCCGTGGTCAGTGGTCCTGGAAGTGCTCAGCGCGAGGGAGATGCCCGGTGCGTAGGACCGCGCTTCCCGGTCACGCGCTGCGCTCCGAGGGCAAGCCCTACCGACTCGCCGGCAAGGACGATGGCGGCCTGGACGTACGCGCGACCGGCTCTGGCGGCTACGGGCTGTGCGAGTGCGGCACCTCGTCCGGCTGGCTGACCTCGGACGGCGCCCGCAAGCGCTGGCACAAGGAGCACAAGGAGGCGATCCGCAATGGCAACTGACCAGCCAATCCGCGAGCAGCGCGGCCAGGCCGTACGCGAAACCTGGGTCACATGGGCCAAGCGGCAGCGCGCCCCCAAGCCCGCCTGGCTGGTGCCGTGGTGCAACCTGGACGACGGGCAGCGGGAAGTGGACATGCTCATCGGTGATGCCCTGACTGCGGCTGAGCGCGAACGGGTCAGGGTGGCAGCGACAGAGGCGAGCTTCACCCTGTTCCGTCCCGGCAACGGACCGGCGCACGGGCAGGCACTGGCAGTCCTGCCGCTCGGCGAGTTGCTGGCCATTCTCGGCGAGGAGCCTGGCCTTGGCTGACTCAACCAAGCACGTCCTCGACGTCCTCACCCTGGCAGTAAGCGTCCAGGCTGTAGCCCGCCACCGGGGGATGAGCATGCGCCAGGTAGCCGGGGAGACCGGGCTGTCGCCGTCGACGCTCACCCGGCTGGCGAACGGGCAGAAACCCGACGCTGACGGGCTGGTGTCCCTGCTGGCATGGCTGGGGATCAAGACGGGCTTCGCGATCGAGAGGGGATCGACCCTTGGCAGCTAAGCCGAAAATCCGCCTCACCGATGAGCAGTCGGCCGCCCTGGAGCCCTTCATGATCGCTGGCCTGGACGGCCTGCACCGCTCCCGCTGGAAGCCGGGCGATCCCGTCGAGTACCTCGTGGCGCCCATCGTGCTCCGGGTGATCATCGCCGTCTCCAGGGAGTTCCGGATGGGCGAGCTGATCAAGGAGGGGAGTGGCAATGGCCAAGCCTGAGATCAAGCCGACACGCCGCAACAAGCGCGTCCTGCTGGTGCTGCTGACGGGAGCCGCGAACCTGTCCTGCTACCCGATCTGGCGCCTGGCCGGCAGCACCGCCGGGGGCGTCTACCTCACCCTGGCGACGCTTGAGGACGCGGGCTGGGTAACCGGCGAATGGGAAGCCGGCATCGCGCCGGGCAGCCCGCGCCGCCGCTTCTTCTCGCTCACATGGAAAGGCTGCGTCAAGGCGATGGAGATGCTGGGGCTGGAGATACCCGGCTCGCAGTGCCTGTGCACGCGCCCGGGACGCACCGGATGCGACCACGCCGGGCAGCCATCCTGCTGCTGCGGGAAGCTCGGGGGAGAGTGATGGCTGAGCCGCAGCGCATCCAGCTCAGCCGCCGCAAGGGCTCGCGGATGCCGGCTGGCGCGATCAAGGTCGATCGCACCACGGATTGGGGCAACCCGTTCCGCGTCGGCGAGACCATCGGCCAGGACGACGAAGACCTGTGGCCCTACGTCGCCCGGCTGCCCGGCGTGGCTGGTGATCCCCGGCGCGGCCCGCTGTACGCGCCGCTCACATCGGTGCGGATCACCGGTGCGCAGCTAGCCGTGGACCTGTTCTCCTGCTGGTTCATCGAGCAGCCTCACCTGATGATCCGCGCGTTCGAGGAACTGCCCGGCAAGTCGCTGGCCTGCTGGTGCAAAATCGGCAGTCCATGTCATGCGGATTGGCTTCTCGGCGCGGTGAACGAGGGGCTGTTCGTCGCGGAGGATGACGATGGCTGAGCCGTATCGCGTGCTTGTGACCGGCAGCCGCTACTGGGGTGACCCGGCAGGCATCAGGCTTGCCCTGAAGCGGGCGGACGCCGCCCATCCGCAGTGCGTGCTCGTCCACGGCAAGTGCGACCCCCGCCATCCGCGGACGGCCCGGCGCATCCCGTGGAGCGACGCGGAGAAGCTGCCGCGCGATGAGCGGTTGCTCCTGCTCGGCGCCGACTGGCTGGCCGACCGCATCGCCCGCGATCTCGGCTGGGAGGTTGAGGCAATGGCCGCGGACTGGGACGCGCACGGAAAGGCGGCCGGGTTCGTCCGCAATCACGACATGGTGAAGCGCGTCAGGCTGGGGACCGGCGAGTGCTGCGCTTTCATCGCCGAGTGTGCTGACCGGAACTGCCGCAGGCCGCGCCCGCACGGCTCCCACGGGGCATCTCATTGCGCGGGACTGGCGGAAGCCAGCGGAATCGAGACACGGAGGTATGGGCCATGACGAACGCCACGAAGATCAGGGAGGAGCTGCGATGAACCTTTCAACCATCGTGATCCCGGAGGACGAGGCCCGCGCACGGCTGGCCGAGTACGAGGCCGCGGTCCGCGAGGAACGCAACGCCCAGGACGAGGCGCTGGCCATGGGCTACCGGGCCGCGGTGCGCGGCCTGCCGATCATCAGGCTGTCCGAGACGGTCGCCGCCGGCGGCTTCTTTGACGACGGCCTGCCGAGGATCGCGGTCGTGCGCGCCGGCGAGACCGAATGCTACGTGCGGTGGGACGGCAGCGCCCTGATGTACAACGACGGGGTGTCCCAGAACCGGGGGGCGCTGGTCGGCAAGTGGACAGTGCGCGTGCCCATGGCCGCCGCGAAGCCCGCGAAGGTTACGTGGAAGGGCGGCAGCACGATCGTTCCCAGCATCCCGCCGCGCCACCGGCCGAAGCCCCGGCGGCTTAAGCACTGCCACATCCTGTGGGAAGTCGAGTCGTGGACTCCCGTCCCGCCGCACGACCCGGCCCTGATCCGGCATATCCGGGGCGACCTTTGGGCCGTGCTGGCCGTGTGGGACCTCAGCGAGCTTGAGCGCGCCGTACTGGCGATGTGACGGTGAACTCCAGATCCAAGCCGGACTTGGAGATCACTGGTAGTTCGCCGCGCAAGGACTGGCGCACGAAGGAAACCCGCCAGCGGACCCACCTGGTAGGCGTCCGCCTCAGCCCTGCCGAGTCGGCCCTACTCCGGGCTGAGGCAAAGCGGACAGGACTGACGATGGCCACGGTGCTGCGAGAGGCGTTCCTGGCCAGCGTGAAAGCGGGTATAACGCCCGGCCCGCCGCGCTCTGACCGGTAGTGGGTCAGTGAAGCGCGAACCTCTGGCAGTTGCCGTATGAGCGGCAGCCAGGAATCTCCGTCGTTTACGGCGAGAGGATGTCAATTCATGGCAGGCTGCAAGAGCCTGTCCACCAGCCAGCTCCGGGAGCATGAGGCATCGGGAGCATGCCGGGAATGCAGCGAGCGGGCACGAGGGATCGCCGCGGAGGCTGCCGCAGCCGAGCCCGGACGCGCGCTCCTGGCCATCCTGGACGGGACAGAGAGGGAGCGATGACCAGCGTCTGGTACACCGCCGATACCCACTTCACGCACCGCATGGTTGCGGAACTGCGCGGGTTTGCCAGCAGCGCCGGGCACGATGAGGTGATCGTCGCCAACTGGAACGCCGTGGTTGGCCGCGACGACACGGTGTGGCACCTCGGCGACGTCGGGCTCGGCAAGCCGGCCCTGATCCTGCCGTGGGCCGCGCGGCTGAACGGGGCCATCCACCTCATCACCGGGAACCACGATGCGGTCTGGCCCGGTCACCGGGACTCGCACAAGCACCAGCGGGAATGGCTGGAGCACTTCGCCTCGGTGCAGTCCTTTGCCCGGCGCAAGATCGGCGGCCGGTACGTGCTGCTATCCCACTTCCCCTACGACGGCGACCACACGGCAGAAGACCGGCACCGCCAGTTCCGGCTGCGCGACGAGGGAACATGGCTCCTGCACGGCCACACGCACGGCAGGGAGCGGCTGGGACAGGTCACGCTGCCGCCGGTCACATTCGGCGGCGAGGGCGCGTGGCGAGGGCGCCAGCTTCACGTAGGGCTGGACGCATGGGACCTGCGGCCCGTACCGCAGTGCGAGGTGGAGCGGCTGATAGCGGAGCGGACGGCGCTGGAGACTGCCGCGCCGGACATGCCATACCTGACGCCGCTGGACCTGTCCGCAATGAATCGCTAGCCAGCCGGTAATCCAGGCCGGTGACCGGGGGAGCCACCAGCCCGGATGCCGGTACCCTCCCTCCGCTCACCACGGGGAAACACTCAAGCTCAGGGTGACTCCGGGGTGACGGGGTGTCAAGAGGTCAGGCCGCAGCAGCGAAGCACGCCCCAGTCTCGGCGCAGTCCCTGGCGCACCAGCGGGCGTATAGTTCTGGCACTCCCGCCAGCCGGGCAGCCCGGCCGATGGCATCCTCCTGGTCATATCCGCCACGCATGACTGCGGCGGTGATCAGGCAGAGGCCGAGACCGCCGGGCCGTGCCCATCCGCCGCCGCCCTGTACCCAGAGGATCGCGGCGTAGCCTTCCCCCGCATCGAAGCACGGCATCTCCCGCCGGTTGCACCTATAGCACAGCGGGACGATGTTCTGCACGCCGTCAAGACCGTAGGAGCACCGGTCAACAAGATGAGAGCGCTCCAGCCAGCCGAGTGCCGAATCCCACCGCTTCGCCGGAGGGCCCTCGTCGTCGCAAGGCCCCTTCCTCCAGCAGGCAAAGCAACTAGGAACGGCGGGGTCAAACTCGAACTCGGGCCTCTCGCTCCAGTAGGCGACGATCTTGCTGAGCCTCGGCATGCGTCGGCCCGGGCGGTCACGCGCGGGCTCCCATCCCCAGTCCCAGTAGCCCATCAGCTTGCCTGCCGCGCTGCCGTTTCCTCGGCCTCGGCGCTGGCTTCCCACTCGGCAACGGCGGACTCGCGGTAGAACACGCGCTTGCCGGCCCGGAAGAACCGGGGCCCCTTGCCCTTGTACCGCCAGTCGGTCAGCGTGGCCGTGGTGATGCCGTGGTAGCGCTCGGCCAGATCGTCAGGCGTCAGAATCGCATCCATCGGCTTTACTCCATGTTCGTGTGCGGGTTAACATCAGTCTCATGCTACAACGGTTCGGGCTGCGGCGGTACACGATCGGGTTGTATCGTCCTTACGCATGGATGAAGCTGACCGCCGGTTCGCTGAGAACCTCCGGTTCTACCGCGAGCAGGCCGGGGTGACTCAGGCTGAGCTGGCCGGGCGGATGAAGGAAGCCGGGTTCGGCGCGTTCCGCCAGCAGACCATCGCGCGCATCGAGAGCCTCGGCCGCCGGGCGAGCCTCGGGGAGGCGATCGCGCTCGGCCGGTCGATCGGCACCACGGCCGACGCGCTGGCCCGGCCGCACGGGCTCGCCCGCGAGGCATCCCATGTCCTTAATGCGGGACGGCAGGTAATAGCCATCCACAACGACCTGCGCGACCTGGTGCGCAGGTTCGGCCAGCGGCAGGAAAGCCTGCGGCTGGTGATGGAGCGCATAGAGACCGAAGGCCACGCCGCTGAGCTGGCCATCGAGATGTCCGTGGCGCGGCGCGCTGCTGCGCTATCCCTCGCGGACATCACCGGCAGGAGCATGGAGGCAGTCTGATGGCGTGGACGGAAGATCGCTGGATCGTCAGGGTCGCGAACGATGACGGCAGCAAGACGGACGTGCACTCGTCCCGCTACGGCTATGGCCTGCGCTGGCGCGTCAGGTACGAGACGGCGGACGGCGCGGAGCGCAGCAGGTCGTTCGCGCGCAAGCCCGACGCCGACAGGTTCCGCACCGAGACGGAAGCGGACCTCATGCGCGGCACCTACCGCGACCCGGACGCCGGGAAGATAACCCTGCAGAGGTACGCCGGCCAGTGGCTGGAGAACCAGACCTTCGATGATTCAAGCCGGGAGAACATCGGCTACCGGATCGAGCACGTCAATGCCGGGCTCGGCGGCAAGCGCCTGGATCAGGTCACCCCGTCGATGGTGAACGCCTGGATGCGGGGACTGCGGCTGGCGCCGTCGACAAAGCGGCAGTGCCTGACGGCGCTGTCCAGCATCTTCGCCGCAGCCGTGGATGATGGCCGCGTGGCGGTCAACCCCTGCCGTGCCCGCTCGGTGAAGGCACCGAAGGCCGACCGGCACGAGGTCGTGCCGCTTGAGGAAGCCCATCTCGCGGGACTACGTGACGGATTTCCTGCCCGGTACCGGGCGATGGTGGACGCCGGCGCGGAGTGCGGGCTGCGGCAGGGCGAGATATTCGGCCTCTCCGTCGATGAGATTGACTTCCTGCACCGGGCCGTGCACGTCGTGCGGCAGGTAAAGATCGTCGGCGGCAGGATGGTGTTCGCCGCCCCGAAGGGCCGCAAGAAGCGTGACGTCCCGCTGCCCCGGCTCACTGCGGAGACGTTCGCTGAGCACGTCCGCAAGTTCCCGCCCGTCCCGGTCACGCTGCCCTGCCATGCGCCGGGCACCCGCCAGCACGGAAAGCCGGTCACGGTACGGCTGATCTTCACGTCGCCGGTCGCCCGGATGGCGGTGAGCCGGCACAGGTTCAATACCAACGTCTGGAAGCCGGCGCTGAAGGCCGCGGGCATCCCGGCGACGCGGGAGAACGGGATGCACGTGCTGCGGCACTCCTACGCCTCGGCGCTCCTGCACCGCGGCGTGGACATCAAGCGCGTCGCCAAGTGCCTCGGCCACGACGATCCGGGATTCACTTTGCGGACCTACACGCACCTGATGGAGGGAGGCGATGAGCAAGTCCGCCAGGCCATCGACGCGGGAGCTACCGTACCCTCACCGGCCCCAGCGCTCCGAGAGGTTAGATAAGCGCAGGTCAGAGAGTTTACTGGCCCTAACGACATCCGACTGAACATCGCGATCCGGTGACCTGCGGAGCAAGATCAAGTACGGGTCTCAGCGGGGCTTACATCTCTTGGGTGTGCGCTCTCACATCCGGTTGAGTCCGGTTACCTACCGGCCCATGACCGGCCCAGGGGATTTGATCTTGACCGGCCCCGCCCACGCAGGGAAAGTCCCGCACCCCGCCACTACCCGTCACCCGCCGCGCACTAGCGGTAGCGTGAAGCGCCCCGCCCCGAAGGTCCTGAATCCCCCAGGAAAGGAACGACCCTTGAGAATCGTAAGCCGCATCACCGCGGTAGCCGGCGCGACAGCCCTCGCGCTGAGCCTCACGGCAGCCTCCGCAGGTGCCGCCATTCACCCGTCGCCTGCCACGCCCGTGGGCCAGACCGTGACGGCCTCCACCAGCGTCACTGACCACCCGGACAGCGGCACGCAGGGCGACAACTGGGCGAATGACAACTTCACCCGGGTCGCCACGGTTAAGCGCCTCCCCGGCACCGTCCCCCTCGCTGACTGCCCCGGTTCCACTACGGGGTTCTGCTACCCGTGGTCGGGCACCCTGACGGACTCCGGGCACTTCACCACGGTCGCCGGCGCCGATTCGCCGCGGACGACGACGCTGCTGGACCAGTCGCTCACCGGCACGTTCAGCGGCGGTAGCAAGACGATCCAGTTCTACAGCTCATGGAAGACCGCGAGCGCCGCGCTGGTGGCTAAGCACGTGGACGGCGAGGTGTCCAGCCGCGAGACCTCGACAGACTGGGTGGAGCAGTTCTTCGGCGGCACCGCGACGTTCGGCTCGGCTGCGAGCCCCGGTGACGTGGATCTCGGCCAGTGGTCGTGGAAGTACACGATGAACTTCGGGTCGAACAGCGCCTGCCCGAACGACGCCTACCAGTGGATTGACGCACTCGCCAGCGGCGACGGAGCGCAGAACGCGGACGGGAATGTCCTCACCCCGGATGCGGCCGACTGCACGTAGCCTCATAGCGCCTGTCTCAGGACAGCAAGAAGCCGCCCCGGTCCCTTAGCCCGTGATGGGCCAGGAACCGGGGCGGTTCTGCTGCCTAGCTGAAGTTCAGGGCTTCGCCGGCACTCTCAGGATGATCTCGGCCGGCAGCGGCGACGAAGGCGCGAGCGTGCCGCTGAAAACACCGTTGATGTAGTCCGCCAGCCCGGCCGCGAACCGGCCGTCACGCACCACCGTGAGCCGCAGGATCCGCCCCGCATCACAGCCGTGTGCCGTTGCAATGGCAGCAAGGGAGAGCTTGCCGTCAGAGCAGTAGTCGGTCACGCTCACTCGGCTGCCACGTCCACGTCCCCGGTTCCCGCGTCAGTACGGGTAACCCTGGCAGCGTGGCAGCCAGCAGGAGGGGATGCGATCCGGGAACCCTCAGCGCCGGCCCACGACAGGGCGACGGCGAGAATGTCGGCCTGGCCGTGGAACTCGACGGAAAGCTCAGCGGTGCCGGCGGCGCAGAACCTCAGCGCCGTGGCGCCCTCCGGGACGGCTACCGGGGTCACTGCCCCGGCACCTGAGTTGAGCAGCATGGGTCCTTCTCTCCTGAGTTTCGGCTTCTTGGGCTTGGGCGGCTCGCCGGCGCGGATGGCCTTAGCGATCCTGATCAGTTCGGGCCTCTGTGCCTTGCGGACGTCGCCGGGGCACTCCGGGTGATCACCCCACGGAACTCCGCCGTCCCCGTGGGTGATGAGCCCGGTACCGCTCACGTTGTCGGTGATCACCAGCGGGAAGCCGTCGTAGGCCGAGCACGCTTCGAGGATCTGCGCGAACGTCGCGAGCTGGGGCGCCGTCATCGGCTGCCCGGTCTTGGTCTTGTCCTCGTTCTCGCAGCTGCGCCAGTAGGGGTTGCCGTCGCCTTCGGCCCACGCGACGAGGCCGCGGCCCACGGGAAGAAACTGCTGGGCAGCGCCGTCTTCCGATACTCCGAAAAACGCGGAGACCTCGGTAGCGGGGTTCATGAAGGTCTCGACGGTGCCCGCCGTGAACCCGTCCTCGGTGTGCTGCACCATCCCCTGCGCCTTGCTGGCGAACCCGGACGGGTAGTGGTTCGGCGACATGTAGTGCGTGATGCCGATCGGGCCGCGGAGCCAGCCATCGGCGTCGAAGTGGCAGCGTCCTGGAATGGTCACGCCTTCCCCTTCCCCGGTGCCCGCAGCTTCGGTCCCGCCGCCGTCGCCGCAGCGACCTTGGCCGCCGTGGTGCCCTTCGCGGGCGCCAGTACCTCGGCAGGCGCGGCCAGCGCCCTTGCTGCTGCCTCAGTGCGCGAGGTCTCGGCCGCGATCAGCCGCTCGAGGATGGCGTCCTGCGCGGCGAGGTGGTCCTGGAGTTGCATGCACTCGTGCAGCACCATCTCCGCGTCCTGGTAGGTGGCCTCCGCCCGCTTATCCGCGCCCGCCGCACCGAGGTTCTGGCCCAGCTGCAGGACGGCCAGCATGACGAGCTGGATGAACGTCTGGGACACCCAGGCCACGATCAGCAGCGAGCGGGCGGGCAGCGCGCTGAAGCCCAGCACGCCGGGCAGCGCGATGAGCGCCAGCAGGGCGAACAGGTAGGCCGCCTGCATGGTCCCGACGAGGGCTGTCAGCCGCAGCGCGATCCTGCCGTTGGCGCCCCCGCCTGCCTGGTCGGCTACCTTCACCGGCCCTGCCTCGGCGCGCTGGTGACGCCAGGGATGGGGGACGTGCTGGTATGCGCTCACGCGGCCTCCTTGGCGCTGAGATGGGATGCCCGGAGCCGCTCCCTCGGCGGCTCCGGGCATGCGGCGGCTACTCCGCGACCGGGGTGCCCGGCGTCAGGACGAGCTGCGTGACCGGGCCGGCCGTGACCAGGATCTGATCCGAGGCGGACAGGGTGCCGTCGGTCACGCTGATGTTCGCGGTGCCGGGATCGACGGCGGCGAACACGCAGGACAGCGTGTCGGCGGACGGGGTGAGGGTGACCACGGCGCCGTTGTCGTCGCTGGACCAGGTGAGGGTGTCGGAAACCGCGACGCCCTTGCTGTCCTCCGCGGCTACCGAGTAGGTCACGGCCTCGCTGTCGGTCATGGTTACGGACATGTCGTTTTCTCCTTGGTGCTTCGTTGGCACGCCGGGACCGGGATGGCCTTCGGCGAAGGTGAAAGGCGCGGGCCGCAGCCGCAGCCGCGCGGGCCGGGCCAGCAGCCAGTTAGCGAACTGCCCTGCCGTGGCCAGGACGCGCTCAGGCAGCGGCTGCTGCTGGAACGGCTGCCACGGCTGGTCGTGTGCCGCGTGCAGTTCCACGGCGAGCCTCAGCCCTTCGAGGCGCGCGGCATTTACGTCGGTCACGGGGCAGCCTCCGGGCATGAGGGAACGCGCCGGGGATGCCCCGGCAGGGACGTGCGGATCCGGGAATCAGGGGCCGGCGAAACCAGCTGCGGCCCACAGGGCGAGACCCGCGGCGACCAGGCCGAGAGCGGCGCCACCGGAGATCTTGATGGTCCCGAATGCCTCAAGCGCCGCGAGGATGAAGCACAGGATCGCGGCGATGACGAACAGGGTGCCGAAGTTCACGCCGCTGTAATGGCGGCGCGGGGTTGTCTCGTTACTCACGGGTACCTCCTGGTGATGGGCTTGTGATGGTGCGTCCTCAGCGGGAGTTGCAGCCCAGGTCGGCTCCTAGCTGGTCGAGCGTCGCGTGGAGGCGCTGGTCATAGGCTCGACTTGGATTAGCCGCCGGGTTGCCGGCCGGCGGCCTCAGTGCCGCGAGTTCCCGCATGGTGGTGCAGATCTTGCGCTCGACCATCGCGCTCTGCCGCTGCGCTGCCGTCTGCCCGGCTCTCTGCGCGGCCTGGGATGCCGTTGCCAGGTGCCAGGACCAGAACAGGTTGACGGCAGCGAGAGCGAACATCAGCACGAACAGGGACGCGAACGCGCGGCGGATCCGGGGCGGGATGACGCCGGGGATACCCTTCGCGCCTGCTGCGCCCGTGGCGCCGCGCTCGCCCTGGTCGCCCTGGTCGCCCTGGTCGCCCTGGTCGCCCTGGTCGCCGTGCTCGCCCTGCTCACCGCGCGGCGGGCGCGGGTCGATGCCCAGCCGCCAGTCCCCGGTGCCGGGCGCCGGCCCCTCACTCACCGGACGCCCCCGGCGGCGATGAAGGCGATGGCAGTGATCCCGGCTCCCCACCAGAAGGCGATGAGGGCAAGGTGCCCGAAGCGCCAGGCCCTGGCAGCAGTGCCCTCACGTGCTCGGCCACGCTCGGCACGGTGAGTGCCAGGCCCGCGCCGATCAGGAGCCCGTCCGGGTGCGCCGAGCGGATCTGCGACCAGATCGTCACCACGCCAAGCCCGGTCAGCAGTACGTCCTTGATTACCAGCCAGCATGTACCCCAACGCAAGCTCGCCCCCTATTTCGTGCCGGCCAGGACACTCCGCTCATGCGCTCCCTTGCTGACGTGCTTGGCATAAACGAGACAAACTACTGCGAAATATAGCTTATTTCGATGGAGGGGTACCGTCCCGGCGCGGACACGTCGATGCTCACTGACGCCGAGGTCCATGCCTCGCCCTGCACCGTGTCAATCCCGCCGATCAGGAAGATCAGCAGGGATGCCCCGGTGCCGCCCTCGGTGGAACTGGTGCAGGTGACTTCCGACATTTCGTACGGGGCGTAGGAGATGAGGGGCACTGCCTCGGTGATCGTGACCGCCGTCGAGATCGAGTGCTGGAGGGTGATCTCGTACCAGCCGGTGAACGGCGCCAGCCACGCGAAGGTGCTGCCATTCCACCCGCCCCACGGGTCTTCGAGGACCGTGTCGTACTCGATGAGCGTGAAGCCGGACAGCGACTGGCTGGTGTGCTGCTCGGCGCGGAACACGACCTGCGTGGTGAGGAACCCGAAGCTGTCCTGAATCCAGTTGTTCATGTCGGACGGCAATGGCGGGTAGCCGGCCGGGAACACGGGGACCGGCGGCGGCGAGTAGAGGGTCATTCAGGCCGCCTCGAACACGATGATGATCCGCGACAGCCAGGAGCCGCTGGTGTTGAGCGCGTTCGACGCCGCCGAGGAGTCCTTCTGGAACCCGGCGAGCCGGATCGTGTCACCCGCGTTGAGCCGCAGCCGGCGCCGCACGTTGTTCACGCTCACGGTGGATGCGTTCGTGGCCATCGTCCCGCCCCAGATCGTGTACGTGGACCCCGAGTTGTAGTTGCTGCTGTTCACGGTCAGCCCGGCGGCCATCGACACCGCCCCGGCGGCGGTGGTTAGCGCTACCTGCCCGTAGGCGTAGTAGAGGCCGGAGACCGGAGCGGTCCACGTGCTGTTACCCGTGTCCCACGCGCCGTAGGTGTCGACGGCGGTGGAGTTGCTGCCCATCGCTATCGTCGTCCCGGTGCCGGGGACCGCGCTCTGGGACGCGAGGTTCTGCGAGGCTTCCTGCTGCGCCTCGAACACGGGCGGGTAGATCAGGAAGTTGATCGTGTCCCGCACGTTGGCGTTCATGAAGGCATGCCCGAGGACCGTGGGCGGGGAAGGCCAGGAGGGGTTGGCGGGGACGGGCAGCGGCTCGCTGCCGGTCAGGGCGCCCACCCACCGGGCCGACATGTAGGGGAACTTCGTGGCACTGTTGGTCAGGGCAGCCGGGCTGCCGGAGGACTGGTAGACGGCGGCCTGCATGAAGTCGCCGGACCCGTAGCCGGGGATGGCGACCGTCATCAGCTTCGCCGCGGTGGCCGTCGTGGCGTGGCCGTTGTTGTTCGGGGTCCGCATCCCGCCGAACCAGATCTGCGGGCCGCCGCCCTGGACGCCGCCGATCTGCGCCGACAGGGTGCCGGCCGGGGGGCTGCCGGTGTTCACCAGCGGGACCGTGGCCTCGCACAGGTAGTAGCCAGTCAGCATCCCGTAGTACCGGGACGGGTCGGTGTCGATCTGGTGGCCGCTGAAATTGTCGTATAGCTCGGTATCGAGCGTGATGGTCGTGGTGGTTGAGTCAGGAATTATCTGGTTGGCGACCGTCTGCTCGCCGATGAACATGGGCCGCGCCGCCAGCAGGGCGACGGCGTCGGACACCTGGGCACGGAGCGCGGGGGCAAGGACCAGTTCCTCACTGCTCCAGGTGGTGGCTACGGGCAGCGAGGGGAGGGGCATTGCTCACCCCGCCTGCACCGATCTTGCGCTAGAATAGAGGTACGAAAAACCCCGGCGACGGCGGCTTAGACCGTCCCGGGCTCGGCCGATCTGGATAGGAGACCGACATGAGTGATGTTACGCCCGAAACCTGGCTGCCGGTGGTTGGGTTCGGCGAGGGGTTCTATGAGGTCTCCGACCTTGGCCGTGTCCGCAGCCTTCACCACGGACGGCAGCGGATTCTCAGGCCGGGCACCAGCGGCACATCCCGCAAAAAGGGCTACCCGATGCTGATCCTCTACGTGGACGGGCTGCGGGAGAAGCGGTTCGTGCACAAGCTTGTCGCCGAGGCGTTCATCGGGCCGTGCCCCGAGGGTGAGGAAATCCGCCACAAGGACGGGAACCACCAGAACCCGGCGGCATCCAATCTGCTCTACGGGACTTCGCACGAAAACCACATGGATGCCGTGGAGCACGGCACATGGTTCTGGTCACAGCGAACCCAGTGCAGCAGCGGACACGAGTACACCGAAGCCAACACCTACTGGCATGAGGGGCATCGCGTCTGCCGCAAGTGCCGCGCGGCGCGGGTCACTGAATGGAACGAGCGCAATCCGGAGTACAGCGCTGCGTATAAGCGGAGCAAGCGCCAGCGGCGCGGGCAGTGGCGCAAGGATCTAACCCACTGCAAGCACGGCCATGAGTTCACGCCCGAGAACACGATCGTGACCAGCAAGCAGCGCCGCTGCCGGACCTGCAAGAACGAAGAGGACGCTCGCTACCGCCAGCGGAAAAAGGGATAGACATTCACCAACCTAGACAATTGGCTCCATTTAGTAGTCCGTTGACCGGATCGTCTAGTTGCAAGGTGTTGCCCTCCGGCGCGGGGTCGATAAGCAGGCTGACTGATGCGGTTGGCGACATCCCGGACTCGAAGGTCCGATCCGTCTGCGTGACCCGGCCCGTGACGGACACGATCACGTCGTTCTGCGCCACCCGGTTCACGGTGATCATGTCGCCGGGCGAGACTCCCAGGACGAACGGCCACAGCGTCGGGTTGGAGGATGCCTCTACGGTGATCGCCGACAGCCGCAGCCTCGGCGCCGCGAAAGTGGTGGCCAGGTAGTCGGCGAGGTCCGTCAGGCCCGGCCCGGCATTCAGCGGCGACAGCGAGTCGTTCTCCAGGTACCCGGTCTGCTGGTAACTGATCGTCCCGTACTCGAGCTGCGACGCTGTTTCCTCCGCCGTCACCGAGGGCACGGTGACCGACTGGTCATCAAGCTGGGTGAGCTGGATCTCGTTGACGATCCGGGTCGGGTCCCAGTCGAAAACCAGGTCGCCCCTGAACGGGATCTGGCCGCTGGCGACATCCTGGCCTAGCACCCATACGACGGGCTGGTTCCAGGCGAACTGCTTCGCCAGGTGATACATCTCCCCCGGTGGCGTGATGTAGAACACTGCCGGGACGAGGCTGGTGGTGATGTTGGCGACGTCCTGGGAGGCGGGGCTCCCGGAGATGTCCTGGCAGGACACCACCGCATCCACATTGGTGCCGGCCTCCTGCAGGATGACGCGGCGCCCGGTGGCCTGCCCCGCCTGGAGCAGCCGCTCGATCCGGCCGGACGACGCCTCCCCCGCCAGGGCCGTGGACCCGGCGAGCCAGTGGGTATTGATCCGCTGCTGGGACAGGATCCGGTCCCAGACCGCGACGTGGCCGGTGAACCCGGAGTACGCGCCGCCGTCGAAGTTGGAACCGATGGGGGTCCCGGCGCCCTGCACCCCGAGCATGGAGCACATCAGGTACGTGAAGCCCGGCGGGATCGGGCTGGAGAATGACCCGTTCACGGCGGCGGCGCCGTTGTAGAAGATCTCGTAGGTGTCCTGGGTGAGCGTGACGACGAGCTGGAAGATGTTCCCTGCGCCGGGATCCGCCACGCCGGTCTGGGCGCTTGCCCCGGTCGCCGTGGTGTAGCCGAAGACCAGTCCGCCGGCGACATCGGGGCCGGTGGTGAAGGTGATGAACTGGTCCTGGCTTGTGCCCGCGATGCCCAGCAGGGTTCCCAGGGCGGCGGAGGTGGCGATCCCCTCGATCTGGAACCAGCCCTCGATCGTGATCCCGTCAGCGATGGACGGGAAGGTCGTGTCGAGGCACTGCAGGCCGTAGCCCTGGTTGTAGGCCGTGGCCGATGTGACGACCTGCCCCCACATGCCGGACTGCGACGATGCGCGGAACGACCCGGAGGACGTCAGCAGCAGGGTTCCCTGGGCGCCGAGGATCGCACTGGAGTTCCCGCCGAACGCCTCCGTCGCGGACCCGGCGCCGTACTTGGAGCGCACCAGGAACAGGGGGTTCTGGTTGCCCTGCGCCTGGTTCGCCGCCGCCTGCGACCCGGCAGGGTCGGTGCAGGGCCAGTACCAGCCGGGGTCATCGTTCTGGATCTCGTCTATCAGGATCGGGTTGGGGACGTAGTTGACGCCGGCCCAGGCGTCCACGATCGTCGCCTCGACCTTGCCCCGCAGAAGCTCATCCCAGGACTGCGGGAGCCGCTCCAGGAACCCGGAGAACGGGATGTACCACGGGCTCACGTTCGGCGGCCCCGCCGGGTCCGGGGCGAACGCCGCCAGGGTGGAGACGGTGGCATTGTCCTGCGCGGTCCACGAGATCGCGGGCGGGATGAACAGGTAGCGGGGGGTGCCGGAGGAGAACACGGCGGCGGCGTAGAACGTCACCGCCGCGGCCGGGGTACCCGTGGCGGCGATGACCAGCTCGATCAGCGCCGTATTCGCCGGCGCCGTGCCGGAGACCGTGGCGATCCCGGCGGCGAGCCCGGTGACGGATGAGGATGTCACCGAGGAAATGAGCGTGCCGCCGGACTGCCGGAAGTTCATCGTCAGGTGCACGCCGGAGGAGTAGTACGGGGAGCATCCCAGCCACGCCGACGCTGAGTAAACGGTCCCCGGCGCGCCGGGGTAGATGTTCCCGGTGCTGATCCGCGGGCTGGCCGTGGAGCCGTTGCCGTGGAACGACACCTGCCAGGAGCCGCCCGGCCACGCCGTCCGCAGCCGGTACGGGGTGCCGGACGTAATCCCCGCGAAAGACCCCGTGCCGGGCGGCAGCAGTGCCCCGTCGGGGTTGTCGAGCAGCAGCGTGCCCTCGCCCGTGGACAAGGTCGCAAGCTCGTACTGGCGGCCCTGGGTGGCGGACATCTTCAGGTAGCGGGCCGTCGTCGCCGTCCAGGCCAGCGTGTCCGGCGGTGACCCGATCCCGGAGCCGGGGGCCATCTCCGCGATGGTCACCGGCCAGTACGGGGACGGCTGGCCCGGCTTCACGGCGGAGACGAGGACCCCGCCGAGGACCCCGGAGAAATCCTGGCGGGAACCGGAGTACCCCGCCGACGACGAGGAGGACGTGACCTGCCATGCGGGGGTCTGCTTAAGATCCGACGTGGCGTCCGTGCCGTTGGTGGCCGTTACCGCCGGCAGGGACGTCCAGCCGGAACCGGAGCGGCTGATGCTGCCGGCGAGCAGGTCGGACGAGCAGGCGGTGATCAGGAACGCCGGGGCACCGGGTGCGCCGAGGGTCAGCGCACCCATCGACAGGGCGGAGTTCGCGAACCCGGCAGCGACCCCGGTGAGGGTGTACCACGGCTGCATCCCGGCGGCGTCCAGCACCGTGCACGCCACGGACAGGTACCAGCCGGTGGGCGCGATGTAGACGGTCGAGCAGGCCCGCGCGGCGGGCGCCACCCAGACCGCGGTGCGGGTCACCCCGTCAGCGCCGGAAGTCCCCGAGGGATTGCCGAGCGGGTCCCACCAGTTGTGGCCCGGCGTCCCGCTGGTGCCGAGAGCGTCATCACCGACGGACCAGGTGACCGGCGGGGTGCCGGGTGCCTGCCGCCAGGAGATGATCGCGAACATCCAGTGCCCGGTGAAGTTCACCACCGGTACCGGCAGGGAGAGAGTCCCCGGGTCGGGGATGCCGGCGGCGGCGAGCGGGAACGCGAACGACGCGGACCCGGCCACGGTGACGGTGACGGTGGTGACGCCCGTGCTGACCGCGCCGCCCGGAGCCGCGAGGGACAGTGCCGCGACCGCTCCGGTAACCGCGGCCCCGGCGCTGACCGACCCGGCGGGAGCCGCGAGGGTGAGGCCGGCGACCTGCCCGGGGACGGTGATCCCGGTGAGCACCGACCCGGCGGGAGCCGCGAGGGTCAGGCCGGCCACGCCCCCGGTAACCGACGACCCTGCGCTGACCGAGCCCGCAATCGCGGCGAGCGCGAGGCCGGCGACGGCGCCCGTTACCCCGGTGCCCCAGGTCAGCTGAACCTGGCCGGCGAACCCGGCGCCGTTAGTGGTGCTGGTATAGCCGGCCCCGCCGCCGCCGCCTCCGGGCCCTGACGCGGGCGCTGAGCCGGGGCCGCCGGCGCTGCTGCCGCCGCCGCCGGGACCGCCGCCCGTGACCGCGGTGGCCCCCGCGCCGCCCGTGACCGTGGAGCCGTTAGACCCCGCATTGCCGCCGGCCGCCGGGCCTGCCGAGCCCCCGCCCCCGCCGCCTCCGGTGGTCCCGTCCGTGCCCCCGGCGCCGCCGGCGAAGGCAGCCGTGTTCGCGCCCGCCGCGCCCCCCGCGCCGCCGGTCCCGTCCGATGCGGACACCACGCCGTGCAGGGCAGTGACGGTAACCGCGTCGCCGGCGATAACCGAGCTTGTCCCCGATGCGTTCGACGCCCCGCCCGCGCCGATCGTGAACGGGTAGGAGCCTGCCGCCGTGACCGCCAGGGACGGCTCGCCCGCGTAGGCACCCGCCCCGCCGCCCGCGCCGCCGGAAGTGCCGGTCTGGAAGCCGCCAGCGCCGCCGCCCCAGCACTCCGCGTGGATCGTGGTGATCCCCGCCGGGACCGTGAACGCCCAGGCGGTATCCGCCGAGGTGAACAGGGCAGGGGAGAGGATCGTGACGGTGATGATGACCCGGCCCGGCTTGCCCGCGCCGCCCGCGACACTCGCATCGCCGCCGCCGCCGCCCGCGCCGCCAGGCCCTGATGCGGGCGTGCCCCCGGCCGCGGTGCTGGTGCCGCCCGCGCCTCCCGGGCCGCCCCCGGTGACCGCGGCGCCGCCCGCGCCGCCCGTCGAGGACGACGAGGCCGCGCCGGCATTGCCCGCAGCGGCACTGCCGCCGGAACCGCCGCCGCCGCCGCCGCCGTCTGACTTCCCGCCCGACGTGCCGCCCGCGCCGCCGTTGTTATGCGTCGTGTTAGACGACCCTGTGCCGCCCGCCCCGCCCGCGCCGGAAGTCCCCCCGGTGCCGCCGTGCGCGACGACGGACGTGGACGCGAACGTGGAACTCCCGCCCGCGCCGCCCGCCCCGCCCGCAGTCGCCCCCGCGGTCCCCGCAGCGCCGACGACGACGGTATAGCTGCCCGCCGCGACGGTCAGCGAAGGCTCGGCCGCGTACTCGCCGCCGCCGCCGCCGGAACCCGCCACCGAAGTGGAAGACCCGCCGGAACCGCCCGCGCCGCCCGCGACGCACTCGACCTTCGCCGACGTCACCCCGGCAGGGCACACCCACGTGTAGGTTCCGGCGACCGCCTGCGTCCAGGTGAAGACCGCCACTTTTACTCGTCCAGCCGGTCAGGCCACACGGGCGGTATCCCGGTTGCCCCGTACCTGGCCTTCCGCCCGGCGCAGCAGTCCGGCTTGTGGCTGCCGTCCACCTTCAGGCCGTGCGCTATCCCCCGGTCAGTGTCCGGCTGGAACATCACCGAATGGCAGTCATCGCACCAGAACCGCAGGTAGCCGTCGCCGTGCGGCTCGCAGCGCAGGCAGGTGACCTGCCCCAGGATCCAGGCAAGGTCGTGTACCGAACGGGGTCCGGTCTGCTCCGGGAACGGCTCCCCGAGGCGGTACAGGTGCGCCAGGAGCGCGGCCGGCACGTGCGGTGCGCAGGCGTCCAGCAGTTCCCTCGCGGCGGCATCCACCGGGTTACGACGCCGTTGCCGTGAGAAGTCCTGACCCGTTTATCGTCAGCGTAAATGTCGAGGACGTGACGGTGACCGCGCCGCCGAAGTCCCAGAAGCAGATCAGCTGATAGGTGCTGGCCGACGACTCGTAGTACACGGCCTGGTTGGCGGTGAAGCTCGCGCTGGTCCAGTTCGGGTTGGATGCGCTGGTCCAGGTGGCGACAGTGTTGTTGGAGCCTCCCGCCGTGAAAGTCGGCGAGGAGACGGCCACGCCCCCGGTGGTGTAGCCGGTGCCGGTGATCTCCGTGACGATGGAGGTCCAGTCGGTGAACAGCTTCGCGGTGGAGATCCCGGACGTCGCCAGCCCGATCGGCCCGGCGGCGTTGCCGAGGGCTACCTTGTAGGTGCCGCCGGTCATGGCTATATCGCCCACGCCGAGCCCGATGGCGAACTGGGGGAAGACGTGCGAGGTTACGCTCATTCCAAGTGCCTTTCGAGGTAGTGCGCGGCCTCAATGAGCCACTTGGGGTTGTCATTCATGTTCCCGAGGGCGAGGTTGCACGGCCGGCACAGCAGCCCGCGGAACTTGCCAGTCAGGTGGTCGTGATCAATGCAGAGCCGCCTGGCCTTCCTGCGCGTCTCATCCCTGTCTGCGGGTGGCTGCCCGCAGATATCGCACAGGCCGTTGTGCGCACGAAAGTGCGCCACGACCTCTTCGACATCAAGGCCGTACTCCTTGGCCCGGCGCCGCAAATCAGCCGGCATCCACTTCTGCGGGTTCTTTTGATAACGCAGCCGCTGTAGCTCGTTGTCCCTATCCCGGTTGCCGTCTCGCCACGCCGGCCTGCCCGCCGCCCGCTTGTTGTGACAAGCCTTGCAGCGACTCCGCCGCTCACCCGGCTTGCGGTCCTTCAAGTAGAAGTCCTCGACCGGCAGCACCAGATTGCAGCCTGTGCATGCCTTTGTCGCGCTAGGTGCCCGGAAGGAGATGTCATCGAAAAGCGTGAGGGCAGGCGTATCCTGCATGTGCGTCGCACCTCTTACCCAGGTGTGGCCACGACCCCCGCTTCCTGTTGCTTGTCGGTACAGGAGCGGGGGTCCTTTACGTCGAACAGTCTAGCGGATTTCGTCCGTCAGCGTGCGTTCCACCACCCGCCTGGCCATCTGCGGGGGTCCTCTCGCTTCAGCCACGGGAGGATTGCCCGCGCGCCGGTAACAGGGGAAGGGGAAGGCGTGCGGGGGCGGGCTGTGAGTCAGTGCAGGCGGCCGGGGAGATACCCCTGCGTGCCGGAATTGCGGAAATTCTTCCGCAGGCCCGAGCCCTGCGCGGCGCGGGCAAGCTGCTGATCAGAGAGCACTGACCCGGCGATGTGCTGGTGGACGATCATCACCGAGTTGCCGGCGCCGCCCTGGCCGCCCTGGTAGTGCCGGCCGCCGCCGCCGGGAATCGAGCCGCTGGTCACGAAGTCCGTGGTGATGGTGTACGTCGCGCTGTGCAGCTTGGCCTGCGCCGCCGCCAGGGCGCTGACGTGCCCGGCGGCCGTCACCGCTTTCTTGCCGGCCTCGGCGTACGCAGCCGCTGCCTTTGCCTCCCAGTAGGCGGCGTCATGCCCCGTGGTGTTGTTCTTGCTCATGGCCTTGGTGAGGTTGTTGATGTCGGTGTAGAACCCTGACGATTTCAGCGCGGCGCTGGAGATCGCCGAGGTCACCTGGGAACTCATCACGTCAGCCGTGTTCTGCGCCATCTTCGACAGGTTCGCCAGTGCCCCGGACGTCGTGGCCGTGATGCTGTTGAGCCCGTCAAGGGAGGCGTGGCTTTTCTTGATCGCGTCCTCAAGCTGCGGGAACGTATTGACGTTCAGGCCCTGCGCCTTCGCGAACGCGACCAGGTCAGACTGCCCCTGCTTGCTCTTAGCGGCGAACTTCACCATCCCGGCTGCCATGTCCAGGAACGCCTGCTGCATCTTCCCGCTGGTGATGGCGCCCTCGGCGCCGGCCGTGCGGAACCAGTCCGCAAGCTGCGGCATGGTGGAGCCGACGATCTGCGTGAAGTTCGTCCACGCCCCGGCGCCCTTCACGGTGCCCTTCCCGAGTTCATCCGCGAACTGCTTCACGCTCAGGGTCATGCTCTTGGTGGACGTACCCAGGTTGTTGGTGGTGGTGCCGGCGACCTGGCCGATGTTCTTGATGCTGGTCACGAACCCGGCGACCCCGGACTGGCCGCCGGTAACGCCGGCCATGAACGCATCCAGCGCCTGGTTGACCTGCGACACCTTCGTGTCCGCGATCCCTGACTGGATGGCGAGCGCTTCCATGTCGGCGTTGACCGAGCCGGCCGGGCCGCCCATCTGGGCCATCCCGGTTTTCAGGTTGAGCAGCTGCTGCGCCTGCCGCTTGATCGCGTTTGTCAGCAGGGGAACCGACGTGCCGGCCGCCGCGGCGGCAGCGAAGCTTATGCCGTGCACCCCGTTGACGTAGTTCTTGGCGGTCTGCTCGGAGGTACTGAGTGCGTGGGTAAGCTTCAGGATGCCGCCGGACAGGTTCTCCAGGGTAGGCGGCGCGCTCTCCACCGACTTGATGAGGTTCTGCTGCGCGCTGGCGGCCCGGTGAGTCGCCAGGTACCAGGCGCCGAGACCGAGGACAAGCGCGCCGATGGCGATGCCAACGGGCCCCATCAATGTCGCTATGAGGGGGGTCAGGATGCCCTCCAGGAACGTCATGGCCCCGGCGAGGATGCCGAACTCCGCTGCCGTCGCCACCGCCTCGATGCCGAGCGCGGCGAGATACTTGATCGCATTCACGATCGCCGTCCCGCCGAGCCAGTTGAAGATGGTGACGGCCAGTTTCCCGTACCGGTACAGCGCCGACAGCGCGGCGGCGACGCCGATGATCCACGACGCGATCTTGTTGCTGGTGATCGCGAGGATCCCGCGCGAGATCGCGACCAGGACGTCCAGCAGGATCTGCCCGACACCCAGCATCGCCGCGGACACGTTCAGGATCGAGTGGCCGAGGTTCCCGAGAACCTGCCCCCACTGGATCATGTACTTGACGGCGTTCTGGAAGAAGCCGGCTAGCTGCTGGCCCGCCGGGCCGGCCAGGTCAGACGTGATCTTCGACGCGAACGAGGCGAGGGCATTCCCGGCGCCCTGCGCCATCTTCGAGAAGACCCCGACCTTCCCGGACAGGTCGTTGATGAGGCTGCCGAAGATCTGGTAGGCGGCCGGGGCCATCGCCTTCGTCAGCGTTCCGAACCCGAGGCCGATCGTGTGCAGCGGCCCGACCGAGTGCAGCAGGGCCTGCCTGACGCCGCCCGAGGCGATGACCAGGTCGCTCATCCTCGCGCCGATGGTGTCGAATGTCGAGGCCATCCCGGCAATCCCGGCGCCGAACGCGACAAGCGCGGGCAGCGCCGTGGAGACGATCTCCAGCGTCCCCATGATCAGCCAGTGGATGGCCTGCCCGGTCAGCCGTATCCCGGTGCCCCACAGGCGCATGCCGCCGCCGGCAGCCGCCGCGGCCCGCGCGCCGGCGGCATCCGATGCCTTCCCCAGCGCGCCCGTGGCGAGAGCGGCCCCCAGGGTCGCGTTCCGCAGGTTGTGCATGGCCCCGGTGCCTGCTTCCGCGGCACCGGCATCGTCGTCCAGCGCCCTGGCCATCCGGTCGAACTGCCCGTCGGCGTACGCCGCGAGCGCCGCCGCCTTCCCGATCGAATCCCGCCAGTCATTCATCGCGGATGCAGCCGTAGTGGCAGCCGTATTGGCCGCCAGTGACGCCGCGACAATGTGCCGTTGCAGCAGGTCAGCCGTGGCAGCCGCTTCCGCCTCGGCGTTCCGCAGGTCATTGATCCCGGTCGCGGCACCACGCGACTGGGCGCCGATCGCGTCTATGGCCGCAGCGGCGTTGTCCAGGCGCTCCCGCGCCTCCAGGGCGAAGCGGGACATCATCTCGAAGTCGCCGCCGAGTTCCCCCACGGCATCCCCGGCGATATTGGTCTCGTGCGCCATCGCCTCCGCGCCGAGCGCGGCGCCCGCCATCGCGTGGCCGGCTGCCTCGGATTCCCTGGCAAGGGACTCATCCGCCCCGGCCGCCCCTGCCGCCGCGTTGCGGACGTCGTTGATCCGGCCCGCCGCCGCCGCGGCAGGGCCGGCCATGTCCGTCATCACGTCATCGAGGCGGACAATCGACTCGGCCAGGGTGTCATTAGCCTTGGCTGCCTCCAGGGCAGCCGTGCGCATGTCGCGGACCGGGCCGAGGTATTTGTCCGCTTCTGCCAGGAATGTCGCAACAACCGGGTCCAGGTAATCGGCCATAACGCCCTAAACCGCCGCTCGCAGCGCGGCGCCGAAGCCCTCGGCCGCCGCTTCCGTCAGCGTCCCGTCACCTGCCAGCTTGCTCAGTGTCGGCTGGAGGTAGGGACGGGGAGGCAGGGCGTGACCAGTGCTGTGATGCCAGATCCCGGGCGGCTGCTGCCAGTGCATCATCGGGTGACCCGGCATCCACCCGCCCAGTTCCTGTATCCGCCCGTACCGGGTCGTGGGACCAGACCGGGAACGCCACGTCTCCGGCGCTATCTCGATCGCCGCGTCATTCAGCATCGACCCCGCCAGCGCCCCGGAGATCGCCGCGGGCGGCGTCTCAGGCTGCGAGGGGGTCTGCGTCGAGAAAGCGTGACTGCGGGCCAGCAGGACGCTCTGGACCGCCGGCTTGAAGACATCCGCCATCGCATTTGCCGCAGCTTCCGCGCCGGGATTCGCGGCACCCTCAAGCCTGCCGATCGCCGCGACGTGCTCCGCGAAGGTGGCTATGCGCTCACCGCCTCACGCTGCTTAGTGCTTGTTCCCCGGCCGGTCAGGGTCCTGCATCGCGCTCAGGCACTCCCACAAAGTGGGCAGATATCTCCAGTGACGCAAGGGAATCGACCGGATCACGTCAGGAGTCCAGTTCTGGTTCCTCGCGTACAGGGCGATGCACCGCACGTCCCAGGAGTCCAGGTCGGACGGCAGCGGCCCCTCCTTGCCCTGCAGGAGCGCTAGGAGGCGGTATCTGTCTCGCCAGCGCTCAGGTCGTTTGGGTCGTTCGCCAGCTCCTCCATGTGCGGCCTGATCGCGGCCCGGAGCGGGCGCAGCTGCGACAGTTTCAGCGCCCTGATGTTCAGCACGTTGACGGGCTGCGGCAGGGACCAGGACGTGATGACGCGGGCCAGCATCGCGTACTCCATCAGCGTCGTCCCGGCCGCCGTGGCGGTGAAGCCCTCGGACTTCTCCCCGCCGTCATCCTCCCCGGCGCCCCTGATCTTGACCGCTGACCGGACCTTGACCTCGTCCTCGCCGGTGAGGCTGTCCGGATCGCGGACCTCTGCCCAGTTCTCGCCGTCCAATGGCACTCGTGTGGTCACATGCATCTCCCGTTGTCCGGTTTGTGTCAGTATGTCGGCGTGTTATTGGTGAGAGTGAGCTGAAGTGGGCTGTATCCAGCACTATTGCCCGTATTTGTGGTGTTCCCCACCAGCTCCATCCCCGCGTTGTAGCCGAGCAAAGCCTTACTTGGCTCGATGACGGCGGTTTCCCACGCGGTGACGGCGCTGTCGATCTGGAGCTTGATCAGGTTCGTGCTGGCCAGCCCGTTGGTGGCAATCGCCTGCGTCTGCGGCTGGGTGTTGTTGAGCAAATTCAGGAGAGGATAGTCGCCGGTCGTCGCTCCGCTGGCGGCCTGCTGCGCTGCGGGTGCAAAGTTATATTTTGCGGTACTTGTGCATTTTCCGCGCCCGAAAACGTACGGATTCTGACTTCCGTCCGCCGTCCAGTAGGGCTCGACCACGCGGGTAATGACGTACTCCCAGGTGCCGACGTTATACACCGGCGAGCCGGCCACGGTGCCGCCGATGCCGACCTGGGAGTTCCACGCGGGCTGCTGAGCCACGGTGGACACGTTCACCGTGGGGATAGTGCCGGGGATGGCGTTCGCGAACCCCATCGCCTTGCCGGACCACATGAGGATTCCGTCGGCGTTGCCGGTGATGGTCACCTCGGAAAAACACGAATACGGGTACCAGCGGGCAAGAACCGTGTTGATATAGTCATTATCGGTCAGAGTGTGCGTGGGCGGCTGGCAGTTCCCGGTGCCGTTCAGCAGCGAGAACACATGCGTGTACGGCCCGGTGACCTGCGTGACCGGCGCGGCGTTGGCGTGCACCAGCCGCGTCGGCGTGGTGGTGGCGATGGTCGCCGAGGTCGCCGTGGCCCCGGTGATCTGCACGATCTCGGACGTGGTGGTCGTCCCGATCTGCACGTACCCGGCACCGAACCCGCTGCCCGCCGTGATCGTGATCGCGCCCGTCGTCCCCACCGGGTAGCCGGGCGCGTTGTTGACCGTGGTCGTGATCGTCCCGGACTGGACGCCCTGCGCGGTGTAGTCGCCTAGGACGTTGAGAAGTGCGTGACCGAATGTGTCCCCGTAGATCGGGGATGCGTCGATCGTGATGTCCGCGACGTAAACACCCTGCGTGTAACCATAGTTTCCCGCCATGGAGGAACGCAGGGATTCGTCCAGCAGCCCCGTGACCTTGTTCTCCGGGACGTAGCCCTTGACGGGGATGGTGTACGCCGGCGCCACGCCCGTGCCCGGCACGGCTTCCTTGGCGATGGCCAGCGACCGGCGCTCCGCCGGGTAGATGGCGCTGGGAACGGTGAGTGCCATGCCTCAGCCCTCCGCCTTCTCTGCGGCACCAGCCGCTGCCGGTGCCGGCGCGGGGACCGCAGCCGGGGTCTTCACGGACGCGGCGGGAGGGGATGCCGCGGCCTGCCACCACCACGACGGGCCGGGCGGTTCCTCGTAGCCCGCGTTTTCCTCGCCGCCGAAGTCGTAGGACTCGCCGGGGCGCAGCACGAGGGTGCCGGGCTCCCCGTCGAGCGCCCGCAAGTGCGGAAAAACCTGCTCGGACGGCCCCACGTAGATCTGACTGGCCATGCACCTCCGGGTGATGGTTGGTGATGTGGTACCGTGGCAGCATGGTTGATAGCCACGCGATGACGATCCGGCTGCCAGGGCCGGTCTATGAGGCCCTGCGCCGTGAGGCGTTCGACCGGCGCGTGCCGATGACCGAGATCATCACCGAAGCGCTCCAGGCGCACATGGATGACTACTTCTCGAAGCATCCGAAGGCGTAGCGCCCATGTCCCGCTACCGGCTGACTCCGACGCCTGCGCAGGAAGCCGTGATGCGGGAGCATTGCGCCCATGCGCGGTTCGTTTGGAACCTCGGCCATGAGCAGCGGCTGATGTACCGCGCCGGTCGCGGTCGCACTCCCAGCTACCTGGAGCAAAGTCGGCAGCTAGCAGAGGCTCGCGCCGCTGAACCGTGGCTTGCGGCCGGGGCGCATGTGGTTCAGCAGCAGGCACTGAGAGATCTCGATGAGGCTTGGCGGTACTTCTTTTCCGGAAAACACCGCAAGCCGACTTGGCGGAAGGCATTCCGCAAGGAAGGTTTCCGCATTACCGGCAAGCTAGGCCGGGACTGGAAGCTTCGGCGCCTGTCAAAGCATGTTGGTGAGGTGTGGATCACCAAGATCGGCTGGGTGCGCTTCCGCTGGTCGCGCGCCGTGCCGCCGGCTAAATCGTTCCGGGTCACGGTTGATGGCGCTGGGCGTTGGCACATTGGATTCGCCGCGTGGCCCGCCCCGGCAACACCCGGTCCGGGAATCGGCGAGGTCGTCGGCATTGACCGGGGCATTGCGGTCTCGGCTGCCCTGTCCACTGGCGAGATGCTGCACTGCCCCGGTCTGAGCGAAACTGAGCGTGCGCGCATCCTGCGGCTGGAACGCAAGTCCGCCCGTCAGCGCATTCGCGGACAGCCCGCATCTAGCCGGCTTGATCGCACCTACCGGGCCGTCGCTAAGCTGCGAGCGCGCGCGACAGATCGACGCAAAGACTGGGTGGAAAAGGTTTCCACGGACATCGCGCGCAGGTTCGACGTGATCCGGGTAGAAGATCTCAAGGTCAGGCATTTGACGCGCTCGGCAAGGGGATCCGCCGCTAGGCCAGGGCGTAATGTCCGCCAGAAATCTGTCGTAAACAGGGCCATACTCTCAAGCGGGTGGGCACCCCTGGTCTGTCGGCTTGAGGACAAGGCACCCGGCCGGGCGCAGAAGATCAACCCGCGCTACACATCCCAGCGGTGCTCGGAGTGCGGGCGCATCGCAGCTGAGAACCGCAAGAGCCAAGCGGTTTTCGCCTGCGTGGCCTGCACTTATACCGGCAACGCTGACGTGAACGCGGCCAAGAACATCGCGGCAGGGCATGCCGTGACTGCGCGGGGAGGTCCCCAGTTGGGGCCGCTGAACCGCGAACCTCAGCTTGCGCTTCTATCTGCGTAGGCTGGAATCCTCGCCCTTTCGGACGGGGAGGATGTCAAGACGGCGTCAACGATGAAGGCGCCTAAGCCTGGAAATCCTCAAGGATCCGCGCTGCGATCCGCGCATCATAACGGAGTATGCGCTGATCAGCGTTCACACCCCTCGGCACGGCTACATCGTAGCTCAGGCGCTCTCCTGTGCCGTAGATCTGGCTGTAGCGGCCCGTCACGGGATCTGAAAGCATCACCGGATCCTGGCAACTTCGCAGTACATCCAAGATCGCATCCACGATCACCGGGAACGAGGCATCAGGAGTCGGGTCGCTGTCGTCCTGGAACCAGACCGTCCAGATATCTAGCTGGTGCGTCATCGTCTTCCACCCGGACTGCGTAGTGCCCAGGTTGGGCACGGGCGCTCGCGGGAGAGACTGACGGCCTTCCGACCCCGTGGACGGCCAGACGTAGACGTGGGGGTCGAGCTGGTCTTCTTCCGGGTTCGGCGGGGTGACGAAGACCTCGAGCGGCGTGGCGTTGCCGGGGATCGGCATCCCGTTCAGGATGCTGTAGACCCAGGTCTGGGCTGTGAGGATGGGCACGCATCACCGCCCGCATCCGGGGTAAGCTTGACCTTGCGGGGTGGCGCAGTTCGGTAGCGCGGCGGGCTCATAACCCGCAGGTCGCGGGTTCAAATCCCGTCTCCGCATCTAAAGGGCGAGCCGCCTTACCAGATTCTCTTGAAGTCGCGCACCATCAGCTTCGCGGCCTTCATGAGCGCGTCGGCTCCGCTGCCCGTACTGACACCCGCTGGCGAGATGGTCTGCGGCGTCGTGGCCGTAGCGCCCCTCGTAAGGGCCTGCGCGACACCGAAAAGTATCGATGCCCACTGCAGTTGTCCCGGAAGTGCACTAAATATGATCCCGGTCGAGTGCGGCCAGGTGAGCGCCGTGGCGAGCGTCAGCGTCCCCGGTCCCTGCGCGGCTGATGCCGTGAGAACCGTGGCGGTCTCCTGGTAGCCCCCGCCTTCGGGGTCGTAGATGGTCCCTGACGCCCCCTGGGCGGCTCCTGCGGGCGGTCCCCACCCGGTGCAGTCGTCAACTGCGATCGTGGTTGCGCCGGCAATGGAAGCAGCAGTGAGGGAGCAGTGGGGCCAGCCGTTGACGTACTGGGTCTGGAGGAAGTAGCCGCCGCGCCCGTTCCAGGTGCTCACGTAGCCGCCGCCGAGGGTGACCGACTGCCCGAACTCGCCCGCGTCGGCGGGCAGTCCCGTGGCATACGCACTCAATGGAGGCGAATCGACCACGTACATATTGGCCGGGATCGTCGTCCACTGAAGCGGCGGGATGGCGGGAGCGCACTGGCCGCCGAGGATGGACAGGATCGGGCTGCGCGCCAGGATGAGCGTGGCGTTCCCGATGCTGTCGATCTGGAAGCGGGTAGTTCCGGGGCCCTTGAGCTGCTCGGTCGTGATCGTGGCGCGGAGGATCTGGCCGGCCGCCGTATCGGTAAATCCCGTAGCTCGCTGGCAGATATTAAACTGTTCAGCTAGCTGTTGTGCCGATGTTGACTGTCTTGTCGGAATTGTGCTCCAGGAGACCGGGTAAAATGCCTGTCGCGGCAGAAGTCAGGATAGCTGGGTTGATATAGGGCGTTGGCGTCTGATACGGGGTGGGCATTTTCGACATCACCTCCCCGCGAGCATCCGGGCGCTCTCGGCGCGATGGTGGCAGGCTGCGGGGATGAGCTGCTGTGATGACGAGGAAGATCCGCCGAGCGTCCGCCACCTGATCCACGACATGTCCTCGTACTGGATCGACCAGGGCAAGCCGGTGTACGTCAGCGTCGGCAGTGATGTGTTCCTGGTGACCGGCATCACGAGCACGGCGCGCGGGCAGTCGTTCAATCTGCGGCCTGTCGATTGGCCGACGGGATGAGCGAGGACACCCGAGCGCAGGACTCAGCCGGGCACATGGACGACCCGTCGTGGGGAGTCTGCGCCCGCTGCATGGAGCTAGGCCCGTGGATGCCGTTCTTCCAGGGCTACCTGTGCCCCTCGTGCGTGCGGTGGTATCAGGAGGAGCTAGAGGCGGGGCGGTGGCCGTTCACCGCTGCCTTCGACGGCGCTAGTCCCGCCCTATGACCGTCAGGTCGAAGGACTTAGCGCAGACGTAGCAGACATGCTCCCGGCCCACGGTGTCCCACCTGACATGCCTTTCGCAGACCGGCTCGCCGCATCTCGCGCACTGGGCTACGGGCTGGGCGGCGCGGGCCTGACTTCCCCGCCGCCGCCCTCCGCAACGTCCGCACAGTCCGCCCCTCGCCATGCGCTCCTAGTAACCGCTCGCGACGCCGAGATGGCCCGTCGTGTGCGGGACGAAGCCCGGCATGCCCAGGGTGCGGCAGTAGAAGCCGCTCGGGAGCGCGACGGTGATGGCCGCCAGCGGCGAATGGGCGTCGCAGGACAGGTGGTCGGTGCCGAAGCTGCTGCCCCAGGCGACGGTGGCCGGCTCCTGGCAGGTCTCGCAATTCAGCTCAGGGATGCTGTACGGCACATGGCTGATGACGTGAGCCATCAGGCCGCCACCTTCCCGGCAGCCCGGATACGGCCGATCAGGGCAGCCCTGTCACCGTGCGCCGGCAGTCCCAGCCGCTTCGCCTCGGCGCGCAGGTCGTCAGCACGCCAGTCCTTGAGCGGCTTCGGGCGTCCTGCTGCCTTCGGGGCCGCTGCGGGCCGCTGCGGGCCGCTCAGCGCCGCCTGGGAGGCATCAGGGACAACGGCACCGGGGAGGGAGCCCATCGGGGAGCCGCACTCCCCGCAGAACTTCACGCCCGCCGCGTTCGGGTGGCCCGCGGTGCACTGGACTGCGCCTGCCTGCGCTAGCCCCAGGAGGGGCGCCAGGGCTGCGGCGAGGGCCGGGCCGAGTGCGCCCGCCAGGTTGCCGGGGAGATTCCCGAGGGCCTTCTCCTGTTCGGCGGAGGCGTTCTTCTCGCGGCGCTCGCGCTCGATCTTCTCGTCGTAAGTCTCGGGGATCTCCTGGATGGTGCCGGACCAGCCGTCATCGTGACGCAGGTGGTCCTCGCACTGAGGGCAGGTCAGTGCCCAGAGCTTGACGGGCGCGCCGTTCTCAACGGGTCGGACATGGCTGGAGCCGCATCCTCCGTGAGCCCGGCTCAGGCCGACGTACACCCTGTCAGCCGCAGCGTAAACGGTCATGGGAACGGGATTCCTTTCGGTGGTGGGACGATGGACGGATGAGCGAGCATCGTGAACTGGTCGGGCGCCTGTACAAGCCAGACCTGAGTTTGAGAATCCCCAACGATGACCCGCGCTGTCACTGCGCGCTAGAGCCGGATCTTCCCGTCGCTGAGGGCGTAACGGTCATCGGCATCGCGGAGGGGCGCGTTGCGCTGCACGCCGACTGCCCGCATCACGGGCCTGTTGCCCGGCGGATGAACCAGTCGGTGCTGCGCGGCGGTTTCAGCGTCGGCCCTACTCAGGCTCCGTAGGCGAGCCGCACTTAGGGCAGTCGAGACTCCAGACCTGCCAGCGCCGCCCCCCGCAGGGCACGCACACCCGCCCCTTCCTGGTGCCGATCACGGTCCCCGGATCAACGGTGATCATCCCGATGGACGTGTGAGCGGACTGCCGGAGCCTCGCGGCGTGCTCGTCGGAGACCTCAACGGAGGTACCGGGCTTCGCGTCGTAGCGGGAGCCATCTGCGCTCGTAAATCCGCCGCAACCAGGCGGAAGCTGTATCTTCTTGGACATCGCCGCCCCTCTCAGGTGATGTAGTTGGTGCGGCCGGTGCGCTTGTGGTCCCAGTAGTGGACTGCCACGGCGCCGGGCGGGGGAACCCACGAGGGTGTCAGCAGCCCCAGCTCGGTGGAGTGCACCGGGTTGAACGTCTCGCGGGGGAAGGCGTGCAGGACACCCGGACGGGCTGCCATCGCCTCGCCCATCAGCGCGTTCCCGGTCGCGTCGGGGATGATGCCGTTGCCCTCGGCCTTCATCCGCCAGTACCGCGCTGGCAGGAGGCCGGTGACCACGGACTCCCAGAACGGGTGCCCGGCCGGCCCGCCGAACGCGGCGTTGACGACCCCGCGCCACTCCTCATCGCTCTCCCACGACGCCCACGGCTGCCGGGTAAGGACATCGCCGAGGAGGGACAGCGGGCGCAGGGGCCGGATGTC